TTAGGTCCACAGCCAACTAAACCAGATAACATTACTACAGCACATAATCCTGTCAATAATCTCTTGTTCATTTTATCTCCTATTTCTTCTTAATTGTAACCAACTCGTCTAGAACCTTTGTTGCTAACTTAACAAGTTCTTCCTTGTTTAAGTTTTTAATATTCTCTGTTTCTGGTTCATACTTTACCCATAGACAAGTATGGTCGTCTAAATACATAAACATATGAACACCCGTAGGTACTCCATCTGTGGTTTTAACCGGTACTACTTTTAACTTATATCCGTGGTAGTCTAACTCTGAAACATCACTCTTCTTAGGGTCAACAAGGAAATTATTTTTAACATCTTTCTCCTCGTAATTCTCTGTTGAGTATGTTAAATGTGCCATGAGTATATCTGCAAGATTGCTGTTGCTATTTTCTGCACGCATACCTGCATAAATCTCCCAAACGTGTTCGTTATTTTCAATATCTTCTACCGTTGCTCGGTTTTTTCCTTCTTCTAGTGGGCTGTTCTCCAACACCTTATCCATCACATCATTCCAACGTACAAACTCTTTTGCATCATTCTCTTGGATAGATGTTACGTGCATATAATAGTTTGATGGAACTTTAATAGAAATATCATATTCACCTGAATCGGTACGTGCTTTTGTCGCACCATATCCTTTACCCATACCTCTAAGATGAATAGTATCATACTTATCTTGGTGGAAGATGTAATAATCCTCTGACTTATTACCATAAATTGATTTTTGTTCTGCTGTTTCTTTTGTTGTTTCAGTGGTATTTTCTTTGTTTTCAGATACTACTTTTTCTTGTTTGGCACAACCTACAATTGGTAATGCTAACAATGATACTAAACCTAATTTAATTAGTTTATTCATTAAAATCTCCCTATCTTAATTATTAAATTCCAATCATCATCTATTCCAGTTGATTGAAGTTTGTTAAAACATCCAAACTCATCCTCATCATAAGCAACATAAAATTCTTCTTCTTTGTCATCATCGTGAACAAGTACAATAGAAGAAATATCTCTACCATTATATAATCGTTTAAAATTGGTAGTGAACTCACCTACACCAAACTCTTGATGAGGTAAATCTGCATTTTTAGAGAGAATAAGACATATATTTTCTGCTACACTCATCTCCAATAATCCAACTCGCTTAGAATATTGATACGTTTTATACACCTTGCACATTACAAGATTAACAACGTTCTCCCATGACACCTTAATCACATCACAATTCTCTAATACAATTTGTAGTTCTTTCATCACTTCAATCTCCTCACATACTCTATATCACGAAAAAGCCACAGAACAGTGTGGCATATCATTAAAACTTCTTGAACCTACTACTATTATCACTAACATAAGTTCTTTCCTATTTTAATGATTAAACTACCATAAGAATCTATCTCAGCTGACTGGAGTAAATTGCAAAATCCATTATGCTCATCTTGATTGTATAAAACGGAAAATTTCTCTTCCTTACCATCATCATAAACAATAGTAAGTGAGACAATATCTCTACAATCTATTAAACGCTTGAAAACTGTTGTTTCTTTACCTGTATCAAAGTCTTTATGTGGTAAATTACCCCCTTTAAGGATGTCTAAGACAACATTATTTGCTACAGCCTGTTCTAATATAAAATCACCTGCAAACTGATATGACTTATTTACATCAGTCATTTTAAGACGAACAACATTTTTCCAATCAACCGTAATTGTGTCATAAGTATTCAAGTGTATTTCTAATTCTTTAATCATTCCGGTCTCCTTATGCTATTTATATATCAAGAAAAGCCACTATTATGTGACTCTATTCATGGCAACCATCATTGCTCTTACTAAATCTTTATGATATGTGGTTGCAAACAAAATTTCAACGATTAACTCTGCACCTGTAGGGCAGAAAAATGTATTGTCTACATTAATTACTTTTACATCTCTAGTGTAAAGTACATGTAGTCTATCTTTCTTATATGTCATATGAACTAAGTCATTCGTATCAATCTCATATGTGGTGAAATGATAAACACCGTCTTTAAGTGTGTATTCTTTAATACCAAGCATGGTCAAGATTTCTTCTACTGACTTGTTGCTATTTTCTTCTGCAAATTCAAAGATGTCATTACGTAACTTTTCCTCTAATGCTAATAATTCTTCTCTCATGTTAGTTACTCCGTTTCTCTTTCTAATTACACATTAAACGTTTCAATACACTTCTTTAATGTTATCGCTAACTCTTGTGCATTTCTCACATTAAATACAACTTTTAGAAATCCTTTATAGATTTCCCAATCGGTTGCAAATGAGTTTAGGAAATATGAACAACCTTGTGTGAAAGTAAATTTATACCCAAGTGTTATATGAAATTCAGCATTTATTTTATCATCTGTACAATCAATATCAACCCAAAAGGAATCATAATTGAGCGTTGCATATCCACCATTGCTTTCAACATCTTCAGGAGTTAGTCCATTCTTTGTTAGATATTCAATAATACTATTAATCTCTGTTGTACTCATTTTATTTTCCTCACTGTTTCAAAGCATTGCGAAAACTTGTAAGTTTATATACTTCAAATGTTAAGTTCTTTGGTTTGACATGTTTAACTGCTGTCACTTTTGAATTATTTAAAATGTCTAGTGTTTCTTTAATATTTACTTTCATGGTTACTTTCCCTCGTTCTTCATAAGATTTTCTACAATGCCCTTTACACATAATAAGATTGTGAAAAACGCTACTGTCTTGTCTAGTGGTGAACTACCCCATGTACTCTAACGTTCTAATCACGTTAGGTTCTTACATACGTAAACTTCCAGACGTACTCGAAAGTACATAAGACTGATTTATTTCTGTAAGACTTTTACTATCAATTACTCCATTGAGTAAATTAACGATAGCATGAGGCTCGTACCAAAACCTTTTTATTTTTAAATCTGCTATACTATTTTTTATTTCTTTAAATCCCTATACTACTTAAATTTCTATGTCCACTCAATCGTTCAACCTCTAAATTATGAAGTTGGTAGAAATTGTCAAATCTCTCATTACACTTGTTTATATCAAAACTCTTCAAATCGTCTGCTACGTTCATAATTAAAAACGCTGAATACATGTCTCTTTGGACTTTCACTCCATTAAAGTTATTCCATCTCTGTGATAACTTCTTTTTGTTGTAAGTACCATCAAAATGATTGAACTGGCTTGCCTTCGCACTCCAAGTATCTATTTTGATTAAATGTTTACCGTAATACGATAACTTTCGGTCTATTATAGATAATAACATCGAAGGCGCTCTATTGCCAATGGACTTACCAAAGCGTTTCTTACGTTTGAATCTGCCTTGTTCATTCTTTTCGGTTTTGGTAGACCGTTTGGCGAGACCTTGGAAACTCATTTCTTCTACGTAAATAGTATCACCAAGGGAGATAATTTCATTCGCTAAACACTCATGTTGATATTTTCTAACATCTGATTGCTTACGATATAACTCCTTTAATTCGTTCTGATACTTAATGTAGTGATTTGATTTGTTCCAAACCATCTTCTTGTTACCATTTCTCTTGATTGTACCATCTTCGTTATAGGTATCTGGATTAGTTGCTCTACGACTTCTGTCCATCTTTTTCAAAAGTCTACGTTTTTCGTTTTCAATATTCTGAACTCTGTCTGCGAGTTCTAAGATTTTAACATCAGTTTCCGATACATAAGCAATGGTAGAAGTTCCTATGTCAATGCCAACATCTCCTTCTCCGATATAGTGTTTTACTTCACCAGTTTCATTATCAACCTTAATTGGTGGAGTTCCTTTAAAAACGATTTGAACATAGTATTTGTATTTACGTCTAACAAATTTTCTGATAAGACGACAATATGCAATCTCTGATTTTAACGCTTGGTTTTCGTAGTAGTTGTTATAGTCAATGACTACAGGTATTTTTAATCTATTCCATAAAATTGTATTATCTTTAAAACGAATACCTGTTTTATTGGTGTCTCCCTCTAACGAATTAAGAAAATTGTATTTCTTATAATGTATCTTCTCACCATTCCCATAAAATAACTTTTCGTATGCTCTCCAAAGATTTAATGCAATCCTCTGTGTGGTGTGAGAGTCAATGTTTTCAGAGAAGTGGTGTTGTAATCTCTGTACATCTTTATAAAATGAATACTCTGACATGCCAAACTGTTTTCTGATTTCATTGATTTGTTTCCATATAGACTTATCTTTTTTCTTATCTCCAGACAGTTGAGATATAAGATTTCTATACTTCTTAGTCTTAATCATCTCTCTATAACGTTTCTGTGTTATATTTACCAAGGCATTATAAATCTGCCTACCAATTTCAAACCGTTTATCTAAAATATCTTCTTGATATTTCTCTGTTTTGAGAGGAAATTGGACAACAAAATATGTCATTGTACTCATCTCCTTCCTAAGAGTATTATTCTCTTTACTAATACTTAATTAATACTCAACTGCCCCAACTGAATAATTCCCATATAGATAGTCCTAAAACAAATGTGTAGAACATTACAGCTAAAATCTTTTTACTAATCATTTTATTTACCCCACTCCTTATATAAATTGTTTAACTCTTCTGTAAGTTTATTTAACTCTTCTTGCTTTTCTTGTATATACTTCTTACTCTTTTTGCCGGTCTTTAACTCTTCAATAAATCGTTTTAGTAACTTGTTAAGTTCTTTTGAATTTTCACAATCGAACTTACTACCTAAATTCTTCCACTGTTTAAAGCCTTTAGTGCTTTTAACGTGAACAATACAGGGAAAGTAGTATTGATTATAGGGCTTTTCAATATTTACAGGAATAATTGAGACACAATCTTCTGCATATTTAGAAGAGTAGTAACGCTCATTTGCTAATTCGTACCCATATTTGTTAAACACACTGTTCCAATACTCAAATATTGGTAATGTTAAATCAATTTTTAGGTTGGTCATAATATCAGTTTCTCCATTACCAATTTCCACTCATTCTATATCCCAAGCCTTAGATACCATCCCCTGAAATGAATCAAAATCCATATTCTTGAAGTAAGTGTCTAAAAGGTCGTATTGTCTTTTGCTTGTTTCAACCTGAACTTGATAATTGTGTTCGGCAATCTTTAACAACTCAATCAAGTTATCCTTTGTCATATTTTTAAGTGTTGAATCTGAAGGAAACTTTCTCCCGATACATGAAATTGTCATACTAAAATACCTCTCTTTATCACATCAACTATATCATACAGGTTAAAAACTGTCAATATCTAATACTGACTAATAGAACACTTAATTCCTTCTTTTAGCACTGGTCGTTGGTATATTCTCACGGGGTTCTTTGATTGCAATAAACCACACTCTTCCAATTTATTTACTAAGTTATAGGTTTGAAAAATCTTACCAAAATAACACATAAGATTAACTTTAGAAGCAATAGTTGTCTTGATGTCAACATCAATAACTTCCTTCGGTTCATCAGCAGTCTTATCCTCTCTACTAATGAAGATATTTGTGAAGTCAAGTAGTGGATTAGTATAAGTGTGTTCGAAGATATAATTATCAAAATCATACTTCTCAACGAGTTTTGTGGGATACTGTTCTATCTCTCTAACCAACACAGCTTCCATTAACTTAAAGATTTCCTCAAATGGCACTTCAACTTCTTCACACTCTGGGAAACGGTCTATACCTGCAAGTTTAGCTACTTCATTAAAGAATGTAGTATCCCAAAAGTTATTTCCAAATATTTGAGTAATTAATAACTCTTTATCGCCATCTTTAAATGTTAAATATGTTCTAATAGCCATTCTTTTCCCCCTTAAAGGCTTTATCTGTTAGAATGTCGGAAATCTTGTACAACTTATCCTTTTCTAGCTGAGCAACAAAGTATTTGTATGGCTCTGTTTGATACACAAAGTCCTCATAGTACATTAGTTTTTTATTGACATACTTCTCTGTGCCATCCTCTTTAAAGTATCTTAAAGTCCGGTTATTTCGATTATATGACAAGAATAAGTAGCCAGTTTCAAGTTTGTAATATAATTCTCTCTTTACCTCAATCGGACAATCAACAACATCTCTTAAAATCTCGTAACCAGTACCTAACGTTTTCTTTTTTAGACTGTCAAATCTATTTTGTCTTGGAAATAATTTATCATGAATACTAATTGATACTACCATTGATGGAATTGTTACTAATGCTAATAGTGCCAAGCACATAGAACTGTCAAATGGTTTATTAAAAGCATACATAGCAAGTAATGTTGCTATTGCTGTATCTAATGTGGTAATAATTAAGAAAATACCAACCACAGTGATAAAATATAGAACAAAATTCGTAGAAACACGTTCACGAATAGTCCCATCACTAATAAAGTCATCTAATTCTTTAAGAGATTGTTTTAGTGTTACACCATTAAAACTTTCAATAACCTTTGTCTTTTCTACATTGGTGTCTAACATTGATTCTTCTTGGGCTAGTTTTTCTTTTCGACTATACGAAATTGTGTAGTTATCCATGGCATTAACCTCTCTTTGTTATGTTATAAATCTTTTTAGCACCCACATCGAGATTCGAACTCGAACACGACAATTTAGGAAATTGCGGCACTATCCTTTATGCTATATGGGCATGTGTGGGAAATATTTTCCCCAAATACAGATTAACACACTATTACTGGTTTGTCAAGAATTAGGTAATACCTCACCTGTTTTTAAATCAATCATTCTCTGATTTCTTGACCCACAATACTTCAATGATAAATCCTTTTCCTCTTCAATAAACGGACCACATACAAGAACATCACAGTAAGCAATAATATTCTTTCTCCAATCTTGTAGGATATTCTCTATCTCATCACCAGACCAAATCCAAATATCTTTATCTGGATATTCTTCCTTAAATCTCTGAACTAAATGTAGTAAAGGTTTATAGTTCTGAATAGATAAAGGTTCTCCACCTAATAAAGAAAGACCTTTAATATAAGACCTGCCACATAATGAGATAATCTTATCTTCTGTTTCTTGAGTATACTCCTTACCACCATCATAGTCCCATGTTTCTGGTTGAAAGCACCCCCTGCAATGTAGATAGCATCCAGAAGTGTATAATGACACTCTAATTCCTATACCGTCAGTAATATCCATTTCTCTCAGTTGTGCAAATCTCATAATTAAATCTCCTATCTATTTAATTCTTTATAATAAACCAATCACCCATATTATAGCATAATTCACTATAAAAAGTCAAATAAAAAGAGTGATTTATATATCTCACTCATTGTTCACTCTGGTTCACTTCGTTCGATAGTGTCAGTTTCATGTTACACTACATATATAAGACTTTTAACATAGTCATTCATTGTATAGACTTTTATCTTTATATCTTTTATAACATTCAACTGCACAGTTATTATCTTTATTATTCAATTGTTTAGTACAGTCTTATCCTTAAATCTTTTATTCAACTATAACTTATATAATTATCTTATTTATCAATTTAATCATTCATATCAATCGTTCATGTTTCATGACCTTACGGTAAAACATTCACTTAACTTTAACTCTAAACATCAATCACTGAAACGGAGAGGTGAATTGGGAACAACTACTGATTAAGAAATCTAGAATATCCCTATCCGAACAATAGAGATACTAGACTTCTTAAAGAATGACACTGAAACGTGTGAGTTTGAATGGTGTACATTATCTTCATAAGAGTTGCATTAATCTTTAGGGAACTACCCTAACATATTTCTCCCACACTCCGTACCCAGCAGGATTTTAACACTTTATGAAAGTGTGAAATATGAGTTTTTTACACAAGCTCTCATGATACACTTATGCGAAAGAAGTGAACTTTTACTTAACACGGCTACCAAATGGGAACTTCTGTTCCTCGCCTATTGACCTTTTTTGATGTGGGTTTGCAGTGATTGACTTTTCTGCACTGCATGTCTGCGGGGAAGGTTAAATGCAACGAAACCTTCTTACCACGAGCCAAATCTTCACCAACGTAGGATGGCTAATCCATGCATTCGCTCTATTTTACAATGTACTGTAGGCTAAGAATGTCTTACTTATAATTCAAGTAAGAGTAACATGACGCACGCACCTCTCATGTTTACAGCGTTATTTAATTTTAGACTGTAGTTTTATAGGCACCCAACCCATATACTTGCAATCACTATAATTATATCACAGCAAACCTTTTTGTCAATATGTTGCATTACTCACTATGTTGCAATGCAATATAGTATGTATTACAATCTAGTATGTATCACATTATAGTATGCATTACAATGTAGCTTGCTTTGCAGGATACACACTTGATTTAAGGTTGTTTTTAAGCGTTTTGAGAGCGATTTAACATTAAATTGGTTGGTAATCACTCAAACCAAATACATGTCTATTTCATACACAAAACAAAGCAATACAGAAAAGAAAAAGAGGACTAATCAAAGCCCTCACCGTTCTTTACAACTCCAACCCAACTACTTGTTAAGTTTTGCTGAAATTTCACATAGTTCTGCAAATAGAAGTAAGAATACACCTACTAATAGAACAGAACCACCCATCTCCACCATAGCCATCATAGCACCAAATACTGTAAGTGCAACTGCTAGTAATGCAATTAAACTTCTAAACTTTTCTAAAATCTTTAACATGTCTTTCTCCTTTAACAATCTTCTACTTCCAAAATCTCGTAATCAACTGAACTATCATCTAGTCCATAAATTTTAATGCACTCTTCGACTGACGGAACAATACAATGTTGTGTTCGCCATTCCCAATTTGATAGTGAATCCCTATACCTAAAAGTAATCTTTTTCATACATTCTCCTAGTCAAATTTAGTGAACTTACAATCATAGTAAGTATTGATTGAGGCATAATCATTATTCTCTTCATCAAAAGCAAAATCTTGCCCAGAAAAACCTTCTCCAAGTCCATCCGAGTTTTGAGTATCTACCCAATCACTAATAATCTCTAATTCTTTATCTGATAATTCTGCACTTGCTGTTAGTACAATATATCCTATCCAACTATCCACAAGTCGCCATTCGATATTGGCAATCTTATCTTTGAATTGACTGACATCTGTTTCATCTAATAGGATTTCTGTCATATCAGCATCTTCTAAGTACTTCTTAGCTTCATCATAGTCATTTATCTTGCTAGACAACGTAAAGCCAATATAATATTTAAACATAAAAGTCCTTTCTAACAAAAAGAGAGTTAGGTTATCTAACTCATCTTCCCATATGTAATGTAGTAAGTACCCTCATCAATTCCGTATTCGGCCTTTAACCAGTCCTTAATATACTTATCTGCATCAACATTTTCTGGTACAAATAATTCCCACTGGTAATTCAAATTCTTTCCTGCGACATTTATTACGTACATAGTTTAACCTCTCATGAATGTTGGAATTTCTATATCCAACTCATCTGTTTCATCCTGTTCAAACTCTGTTACAACACATGTTTCAGTGTTTTCAAATACTGGAATCTCAAATTCAACAATCTTTTCCTGTGTACCAACCTCAATCATAGAAATATATCCTCCTGAATTACACCCCAATGTTATCATACATTAAGAGATATGTCAATGGTTATTTAATACTTTTCTTCTTTCCTTTGACATCTTCCACAATCATACTGGCTTGTGTATATGTGTGAATTTCCTTATCCAACATATCATCGTAAATGTTATCAAGAACGATGTCAGAGATTTCCTTGTTACCAACCTTATTTGCTAATTCTAAAATCTGTTGGTACTCATTAAAATGTTTTTCCATGTCAGTTTTCCTCTGCGGTTATTATAATACATTACTTCAGCCTTGTCAAGTCTATCCAACAAATGACAACCAAAGGAATTTAACCCAATTAATAACCCAGACCCCAATATCTTGAAGTGGTGGAAGTGTAATACCAAATAAACCTAAGATAAAGCAGATTAAGAAATAACAAACAATTAATTCTATTACTGCTTTCAATGATTTTCCTAAAATTTTTAAGGCAAGAGCAATCACTACAATAATAATTAAATTAGTGGGTACTGCCATTACCCAGTTATATAAATTCTGTATAATATTTTCCATAGTTTCTATCCCAAAACAACTGCTAGTAAAATTAAAATGTTACATACTAAAATAAATGGTACTTTTTCTTCACCACTGAATATATACCACAACAACGTACCTGTTAATAAATTAGGTATTAAGTGATGAGATGTCATAAGTGCAAATACTGTTAGAAATAAGAAACAATTGTCTATTGGTTTATCTACTAATACTGTATATAGCCATAATAGAAGTAGTGCAATTGTAAAGGTAATACTAACACTTAAATAAGCACAGGTAACAAGAATAAATCCAAGTGAAAGTATAGTGTTTACTTTTCTCTCTTTATAATCTTGTATTGCTAGTGTAATTCCACTACCCAACAATAAAATCTTTAATATCATTATTTGTCTCCCCCAATGGCACAAGAATTTCCACTTCTGTGTCAACTCCGCCGTATGCCAACGTGTTTATAACATTCTTTTCTTCTTGATTATCACACCAATCAACTGGTTTTACTCTTAGAAGTCTGTCCTGTTTAAACTTTTCATATTTCTTATAAAATCGTTCACACATCTCGAACACCACTTCATCAATTCTATTTGAACGATTAACTCTCACATAGAAATCCTTTATCTTCTTTGGAATATTTAAATAGGTATCGGTAATTTCCATATCAAACTCATTCTCAATAGCCCAACGATATAACGTCATTTGAGGTAAATACCCATCAAAACTATTACACTTATCAGCAGTAGGTGAACCAGTTTTATAGTCAATCAGATAAATCTTATCATCTCTATAATCAAGTCTATCAATGATATACTTCATCTTCATGGGCAACTTCTTACCCAATGACTTAACAAAGATTTCGCACTTTCCCTTATGTTCTGTTAAACATTCTAGGGCGTTATCATCTAATTTACCCCCAAGATAGTCATTATGTCGTTTAAAATAGTACTCAACATACTCTAATACTTTGTCATAACTACCATCAGTGCATACTTCTTTAGTGACTTCTAAAGCATTTTCATAAGTTCTTTCTCCTTTTGGTAACTTATAGTACAACTCCATTACCTTATGGAAGTTAATCCCTCTTACATTAGAATCTCCTGTACTATAAATATCATGTGCAAGACATCCAAACTGATTTTCTGTGAAAGACTTTAAGAATGTTGGAGAGAAATAATCCGTATTATACTTTCTGTAGATATGTTCTACATTTGCGCCATACCCATCTTTAACAAAGTCGCTTTTGTTATACTCTCTTAAAAGCGTAATAAACTCCAACATGTCATTAAATAACTTGTCTGTTTCTACAAGACATTGTTTTCCCACTTGAACAGATGAAACAAGATAGTCCTTGCCTTCCATAGTTCTAATTTCCATATTAATTTACTCTCCTTCAGGGGATATAGGTGAGGGAAATTCCCTCACCACTTTACTTACCCTTTTTGTTTAATACTTTTGTTTCGCTTTTACGGATTTGACCATCCACTTTTTCTACACAGTCAATTAGTGCAGTTTCGTAGTGTTCATTTTCTGATTCTGCGTACCAATCTAATACTTTAATCTGGATACGATGAATCTTCTTATTGAAGTTATGTGCAACTAAAACTGGAGTATCCTCTTTTATAAAGGACTTATGATTGCTTAATCTGCGTAACTTCTTTTCATTTAATACCTTAATTGTTTCGTTGTAAAAACCAACACGATTTGAACCAAATTCAATTGTCATATTTTTCTCCCATACTTGAATATTGTTTGTTGTATATAGACTTAGATACCTAGTTCTTTCTTCATAGCATCCAAGTTTAGACTTAATGTCTTTTCTTCTTTTATCTGTGCTTTAGCAACTTCTGTAAGTATATCTAATCGAAGTGTGTTATCCTTACCAGATACCCACTCATGTAACACAGACCTTAATTCTGCTATATGAATTGGCTTAGTAGTAGAGTGTTCCCACATCTCATCTCTTACGATTGTAATAGGAGTTTTCCCTACAATACATACCATTCCGTCAATGCTCTCAATTTGAATACCTGCTCGATTAAATACTTTTTCCCAAATAGGTACAGAAGAGTGAACTTCAAGTATTTCTTTCCCCTTAGCAGTTTCTATAATAGATTGACCTTCTATTGCTAATTCTTGATTAGGTTTAACCTTTATATTCTTAGCATCTAAAATAAGAACATGTCTACCATATACTAATAATACATCAGTATCAGGTATATAGTCAAGTGTATTATTGTCTTGTTCATAAGATAAACTAGCAAATGCTACAATTCCCTCTAATTTATCATCATACTTTAGAAGAGTTGATAGATAATCACATAACATGGTTTCTCCATCAATTCCAGCTTTCGTTAATGCTATTTGAGTATTTAATTCTACATCATCAACAAGCCAATCTGTAACGTCATGAACTGTACCATTTTTCTTTTCTTCTAGTTGTGCTAATGTCTTTTTTAAGCCAAGTGCAGGATTTCCAATGACAAATAAGCCACTTCTTAAATGGTTTCTTACAGCTATCGCTAAATCCTTATCCTCAGCCTTAATGTTGCTTTGGTCTAATTTCACTCTTTATACCCCCTTTAAAGGAAAGGTGAGAAAACTAGTCTCTCACCTTTTTGTTCTTAACTACTGCTCCAAGACCTAGCAATGACAACATTCCCATCAATGAGAACATTCCTGCATTGGCATTAACACCAGTTGGAATATCGTCATTCTTTTCAAAGATATGTAATACATCTCCGTTTTCTAATGTTTCTGTACGCACTAACTTATAGCCAGTAAATGAACCGTGTTCCTTAACGCCCTTTTCTGATGCCTTTAATTCAACCCCAGTAGTTGTTTGCCAAGAAGTCTTAACCTGTCTATAGATGTGCTTGATAACACCCTCTGTAATGTTAGGTTCAGTGTTTCTATAAGCATAACCTGGGATGTCCTTTTGGTTCTTCTGACCATTTTCTTTAGGTGAAATTTCGTTGCCATCTTCATCAACATAGATAGTATGTAAGAGTTTGTAAATATGAGTTACATTACCCTTATCATCTGTTTCTGTCTTTGTATAACTGTAGTCATAAATAGGTTTCTCAGGATGTGTTCCTTTTTCTGTTGGTGACAACTCTTTGTTATCACCTTCAGATACATAAGAAGTCTTAACCTGACGGAATACATAAGTAACATTGTCCTTATCATCCTTCTTAGTTTCTACATAGTAGTATTCAGGAATTGGTTCACCGATTTCTACTGTCTTACTTCCCTTAACAGGTGTCTTTAATTCATTACCATCTTCATCCACCCACTTAGTTGTGTATTGACGGAAGATATGAGTAACATTGCCATCTTCGTCTGTTGTTGACTTAACGAAAGAATAAGAATCAATATCACCATGTTCTTGAGTTGTGTTTCCTGTAACTTTATCCTTTAAGACATTTCCTTCTTCATCAACCCAGTTAGTGTCATATTGAACAATTTGAACACGTCTGAATCTAACTTCTGTATTCTCTACTTCTGCAGGTGCATTTGTAGGTGCAACAGGATTTGCCATGTTAGGTTCAACTGGAGCAGTTGGTTCTACAATAGTGTTTAATGTAGGTTCTTCTGGCTTAACAGGATTTTCTAGTGGAGTTGGTACTTCTTCGTATGTAGGTTCATCAGGAACTTTTTCATACTTAGGAGTAGGAATTAAACTCTCATCCCATACTGCTGGTGGAGTTGGTTCATCCTTAAACTCGATGTATTGGTTGTTTAGACCAAAACCACCACCTGCACCACTCCAAGATGCAGTAACTGTATCACCCGTAAAGATACCAATACTGATACCACGCTGAACAGAGTAGTTATTACCTACAGTAGCAGGGTCATTAGGAAGATTTGAATGGTTAAGGTTTGCCATATGTTCATCACCGTATGTCCATGCTGTGTAGTCATTCATTTGTTGAACTCTTGTATAACCTTCTTGTCCTTCAGTAACTCCACGTGCTTTATCTGAAGGTGCAATAGGTACAGTTGCCTTAACAATATCGTTAGATGCAACACCAAGGTTCTCCCCTGCTTCTAAGTCACCCAAAACGAACATACGAACTAACTTAATTGGTTGTCCAGTTTCTTCGTCATAGAACTGATATGTTGCTCTAGCCCCATCTTCAAACGCACCGAGTGTACCATCCTTACGGAATGTATAAACTGCACTTGCACGTGATTGATGCCACTTACTTACTGTTACGTGAGCAGAAATCTTCTTTCCACTAGCAGTTGTTCCAAGATTGTGTAAATCAAACTTTAAGAAGTTATCTACTACTTGACCTTGTGCAACTAACTTATAGTTATGACCGTATTGGTTATCATATTCTGTTACACGAGAATCCTTATACGTAATATTCATTGTCGTTTGGTTAGTAACACCAATATCACCTAAAGAGTATTCATAGCCAAGTTCTGCTAACTTATCCTTGTCATACATTGTATAAACATTCTTAAAGTATTCAGTTGTATTACCATTACCATAGTTATGGAAATTCATCTGAGATGCATCAGGAGTACCCATAACAGCAGATTGATTATTAGCAATCCACCAGTTCTTATATACAGTACTTTCTCCCTTATCAACAGACCTAGCACTGTCATTATAAGTACCACGAATTACAATACCACGACTTGAACCATCTAATAATACTGGATTATTTTCAATAAACTGGTCGTATTCACTCTTTTCTTGTTCGTAACGAGTTACTTCTTGGTCATGTGCTTTCTTAGCATCTGCTACTTGCTTATCATAGTTATCTTTGATTTGCTTGTTGCTTGCAGTAATTCTAGCCACATCATTCTGCCAATTTGTTTTCTTTGTTTCATTACGATTTGTAGCATCTGTAATCTCTTGATTACGTTGATTGTATGCTGCTAAATCAGCATCGTATTGTTGCTTTTTCGCATTGTATTCAGCAGTTAAACGTTCATTTTCTGCCTTTAATTCTTTATTTCTAGCAATGTCAGCATCATACTTTTCCTTTTGTGCAGAGTATAAAGTCCATAATTCGTCATATGTAATCTTATCCTGCTTATACTTTTCTAATGCTTCGTCATATGCCTTTTTCTGTGCGGCATACTCTGCTAACTTTTCATTAACTTCCGTCTTTGTTGTTTCTAATGTAACCTTTTGTTCACTTTCACGTTGTTTTGCTTCCTCTTCTGTGTGTACTGTGATTGGCTCATCTTCCACAATCTCTAATTTTGGATTTTCTCTTCGTAATTGTTCTACAAACTCTAAGAAATTAGGGTCTGTAATGTCCTTAGTCTTTGTCTCTGCAAAGGCAGTTAATGGACTTAACAATGTAGAAGTAAGTAATCCTACAGTTAGTAACTTTCTTAACTTCACTAAGTTTTCTCCTTCTATTTATGGCTAGTTTAACGACTTACCTACGGTCGAAAAGAGTTGAACACTTAATGATATTTGCATTAACAAATTGTTCAACTGTCATATCTTGAACATCCTTACAATCTCCAAAGGAATTATAATCTATCTCATAGATACTCTTTCCCTTGATTCTTTGCTTTAATTTTTCTCGTGCATTTTTACCACGTTCATCATTATCTAATGCTAAAATAATCTTTCGTTGAGGTAATTGCTCTATTTCTTTTATCTGTTCCCAAGAACCAAGACCATTCAATGCAATAGCATATTTACCACAAGTCCAGATAAATAGTGCATCTAATATTGACTCACATATATAGACTTCCTTTGCATTTGTCTTAGAGAGTTCATAAATACCATATAAAGGTTTCTCTACACTCTCTGGATAATGAAAGTACTTTCTATCGACTGCACGTTTAGCAAAGAATAATATATTACCAGAGATGTCTTTAACAGGAAAGGTAATACAATTAGTGTATTTATCATATCCTACATCAAACATCTCTATAATATCATCGGTTAGTTTTCTCTCATACATATATGGGTGCTTTACATTAAAGTATTTGAGAGTTTCTTTATCTACATACTTTGTAGTATTACTTGGTCGTTCTAAGGTTATTCCCCATGACCTAGTAGAAACATTACTACTGTCAAACTTCTCTCGTAGCCAAGCAGCTCCATCTTTATCAAGACATTTTGTAATAAGTTGAGGAATTGTCTTTACTGCACCACAGGTAAAACAATGGCAGATACTACCATCTTCTTTAATACCCATAGAGGGAGTATTCTCTTGTCCATCCTTATGAAAAGGACATTGAACCATTCTATACTTACCACTTTTCTTAGGCGGTTTTACTAAGTAATTACGATGTTCCATTGTTATGTCACTTCTCAATTCACTTAATAAAGTATCAATATTTGTACCAATGTCCATGTTTTCAATTCTCATACCACACCTCTAACTATTAAGCAGGTTCTCAACTTCGTCAGTATCTTTATTTTCCACTAATCTATTAAGGCTATATAACAAGTCCTCAAAGATACCATTAATTACTGTACCATCAATGTTTGTACGGTAGTTCTTACTTGCTAGAAGTTGTTTAGCCTCTTTGCATGCCTCTCTAGTATACAAAGCCACAATAGATAGGGAGTCACCGTCTACATCGCCACTAAGCGACGTTAGGATAATAGGGTTTAACTGGAACACATATCTATCCTTATCTTTATCACTAAATTGAGGTATCATACCAATTGTAGAACCTGCACCGATTGTTGGCATACGATTTAACAAACAATAGTACTCACCCTCAAGTAATTCACTATTAACAGCATCAATATCTGTGATTCCAAGTACTGTATATTTATTATATAAGTTAGGGTATAAATACTTAATGAAGTAACTTCCAATCAAAACCACATCTTCATCAAGCGAGAAGTTGTTTGTAATAACTGCCCTACACATACCATCTACAGGATGACCTTTTAACTCTAATTGTACCTTACTACGTTTACCATCTTGCATAAGCGAAATTAATTGGTTATAAATAATCTCTAAGTGGCTAATAATATGATTCTTAACTGCTAACTCAAACCAAATATCTCGTTCTTGTATTTCTGCACAGTAAAAGTCATATCTATTTTTAAGACGGATAATATCAATATATGCTTGATTTATCTTTGATAAATGATATTTTCCTGTTACCTTATCTTTAATTGGTGGTCTATACTTCGGATGAATAACACAAATCTTACTTTGTACATTTAAGTTATACTCTTCCTCAGTCATACCAAAAACTGCAAGACAAGCCTCTTTACCGATTAACATTTTTGAAGTATCATACTTTGTTAAATCGCTAGATAGGTCTAATTTAACATATTCACCCTCGTATATAAATCCGTTGTAATGTAGTAAATCTCTAAACAATTCAGACTTATTTGTGAGAGAATATCTAGGGATACATAACTCTCCAAAATCTATATAACCATAGTCTGTATTAACTGTATGATTTACATATCTAGGGAAAATTTTATAACTAAAGATACCATTCTCATCAAATGCAAATTCACCATTTCGTTGTACCACAGATTTTTCAAATAATCGTGATGAGGTAACTTCTCTTGCAGGATTATCTTCAATCACTAAACGATTTATCTTCATCTTCAACTTCCTCCTCATCCTCATAGTCAAATTCATAGCCAAGAACTTTAAAACTATCTTCTATTGCTAAACGTGGTTTACCAATCTTATCAGGTAGTTCTCTAGTTCTTTGTAATGTCATTGAACTATAATCCATTCTATTACTTCTTAGGTCTAACTCCTTCATGATTGCAGTACAACCATTTGCCGCTAAGTGTAATAGTTCCATCTCACCAAATCTTAAACCACTTGGAGAAATATGAGTAAATGCATGATGATGTATTCTCATGATATTATTAAGACCTAATGGAATACGCATTTGTTCTCCATTATATTCAACAACAGATTTCTCTGTATACTCATTCATTTCTTTTTGGTAACGTTCTACTGCAATAGATGCAAAGTCCTCACCTTGTTTAAATTCAATTCCACTAGCAAGAGACCAAGCCTCAAATATTTGTCCTAGTGAAACACGCCTAGTGGTACTAAAACCGGAAATGATTATCTCTAACGGACCTGCTTCCATATTACCAACCGTATTTAGTAGTTTTGGCATTTTATCATCAGGTAAAATTAATCCAACAGTACCTTTTGCACCATGTAAGTTAGTAATTTTATCCCCCAATCTAAAAGGAATTTCCCAAGATACAAATACTCTAATAATATCTTCAATATATTCTACTCTATCTACATTAAGGTTTTCATAGGCCTCACCAACAATTTCACTCTTTGTAAATAGTTCTTCAATACGATTATATACTAATGATTGTTCTTGTTCACTACCCTTTTTGATATAGAAAACCTTACTACCCTTTGTACGTAATCTCTCTGCAAAACTCTCGGAGATAATAATACTATCTGCATAAGAGTAACCACCTAAATCACAGAACCCAACTCTCGCAAGTATTCTATGTGACATACCATCAACTTCTTCCTCTAATGGTACAGATTGAGAAGTTAGTTTAGCGTTCATCATAATTCTCTTTGCCTTATCATTATTACAGAATGGGGCAGAAGATAAACACGATAATCTAATCTCCTGTGGTTTCTTATAGTAGTAGAAGAAGTTTTGTTCTTTCTTACCTTCTTCTGTGATATACAACATTCCATGTCTTACAAATACATTATCTAATAGTAGTCTTTGTCTACCTGCCTCACCAGATGTAACTGTTCTAAAACTGTCAAAGATACCAATAGTATCATCATAGGTAAAAGCAGGCTTATACCCTGTATCAGACCTATATATGTTACACACTGTTCTAAAACTCTCTAACGCTTCAATCTTAGAAGTAGTTGCAGTTAATGCACCATCCAATAAGTTTCCACCTTCACTAAACAACTTCTTAGGGCTAACAAACATTCTGTTAATACCTAATAATTGTCCTGTTAATGGTTTTGCGAACTTTGTACCCTTAAAAATAATGTTTTCAAAGTATTCTAGTCGCATATACTTAAAAGCAAATACACTATCATTAGGAATGATTGGCATATTTCTCATAGCCTCTTTAAATGTACTTGCAGTTAATTCCTTATCTAAAAATGCTTGTAATAAGCACTTACTTCTATATGATAACTGTGAATTGAAGATAACATCATTATCTGGTTCAAATACATTCTTTGTTACTAAAACAGTGAACTCATCTTTATCAATAAAGTACTTCCAACCCTCACCAATGATTGTATTCTCATCAACCTTACTAATGATTGTGTATAAATCTCTTAATGCAGTAATTCTTGGTGTGTAGTGTGCATAATTGACTATCCAAGATAAATCATTTGAAGGAGTAGGGAAAGCACCAATCTTACACAATCTATACTTTCCCTTATCATCATATTCAGCATACATGTCAATACACATGTTTCTGACATTTAACTTTAATTGAAAACTATTAGGTTTTCTCTTCGCAACATCTTTATCTAATCTATCAGAAGAGTTTAGATGTCTTACAAGTTTACATGGTTTATCACTGTTCCAATACTTTGCACAACACTCATCTATGATTGCTTGTATATCAGAAAAAGGTAAGGTTTCATCAATAGGTTCTACCCCAAACAGTTTTACATTTTGTTTCTTCCAATATGCTAGTTCCTGTTTATATAATTCAGTTATATTCACTATCAATTCCCTACCTTTCAGTTACTTATTTGCTGTTTTCACGACTTTCTTCTGCGTTCTTAACCATATCTATAACCATTCTTGGAAGATATGCTTTAACTACATCATGTGTATATAAGAACAACTTACAGAAATCTTCATAAGTCATACCTACACTAATCTTTGTATCTGGTTCTCCGTCAGGAAGAATCGCCCCAGTTTCTGTTACTTTACCATTTCCAATAGATGTATTTAAGTATAATTTATTTTTATAAGAAGCTACATACATCTTTCTTGACTCTGGCTTTCCATCTCTATTCTTAGACTTTGGAACACCATTGATTACAATTTGGTATCCCTTATCTTGAACCATCTTAAATAGTCTGCCAGTTGCAATATCATTTGCAACAAGAGAAATAGTAGCAAAGTCTACATAAATATCAATGTTCTTCTTTGTTTCATACTCAAAAGCCTTGAAATGTACCTTTTCAATCCCAAAGCTGTCTAAGTATGCAGAAATAACCTGCTTTGATGTACTTACTTCATAAATCTTATTTAAGTCAAATTCATTTTTTCTTTTCATATTAGATAGTATTCTCCCATTTTCTCTTTTTAGTATAACATATCAAAATAAAAAAGTAAATACCTTAGTATCTACTTTTGAAAACTTTTTTCATGTTTTAGAACACATCAGTAAACTCTGATGAATCTTTGAATTTACCTGTTAATTCTCCACTGATTTCTGCATCGTGTTGTTCTAAACCACTTGCCTTATTAGGTTTATATTGGAAGAATCCCTTATCAACATCCCAATCCCACAATAGTTTATTACCCACAACACCATTACGTTGTTTTAGAATTGCTAACTCTAATGTATTAGATGTCTTTCTCATAGAGAATACTTTAGATGCATTGTGTGCAAATCCATCACTTCCGCGTACTGTTTCTAGCGTAGGAGCAGTAATAACATCATCACCAGCAGCCTCACGATTTGCTTGTACAACTCCAATAATAGGAACACCAATTTCAACTGATAGTTCCATAATATCTTCACTAATACTTGTCAGTCTTTCTGTTGTATTTTCCTTACTTCTGCCACGTTCATTCTTTAAGTAAGTCATTCCATCAATAACTAAGAAGTCTAACTTATTCTCAATTACCCAACTTCTAATTGCTGAAACAGTTGTATCTTTTCCAAAGCTCTTAGGAGTAGTTACCAAGAACTTATTCTTATGTTTTCTTAAATCCTCAATATACTGCTTATAGACAGCCTCTTCATCCCCAACATCTATAGCATTAACAAGCATACTATTACTGAAATGCTTGTACATTGTATCAAAACGATAGCCAATAGATTCACCAGACATTTCAGGAGAGAAATAGCCTACATTATATCCCTGTTCCCAAACAGAAATAGCAATCTTCTGACTAATCCAAGACTTACCTTGGTTGGTTCTTGCAAATAGTAAGATAAATTCTTCTTTACGTTGGATACCACCTGTTACCATGTCTAGTTCAGTAAGACCTGTTTTAAAGAAGTATTTATCTCGGTTGTTCTTTCTATCAATCAATGTTTCATAACGCTTTTCTGCATCTTGAATAATATCTTCACCAACTACACCAAAGTTTGTAGGTAATTTACTTAACTCTTTAAGAATGTAATTAACACCGATATTACTATCTTCATTAACTAAATCCTCTGCCTTATTTAAAATCTCTCTTGCACGATTATATGTGTAAGATTCTCTAAGGGCACTAATTAAGAAGTCATTAGATTCACCTACTTGGATAAGTTTGAAGTCTGGAAATCTATTTTTGAACGTTGCTACATCAGGAATAGTGTTATATTTATCAAAGTGTGTTTTAATAAACTCATATTCTTTAGGATAGTTAGGGAAATGGTCTACGCCAATACCACTAGCAGATAATAAACTGTATTCTTTTGAAACAATTAGTTTACTTAAATACTGTAACTCAATCATGACCCTATCCCCCTACAACACTATTCCACGTACATCTTTTCCAGTAAATACTGCAACAATAGAAGAATTATATACTCTACTGGTTAATCTAGCTCCCAATACTTTTAATAATTCATCCTTTGAAACAACATTACTTGTATAAATGTTTGATTTCTTATTAATCGTTCGACTATCAATTAAAACTAATAACTGGTTATATTCATAGTCTGTTAGAGGGGTTGTTGCAATATCATCCCAGATTACAACATCACTCTCTTTAATCTTTTCAATGTATTCCTCTGACACTGGATTACTAAAGTTCTTCAATTGTCTTAATAGAGTAGGTACATGGACAAATAGTCCTACAGAATCAATTCCAGATGTACTCCACTTCTTATCAAAATAACTGAGCATTAACTTAATAGCCCATGTTGTCTTTCCTGTACCACTTTCGATAGAACCTAGAAAGAAGTTGTATCCATGTTCAATGTACTTATCTATCTTACGTTGAATATCCTTTAACTTTCCAAAGGTTCTCTTATCTTCTTCTGTTGTAGGAGTTAGTCTATCTGGATACCATTGTGCTTTTGGTAATTCAGACCGTTCTAACATATCTACAATTGTTCTATATCTTACACAATTATGACAATCTAACTTGCAGATGTCTTTATACCAACAGTTGTTATTTCTTTCCATCAGAATGTCTCCTTGTTATCTCGAATACTCATCAATTCTTCTTCTGTAAAAGAGGAACTAACAGTATTATCCCTACTCTTCTTATAGTTATCTTTGTGATATGGGTAGAACATTCCCCACTCTTTATCAATACTTTGAATAATACTTTCAACCTTTGTAGGACAAGAATCAAGAGACCTCAAGATGTTCTGAATGTGTTGCTTGCCAATTAACTTATGGTTGTAAAATTTAGATGTTTCTGGTGGATTTAATCGCAAGTTAAAGTATCTCATTAACTGCTTTCTTTCACCGTCATCTGTTGTATAAGCGTTCACGCACTCTGTTATAATCTCTGGTAATGTTTTTGACTTTTTCTTCTTCAACCTCTTACTTGGTTCTTGGATAAATGGATTATCTGATTCTAAATCTGTACTCTCCCTATGTTTAACGGGATTTATTAATAGTACATATTCGTTTTTCTTCAACTCAATGTAACCATTTTCAAACAACTCATTGAAAGCATTTTCATCTTCTACTTCAATTCCAGACATCATACAAGCGTAAAAACCCTTAGCACGTAAGGAAAGTGATGTATCAAGTAATGCTTTCTTAGGTATTGTTGTATATGAAATTTGTGTTTGTACTCTCATTCAATATCATTCTCCCATTCTTCCAGTTGACTTAGAACATACTTTCTTCCCTTTCCTTCAGAAGTTTCTGGGGAGATGTGATTGTTCTTTAGTTCTTTAATAATATTCTTATTATCTGTGATATAAAAAGTTGAATTTTTAATCTTGTTATTAACCATGTATCTCTTGTAAAAACTTATAAAATTGTTATTTTGGTCAGGATTAAAAATACTAATTGCTTTTCTGAATAGCAAATAGCGTTCTTCCATGTCGGATACATCTTGGTATCCTAGATACTTTGTTCGTTCCCAAACGTACATGTAATCTTTACGTCTGATTGCTTGTAAAATATCGTATTGATTATTACTCATCAAAAATACCTCCTAACCATTATTGCTAGTCAAGTTGACTGGATTTGCGATACTCCAACACATGTCGGGTTCTTATGTACGTAGACTTCCAGATATACTCGAAAGCATATAAGACTAATCTATTTCCATAAGACTTTCACTATCAATCATTCCAACGAATGAATTGGCGATAGTATAAGGTTCGTATCAAAACCTTTTTGTTTATTTAAACCTTTAAATCCCTATACTACTTAAATTCTTATATCCTGTTAATCTCTCAAATTCTAAGTTATGAAGTTGGTAGAAATTTTCAAATCTTTCATCACACTTGTTCATATCAAAACTCTTTAAATCGTCTGCTACATTCATTATCAGAAATGCTGAATATAAATCTCTTTGAACCCTTATTCCGTTAAAATCATTCCATCTTTGAGATAACTTCTTTTTGTTGTATGTACCATCAAAATGATTGAACTGACTTGCCTTCGCACCCCATGTATCAATTTTGATTAAACGCTTACCGTAATATGATAGTTTCCTATTTATAATCTCTAGCAACATCGAAGGTGCTCTATTGGCAATCGACTTACCAAATCTCTTCTTTCTCTTAAACTTACCATTGTTGTTCTTTTCTGTTTTTGTAGACCGGTTAGCAAGTCCTCGAAAACTCATTTCTTCTACGTAAATATTATCACCAAGAGAGATAATTTCGTTCGCTAAACACTCGTGCTGATACTTTCTTACGTCTGCTTGCTTACGGTACAATTCCTTCAGTTCATTTTGAAGTTTAATGTAATGGTTTGATTTAACCCAAGTTACTTTCTTGTTACCTTGTTTCTTAATTGTACCATCTTCGTTATAGTTGTCTGGGTTAGTTGCTCTACGACTTCTATCCATCTTTCTTAACAATCTACGTTTTTCGTTTTCAATACTCTGTACTTTGTCGGCAAGTTCTAAGATTTTGACATCGGTTTCTGATGAGTAAGCGATGGTAGAAGTACCAATATCAATTCCAACATCTCCATCTCCTATGTAATGTTTCACTTCACCAGTTTCGTTATCAATCCTAATTGGAGGTGTCCCCTTGAAAACGATTTGAACATAGTACTTATATTTCTTTCTCACAAACTTCCTAACAATTCTACAATAAGTAATCTCTGACTTTAGGGCTTGATTTTCGTAATAATTGTTGTAATCAATGGCTACAGGTATTTTTAGCCCGTTCCACAAAATTGTATCCTCTCTAAAACGGATACCTCGTGTGCTAGTGTTTCCTTCTAATGAATTAAGAGAACCATATTTCTTATAGTGAATGGATGTACCATTCCTATAGAATATTTCCTCGTATGCTCTCCAGAGGTTTGATGCAATTTTTCGTGTTGTTCTAGCATCAATATTTTCAGAAAAGTGATGTTGTAGTTTCTGCGCATCAGCATAAAATGAATACTCTGACATACCAAACTGTTTTCTAATATCGTTAATTTGTTCCCAAATTGGTCTGTCTTTCTTCTTATCTCCTGACAATTTAGATATAAGACATCTATACTTCTTAGTCTTAATCATCTCTCTATAACGTTTCTGTGTTATATTTACCAAGGCATTATAAATCTGCCTACCAATTTCAAACCGTTTATCTAAAATATCTTCTTGATATTTCTCTGTTTTGAGAGGAAATTGGACAACAAAATATGTCATTGTACTCACCACCTTTCTAATAGTATAATTTTGCACCAACACTTCAAAATTTGAATGTACTAACAACTTGAAGTTAGGGGTATATTCTACCCCATCATATCATTGAACTAACTCTTGTCAATAGTTAATTACACAGAAATTCTAACCAATCCTCTTTAAAGACATCCAACACTTCTGAATCTGATGTGTTTGGTCTATTCTTCTTTCCAATTGGTTTCATGCTAACACCAGTTACTACATGTTTAACTTGTAGTTCTTCTTCGTCTGGAATCTCTAATTCTTTTCTGATTGCTTTACGAATTGATTTATGTTTCTCAGCAAACTCTTTCTTTGACTCTAATTTTGTGTACTTTGGTAAGGTAGACTTATCAATCTCACTCAACTGTTCATTACAAATGAGATAGCCAATAACAGCCTCTTGAAGAGTAAACTTATGATTTGGCATGAAAGAAGATTTAGATGCTGTGAAATCATCCAGCGAATCTGTTACTTCTTTTGTATCGAACTCATTTAAGTGGGAATTTCGATATTCATACCACTTTTCATCTGCGTAAATCAATCTATCTACATACGGACCTTTTAATTTTGCACTTGCATCTTCATCAATTTTTTCCTTTACCGATTCTCTTGTGTAGATATGCTCTGTATCTAATTCTATAATTCTCTCTTTGAAAAATGCCTTACCAACTGTGTATAATCTATAATAGAAGAATTGTGTAAATCTTCCATCTTGATAATACTTGCTTGGCAGTCTTTCTAATTCTGTTTCTTGCAACATTCCGTATAAATCCTTATTAATGACCGGATATACTCATTTCCACACTTGAATTTAATTACCTCATCTAAACTATCTGTACGGTTACGAACTTCCTCGGTGAATCCAAGAAAGAAAGAATCAGTCATATAACTTAGACCATCTGGTAATACGATTGTGTTTTGAGTATTCCAATCAATCTTATCTTTTATTAAATTCCATACTTCTCTTCCAAACTCTCTACCACTTAGGTAGGCTTGGTTAATTTCTACTTCAATCATCGCATGTAGATTTCGATGGTATCACCATGTAGAACTGGTATATACTCCTTATGGTTCTTCATAAAGAAGTACTTATTGTAACTCATCTTACTCCAGTACACAGCCTCTTCTGCATTTTCCTCGTTAGAGTTAAATACCCTACTATCCTTATGTAATAGTTCTGCAACAAGACATCTACTCTCATTATCGTAGTAGTAGTCAGTATTTTCATCTTTAGTGATTGTGTATCTCTTTGAATATCCACAGAACTCTAAAACATGAAGTGCTAACTCATTATCTAACTGATTGAAGTTTAGTGCAATATCCTTTGTAGTAGTACATACCAATTTACTATGAGGTCCTAAAAAGAAATTCAAATAAATATTACGAGGTATCTTAAACTTTTCACTGTCAATCGCAGGAATACTTACTAATGCGTAAGGATTTACATTACCTGCAGGTGTAACACATGTTTGACCTGTTTCTCCATCTTTGTAAAAACTAATTGGAATTTCCCAATATAGATTACAATTAGGGAAGAAAATACGGTGCCTAGCCATAAATCTTTCAAATCTAATCTGTCTACTATTCTCTGATTGTTCTAATGCCATCTCAGTAAAACTATTGCCTGTTTCGTCATACATTAGTTTTGCTTGTGATAGAGAGTTAATCTTAACTCCTGTATTCTTTTCATAATACAATCTATTAACCTGTAAAGCAAAGAATAAGTATCTAGCTTCACTAAATAATAGAGGGATTTTAAAAGAATCAGATACAGTTAATGCACATACTGCATTACTATAAACACTAGGAGTAATCTCATCATGGAAAATAATTTCTGATAGAGTATTAAAGTCTAGTGTCTTAAATCTACTCTGTAACTCTAAATCTGATTCTAGTCTGTTGTAATACTTCTCATTAGAAATATGTGAACTCTTTAACTTATACATCAATCTCTTCTTGGAACATCTTTCTTGCTGCCTGTAACTTCTCTAAATCTTCCTTACTTAATTGATTGTTGATTGCTTTTTCATGGAACGAATCCTGTTGAATGTCAATCTTTACTGTTTCTTCAAGTGTCATTTTTTCTTAACCTTTCTTTTCCTAAAATTCTGCAAAAATAGCCTTTATAATATCATTACCACTAGTCTTAAATTCCTTATTGCTAGTAGAATAAATATCAACTCCAATAGACCATTTTGATGGGGTAAATAGTGTTCCAGTATCTTCTAAGCGATTAAATATATAAATATCTTCATCTGCAATTCTACCACTTAGATAATCTGGTTTAATATAAATCAATCTTTGAGCAAATGTGTCAGGTAGATACAATTCTTTTGTTTCCTTAGCAACTTGTAACATCCTTTTCTTTAATTCACCCTTAGATATAGTTAAATGTGTTGTAGTCATTCCATCTATCTCTAATACATTATAAGATTGTCCTTTTTCTCTTTCTCCAATAATATATACTCGATAAATCTTATCTACAACGCATAAAAATGTAGGTGATTTAAACCTATCTAAGTAAAACAATTCTAAATGTGGAACGCTTTCCCAATCTCTATCATCAGATAGAATATGAGACAGTTCCAATCCCTGTCTTACTAATTGGTTATTCCCACTTACATATAGTAGTCCTTCAATTACATCTTTTGTTTTCACTTGCCAATTTTTCCAATTACAAACTGCCTATCCTTAAAGAATCCACTTAAAGCTCCAACTCTATCCATATCACTAAATGATACGATAGCACTAAACAAGCCACACTTAAAGATACATTCTCTACTATGTTTGTACGGGAATGTAAACTCATATAACTCATCAACGTTGTCCGGGTTAAATATTCTAATTGTATCTGTACCATGCTCTTTTGCCAACTCATACAAGTAGATAATATAATCTTTAATTACATAATCTAGTTGGCGTTTCGGCATGTCAATACAGTCCAGTCTTAGCATGATTTGACTTCTTCACCCCAAAGGTTAATGAGGAACTTTGTTTGTTCTAATTGCTCTTTGATTGTCTTATATTCATTACTAGTTTTATTAACTAGTGGTAATGTTGCACGTAGTGTGCTATCCAACTCATAAAGTACCTTATTTATTGGTTTAAACTTACTACTCTGTAATACAATCTTGTTTACAGTATTTCCCCCATTTGTGCAGGTAGCATACTTTTTCTCCTGCAATAAATATTCTTTAACTGTCATGTTACTCTTCCTCTTGATTTCGTAGGAACTCTAAGAACAGTTTGAAATCTTTTTCTTCTAAAATGTAAAAGTTTTCTTTTTCTCCAAAGTTAAATGAGATTACACTGTAGTCCTTTCCCATGAAATGACATTCATCTCTATTTTTAGTAATCCATTCTTTCTTAATACTGAAGGATTTCTTTGGTTCTACACATGTCTTACACTCGATTAGCATGGAAACATCTTTTACATCTACATCACCTTTTTGCCACATGGTAGCACCACTGTTTTTCACAGTAGCACCACCAGTAGCCTTTGCAACATTATTCTCTTGTTTCTTAGAATAGTATCTTGTAGGTTTCTTATTGTCTGAGAGTTCTACTTTTCTTGAATGTAATTCTATCAAGATGTCATTTCCTCTCTATCAAGTTGTTCCATTTCCTTACGGAACGCAATAGCCTCAGCAGAATTATCGTTAGAAAGTTGTCTTTCTTGTTCTAAGATAACAGATAAATCTTCATCTGATAATAGTGAAACATCTTCTCTACCAGACATAGCAGTTCTTAATCGTTCAGAATACTTTTCAGTAAAGTCTGGGTGTTCTCGTAAGAACTCGATTGCTTTTGCTTTACCTTGGAATTTTATTGGTTCTCCACTCTTTGTTGTTAGAATCTCACCACTTAGAGGGTCAGTCAATGTAATCCACGCCCCTGCCATAGACACATACCCAAATGTTGTTGCAGTTGCAATTAAATCTCCTAAACAATCCATTCCTGTGTCATATAAGAATGTGATATACCCACCACCACGATTTGTTGCACCTACACGGCTCTTTGTGGTAGTAAATGAAATCTTAAATCCAACCGATTCTTTTACGTTAGAGTTTGAAATTTCCTCTCCCTTAGCGTTGATAAACTTACGAGTACCAAAACGAATCTTAAATGATGGATAGTAATTAAGTGCATATCCACATGGTTCGTTATAAATTGTAGCATGCAGTGTCTTTTCAATACGTACTTGGTTAATGACTAATAGGATATTATTCTTACGTGCAGTAAGCATTGTCATCTTCTTGATAAACACACCCAATGGTTTAGCAATAGATGCTCTCATACCCTTATCTGTTGTAATAGGGCTATCTAACACTTCTTGTGGAATTAATGTTGGTGCAGAATCCAATACAATCATACCAATCCAATCCTGTAACTGTAAATCCACGATTGCCTCTAGGATTTCTTCTCCTGACATCCCATTTACTTCATATCGTAAGAACTTACCATATTCTGTACTAAGACCTGTCATTTTCTTCAAAAATTCTTCTTGTCCTAATAAAGTATTTTCTACATCCACGTATACACATACCTTATTTGGATTTTCCCTTTGATATTGTGCCATTAAAGCACATGCCCCAAGTGTCTTACCACTATGTTCCGGTCCACTAAATACTATAATCTTACCATACGGTGTACCACCATATGTGGTATAGTCAGCCGCTACGCTACCAAAGCTTAGTCGTCTAACCTTACCAATTTCATTTGACAGTCGAGTGCAACCCCATTCCTTATTAATTTTGGTTACATACGCATCAAATGATTTCTTGTCAAATCCTGTTGTTTCTTCCTTACTCACTTTCTCTCACTCCTGCCTTTATCTTCTTTTCTGCACTTCTACTAATCAATACACTATTTAAAGTATTTACTAATCTATGTGCCTCGTCTAATTTAACACTCATTAAGTCCTTAACCATCTTATATAAAGAACTTACTGCTTGTTTATCCATTGAATTGATTGTTGCAATACTTGTCTTTTCCACCTGTGTTCCTGTTGCAGTTGAGTATTCCTTTGCGTTCTTCTCTTTTTGTAAGATAGCTGCACAATCACTCATCAACGAACTCTCTGCTGTATAGTTACCAAAGAAATAACACTCGATAGATAATCTCATCATTAACTGTCTAATTTCTTCATCAGTCATTGATTCTAATTTTGACATTTCTTTTACAATCGTGTCAATTGGTTTACTATACTTCTCGACTGCTTCCTTGGCAATTGGTTGAAGTTGTAGATACACATGTCTACACTCTTTTCTTGCTTGCTCAATATCCATTATCAGTTCCTCTCCTATTCTCACTCAATCATAACATACGTTTTTAGCTTGTCAAGTGGTCGAATCCACCTAGTAACATCTCCCCAATAGAACCTATGGTATTTGTTGGCAATCCTACAACTTCGATGTTATCTTCACATAATATAAAATTCTCTGGGTTATCTGTTGGAATAGTATCACATGATGTGAAGTAGACATTATTGCTATCTCTAATAATCCATTCTGCCCCATCTCTATATGTCTTTTCAATTCCAACATTCATGAATATTTTACCAGTTTTTCTCTGGTGATATGGGATTGTGAACAGAACTAAAGTAGATACAAAGATTTCTGTAAATGTAATGGCTTTTACAAATGAACCACCAAACGCTACAATAAGTGGTAGAGATACAAGAAATCCACCAAACAAGTGTCCTAAGTAGTAGGCTAAGAAGTACTTAAACTTTTCTCCTACTGGTAGTGTAGAATACTTCTCAAAAAATACTTTCTTTCTTACTCTACCAAGGTATTTTTTGATACCCTTTCTCTGCTTATTATTTATTTCAATCATATGCTACCTCTCAATAAATAAATAGCATAACTTACAACCATAAGTCTTTAACAATCTCACTTGCATCTTTACTATCCCAAAGTGTTACAACGTCAAATCGTAGGTCATAAGGAATTTGCAAATGTTCCAACTCACTTGGATGGTTCTTCTGTTCTTCTGTAAGTCCATTATCAAACTCTGTACCATCAAGGTTTAATCTGTTAATCAGTACAACCTTAAAGTCAATATCCTTACAATTCTTAAATAGATTATACTCACATAAAAAGCGCATATCAGATAAGAAGAACACTTCATTGTCACTATTCAATATCTGATTTAATACGATTGCACTATAATAATTATCATTTCCATAAATACCATAATGCTCAGGGTCATCTAATGCCTTTTCATTATAATAATTCTTTACTGGTCTGGATAATGCTTGTAATAAATTTCTACCTGCAAAATCCTTTTCTCCATCCCAACCTAATGCCTTTGCTTGTTCCTTTAAGTGTTTAGCAAAACTGACATGTTCACACTTAGCCTTACATAGTGCTTTAGTGTGAATTACCATAGTATCCTTACCGTGTCTAGCCTTACCAATAAAAGCAATTACTAATCGTTTACTAGTTCGTTGATACTCTTTCTTTTCTTGTTCAAAACGTTCCTTCATTTCCTTGGTAACTGGCATATAGTACCCAAAAGAACTAAGATAAATCTTGTCAATTTCTTCCATAAATTTCCATACCTCTAAATATTAATATTCTTCTTCGTCTAACAACTTTGTTTCACACTCAGTATCTTTGTAGTATTGTAGGTCGTCTAAGTCATCTGCGATGATGATATGTAACCCATCTGATGTTTCATGTGTATATTGATATACGTTGCTGAAAGTCATTCCAGCATCAATGTCATCTTTAAAAGTAACTTCATACTTAGTCACAACCTTATCCCCATCTAATAATGAGATTGTCTTTATGTTATTATCTTTTAGTTTATCAAACACAGACCGTATATGTCCTTCATAAGAAGAATACACTATATTACTGGTATCCGGAATAAACATCTTAACAAAGTGTACTGTTTCTTTGTGTGTAGTACTTACATCACTATAACTTGTATAACTAATATTCTTAGATGCGATAATATTATCAAGAATTAGGCTGCCAATATCACCTATATCAATAGCAAACTTTTCATCGTGGTCAGAGAACTCAAATTGAATTGTATCCCATGTTCCATAAGTGTTTTCTTCTACTCTTGTGAATAAATTTCCATATTTCACAAGAACATCATTCCAATCATCCCCAATATACAGTTTGTTTAGTGTTGGGGCAGCCTCTAACAGTTCTTCATAGTCATGATATTCCCAAGATTCATCAAGTTGTCCAAATAGCAGAAAAGGAACTTTCCTAAACAGAAAATCCTTCTTACAATATGGAGAATTAGAATATCCGTAACAAGGTTCATAGACACTTGTAGATAATGGGAAAGCAATCTCTACTGTATCAGTGTAGAACTTATCATACACTGTTCCAGCATTATGTTCATAGGGAATATCGTTCCAATCATCACCATAGATACCATTAACTGTCTCACCTAGGTACAGTTTAATGATATTACCAAAACATTCAAAATCTAAAATCTTCATTATATAAAATCTCCTACCATTATACTACCACATCAAGTGGCTTGTGTCAAGAAGAAAAAGAGAGGATATTACACCTCTCTTAAAGATTCATTCTTCTTTAGAATATTCTTACCACAAGAAGTTCTACCAGACGGTTTGTAGTCTTTCACTACAACATCAATAGTTCTCTTGTCAGTTTCTAGTTGTATTGTATCTGTATCATCTACAGTATATACCCCATACAACTTATCTCCATCTTGTTTAAAGCCCATTACAACTGCACCAGACTTCTTAGAAATGCCAAATGACTTAGCGTATTCACACTTTTTAACAAGACCTAACTTAGATACAAAGAGTACAAAGTCTTTAGGTTGAGTGTCAATGAAGATAACCTTATCTGTAATACCAAAACTTTCAAAAGACATACCCTGAGCAGTAGATAGACAAACATCAATCTTCTTGACAGGAATCTTATACATCATACCTGTTTCAGTTACTACAACTACATTATCTTTCTTAGTAAACTTACCTACATATAGGTCTGAAGGATTCTTCTTATATTTAATAACCTCAGTAGATTTAATCGTATGTTCAGAAGATAAAGCAACCATATATTCCTTTTGTTTCTTAGGAACACGTTCTTTCATTTCTTTCTTAGCAACAGCCAACTTAACATCTTCAATATCTGCTAACTTAGTTCTACGTTCCCAACCATACTTATCAACTAGTTTATCAAATCTATCCAAGAAATGTTTATCTCTTGCTTTTTCATCATTTAATAAACCAGTATAATATTTAAGTTCTTTATCTAACTTAGTCTGTTCATCACGAATCTTAATTTGTTCCAAGTTAGCCAATCTACCTAATGGCATATCTACAATGGCTTGCGTTTGAAGTTCAGTAAAGCCTAACTTCATAATAGAATCCTTGGCATCTTGCTTAGATTTACTCTTCTTAATTAGAGAGATAATCTTATCAATCATATCAAGTGCAGAGATAAGACCATTTAAGACTTCTAATCTGTCCTTATTCTTAGCAACGAAGTAGTTAGACTCTTTAATTACAAGTTCTCGATTATTTAGAATAAATTCATCAAGGTATCTCTCCATTGTAATTAACTCTGGAATACCTCTACGTGTAATTGCTACACGATTATTAGAAAGACTTAATTGTAGACTGGTTTTTGCATATAACCAATTCAGTACAAGATTTGCACCATCATTGTCAGTGCAAACAATTTCAATCTCGACACCATCCTTATTACTGTAATTAGCTACAGATTTAATTGGTAAGTTATCTACTTTTGTGGTTAAGTTCTTTAAACTTTCCAAGAACGTCTCTGGGTAAACTTGATATGGTAAAGAGTGAACTGTAATAACATTGTCATCTATTGTAACCTCCCCACGCAATTTAACTGTTCCACTACCAGTTTTGTATATATCACCCATCTCAGACTTATTAATGATAATACCACCTGTAGGAAAATCTGGGTAAATGAGGGAATAATCCACCTTACCACTCTTCATATACTTGTGTAGTAGGTTCTTAAACTCAATTAGATTACCACCAACCCATGTGTTAGCTTTACCATACCCAATACCTGATAGGTGTGAGATGTATAGTAGAGGTACTAATGACACCCACTTGTTTAAAATAGGTTGTTCATCTTCCTCTAAGTAGTTCAACCCCATATCAAGTAATTCTTTATTATAAAGAAGAATGTCCTGGGAAAATTCAGACAATCTCATCTCTGTATATCTTTGACTCGCAGCCTCATCTCCACCAACAACAGAACCAAAATTACCATGTCCATCAATTAAAGGAACTGGATATATAAAATCTTGCACCATACGAACAAGTGATTCATAAGCATCTGCGTGAGGAGAGTAGTTCATCAACTCACCAGTAACTTTTTGAGATTTTGAATAAGATTTGTCATAAGTGTGCTTATTCGCATACATAGACCAAATACCTAACAATCCAATTGGTTTTAGCCCGCTAGATAGATAGGGGATAGCACGTTTTAAATTTACCTCATTTGCATAGGTATACATACTATCCATTATCTCTGAAACAATATCTATCTTATCTGTCATAATTCTATGTCAATTCCTTTCTTTGCCACATCCTCATAGTAAGAATCCAGTATCTCACTTCTTCGAGTTACATCTTCTCCCATAGCAATTTCAAGAGCATCAACAAAGTCATCATAGTTTGTTATCTCTAATTGCTTTAGGTTTCTAGTGCTTACTTGCATTAACTGCTCATAGGCCTCTTCTTTTGTTAATTCACCAAGTCCCTTTGCACGGGATACTTTATATTTCTTGTTAGGATTTTTCTCTTTCCAAGCTTCGAAAGACTTATCATCTTGAAATAAAAGATATGTTCCATCAGGGAAAATAACTTTAAACAATGCACCGTACACACGATACACATGTCCATTAAGTAATAGTTCAGGGCACAACCAATTAAGTGCGGCGATAAACAACAAACTAATGTGATTTCCATCCGAATCCCCGTCTACAGCGATAATAATTTTACTATAACGCAACTTCTTAAGGTTGTATAAGAGTTTACCTGTATCCTTGTCTACATCTAATCCAAGTGCCTTTACGATACTAGCAATTTCAGCATTTGCATAAACCTTGTCAATAGAGGCTTTTAAACAGTTCAATCCTTTACCACGAACGGGGAGGCATGCTTGGAAGGTACTATCTCTTGTAGATTTGATTGTTCCTCCAGCAGAATCACCCTCTACAAAATAAATTTCACACTTACCCCTATCATTTCTGTTCTTAGGGTACGCATCAGATAGTTTTGTAGGAAAATCCCCAAATAAAGAGGTCGTATCTTTCTTGGCAACCTCTCTGATTTTATCTTTAGCCTTTTTAGCTGCTTCTCTAGCACGTCTTGCTACTAAAGCACGTTCAAGAATAATATCAGCCTCATTAGGATTATTCATTAACCAAGTGGCAAAATCTCCACTAATTGTTTGGTTGATAATGTTAGCATCAATACTATCAATTCTGCTCTTGTTTTGCGCATCATATTTAACAGTTGTAGTAGTTACATTAAAGATTACATATAAACCTTCCATTAACTCGTTAGAAGTTAGGTTCTTTTCTTTAGCCTTTAACTTATTTGTTTCTTGTGCATACTTATTTAATGTTCTAGTAAATACACTCTTAAAGGCGGAAATATGTTCCCCACCCTCAGTTTTACCTAAATTAACAAAGGAAGTGATATTATCTGAATAATCTGATGTATAAGTTAAACACATGGAGATACTATCCGTTCCAATCGTTCTATCAATAATAAAACGATTAGAGAATAGTTCTTTATCCCCAACTCTCTCTGTTACCAAGTGGTCTAACCCATCTGGGATGTAATATACAAACTTCTTCTCTTTACCATCTTTGATATATGTAAAATTTGTTGTCAGATTTGGAACTAATGCCCCAATTTCTTCAAAGTATTCACATAAAAATGAAAAATCTGGTTCATTAGAAGCAAAGAACTGTTTATCAGGATACCACTCTACAGTAGTTCCACTATGTTCTGATGTCTTGCCTAACTCTCTTTTTTGGAAAATACCATCCTTAAACCAAAGTTTCTCATATTCCCCATCTCGAACAGATGTTGCAATCAACTTGCTTGAAAGCCAGTTTGTTAGCTTTGCTCCGATTCCGTTAACTCCTAATGCTGAGCCACCATAAACCCCATCAGCAGACGTCTTTCCTGATGTGTTCATAACATCAAAACTTCGTTGCATGACCGTCTCACCATTCTCGTCAATGCCTGCATTGATTAAGAATCCTTGTCCAAAGTCTTGTACGATATACTTATTCTTATCAATATCTACTGATACATTAATAGTGTTTCCATGTTCCAATACGGCCTCATCTACAGAGTTAGCATACACTTCTTTAATAAGATTTGTATTTGTCTTAGAACTTCCTAGATATGTTGATGGAACTCTTCGACAGAACTCTCTAGGTGTTTCTGATACAATACTATTCTCAGTATATAGTGTTTTATCTTTTTTCTTTACCATTTTCTATTTCCTTTCTTTTTAAGCCAAACATCCGTAATTTACTATATTTTACGGACAATCACTTTACTTGTGATATTATCACTACTTTTCACAATCTTTCTTCCTTTGAATTAATATTCTGGAAAATCTTATTTTTGCACATCCATTTTCATACAAACATAAATTTCTCATAGTTGGAGTATAATGACCTTTATTACCGTTAGAGAAGAAATCATTACACCATTGTTCTCCCATTTCACCTATTCCTAATTCAATACTATATGGTAATCTATCTAAGCCAACAATCTTGAATTGATTAATGTCATACTTCTCGATAAAAGTAATCGGTACTCCCATAATGCCATAATAGTCATAGGGAATATCAGATACTTTATCTATATTGATAGCATCGAAGTTATGATACTTAATATAATTTTCTTCTTTATATTTCTTTGTTAGAGTTAATTTCTTAACATTTTCCCCAATATTTGTTATCCATATAGTATTTCTAATTTGATAAATACTCCCATCTGGTTTTATATAATTAGCAGGATGTGTTTTACCGGTCCACACCTTATTTTCTTTAAGTTCCTTAAATACGTTCAGATACTTGACAACATTTATAGTTCCGATAAAGAGAAATTGCTTATTATACTCAACCAATAGGTCAAAGAAAGGTCTAATTAAACTAAAAGGTGGGTTAGTTATTACTATATCACACTCTTTTAATATTTCTATACACTTATCACTTCTAAAATCCCCATTACCGATTAACTTTTCTTGCTTAACTGTTTTTCCATTATAAGTTGTTTTATAGGATTGTTCATTATCAAGATAAGTAGAAACAAGACCTTTTAAACCTAAAACATGGAAGTTATTATAAAAATACTTCCAAAAGTTAGAGTACTTAGGACTATCGCAATTGCAATAGATTATCTTATCTTTCAAATAAGGAGAATAATATTTAAGTTCATTTTCTATCTCATATAGTTGTGTATAGAACTCATCGTTCTTCACAACCATTGCTTTTCGTAAGTTATCTGTCTTACCCATCTAATTAATCCACTTCACAACCGTATCGCCTTTGTATCCCTTTTCAAACACGAACCAAGCATACGCAACAGCACTAGATGGGTACTTATCAAATTCACCATTCTTAGCACAATTTAATCTACCACTTGCAACGTAAATAACCTTTGGTGGATTCTCTTCAAAGAATTTCTTACGTTCTTTACCCTCTAAGAATAATACCTTTAGGAACATTGCAACCTTATTTCCTGTAGGAATAATATCTAAACAATGTTTTAAAATAGGTAAAGCAATCTTATATGGTGGATTAGTGATAATATCTCCATCAAACTCTTTAATATTAAATACATCTTCTTGTTTAATATCATCGACACCACGATAAATTAAATCTGTTGCAGTCACATTATACCCATGAGAAACAAGAACATCTCTAATATGCCCCATACCCGCATATGATTCTAAGATACTCTCGTTAAACGTTTCTTTTTCTAATAATAGTTCGGTTGCTTTTGGCTCAGTGGCATAGAAGTCATTTTCTTCTCTATCACTAACAAGACCGTTAGCACCCATTGTTGCAAATATATTAGTTCTTTTCATTCAAACTTCTCCTCACAAAGCATTATATCATACAAAATAAAAAAGTAAATACCTTGGTACCTACTTTCATACATTTATACTAAATAATTTAATAATTAAATCAACAACTTTACCCCAAAATGATAAAAACAAATCAAACATATCCAACACCTACTTAATCAACTCAGCAATTTTATATTTCTTTCCTTTAGTGACATTATAGTTTTTATGATAGTTTATAATATTACTACTGCCATTATAATCATAAAAGGTAGCCTTAAGGATAATATCTCTATCTTCTATACTCTCAAATTCTACATAAAGAGATTCATTATGGAAGAATTGTGTGATTATATTTAATAATAAAGCACTCTTTTTCTTGTTGGCGGAAAGGTTTAACATGTACAGATACTCTAAATCAATCTTTGAGAACTCGCAGCCATCTATAAACAGACTGACGCCAAAGCATATTCCACCGAAAAGCAATATAAAACTATTCGTATTAAACACAATACTCATAATCAAGAAAGAGATAATTACATATAAATATCCAACATTTCTTGGATGGTACAGTGTATAAGCATTTCCTGTTATAGAATTTAGATTATCAATGACTTCTTTATTTAGTGAGTCACTCTTCTCCATACATCTTATCCCAGCACTCACCACAAATACCTGTCATCAATGATTCTCTTTCTTCATCAGAAAGTGTTGGTAAACAGTTTTGGATTCTGTCGCCATTTCTCCAAGCAATAAAGCCCTCATGAGGCACAATGATTGTATAAGACTTACCACAAATGGGGCAACGACATTCAATATTGCACGTATTCATATAAGATTTACCTCTCTTTATATGATTAAGTTTATCATATTTGTACTCAAAGTGTCAATAAGAAAAAAGAGGTTTTTACACCTCTTCACGTGTTAAATATTCTTTTACTAATTGAACCACAAGACTAGCCTTCTTGCCAAAAATCTTCTCAAAGAAAGGCTCACCTGTCTTTAAATAATCTTCTCGAACATCAGCAAGGTACAAAGGAATAATCTTACTTAAATTCTTAAGGTCAATATCAAATGTTTCCTTACTCATTACACTCTCTAATCGAGCCATGGTGAAGTAACGGTCAATTTCATAGTTAAACTTAGCCTGTTCTGTACTTAGCTCAATCTGTTTCTTTTCCTTAGCACTATTCTTAATCTCTGTAAATCTTTCAGTCTTATGTTTAACTGCCACATAATTCTGAATAGCCCCAGTTTCCTTATCTAGTTCAAAGATTTGAGAATTGATAGGCTTATATACCAAACCTTCTTTTTCTCCACCTAAAGCAGATTCAGCAGTAAGAGGAGTATTCATTAAATTCTTTAGTGTGTCAATGCGAACAAAAGGAACAAGAATATCCTCTGGTACAAAGTTCTGTAACTCTTCAAGAGAGAAACTTCTAAATATTTCATTCGTCTTTACAAAAATCTCAAATACTCTAAAGTTACGAACCTTATCTAAATTCTCCTGATATTCCATGTGCTGAATACCAGAACCATATAACTCACCAAAGATATAAAATTCAATCACATCAGGATTTTCTCTAATGTAATCTTGAGCAAGAGAAATCATACGATGAGTATTCTCGCAAGCATCTAATCGACTACCTAGACTATCTTCTGTACTAACAAGATGATTACGAGAATAATATTCAACAGAATTAGGAGTAACTAAAATCTGCATATTAGAACCATGAATCTTCTCTGTGGCGTAGAACACATCATCCATAAAGGAAGTTAAATACTTATTTTTAAATACATTGTAATAGTTTTCGATAGATGGATATTTTAACATAACTAATTACCTCTTTTCTACCCCCATATCTTAACACAAATGTTAATTTCTGTCAATAATAAATAAAATAAAAAATAAAATAATATTATAAAAAATACCTTCATAAATAAAATAATTCAAAAATAAATATTCAAAATAAATAATTAATAAAATACTAATAATATATATAATTAAATACATAAATAATTAAAAATAATCCTAAATAATCCGAAGAGCCCCCCTGAAATCAACAAGTTTTTTCAAAAAACACCTTAAATCTAATAAACATATCGACTTAAAACTTGTGAAATTGGATAAAACTTTAACAATGAAATAATTTACATAATAAAGAAAATAAAAAATAAATTACAGAAAAATAAAATAAAAAGGGAGAAATCAATCTCCCCACTTATTAAATAATATCATCTGGATGAATTGTATTACTAAAAGGAAAGCATTTTTCTTTAATATGTGCTAATAATTCGTTAAAAGAATCATAATTATCATTAACACAATACACACTTGTTAATGGAGAAATACCCTCAATAGATAATGCTAACTCTACCAACTCGCTAATTTTAATGTAGTTATTATTCCCAGTGTAAATTAGTACCCAATTTCCATTCTCATCATAATATGTCATGTCTGGCTCTAATACCCTTATATTTTTATTGATTGTCTCTAATTCAATTAAATCACTTACCGAAGTACTCATATCCCATATCCTCTAAATACTTTCTGAAAGTCTCTGGGAATTCATTAATAATATCTTCCAACTTACTTGTACAAGCATATAAGTTGTTCTGTAATTTCTTTAACTTATCTATTTCTTCTTGAAATACTTCTTTATATTCTGCTAAGATAATTTGTAGCCCTTTTACTGTTGCTAACTCATAAAAATCTTCTGAATAAATATCTGCTGATGTAACACTATTATCACACATATATTCAGAGAAAGTATCGTCATGGTCAAAATAATCCTCAATGAACTCTTTTAACTGGTCTTGGTAATTATAGGATAAATAAGCAAATAAATCTTCTAATATAGTATCATCTGCTTTTGGTAAGAAATATACTTTATTCGAATTTCTTCCTGACTTTAATAATACTACCATATCCCAATAATCACAGAAAGTGTATAAGTCGTTATATTGAAAACTAACAAAGTTTTCAAACATATCTCTAAACTCTAGTTCTGAAATATCAAAATCATCAATCAAGTTAAATGCCATCGGAACTTTGGTAGAGTGTGCTAATAATGCTTCAGATTTAACAATATCATTTAAGATACGTTTAAATCGTTTTCTACTTTCTTCTGTTAGTTCTTTTAGTTCTTCGTATAACTGTTCTTTTGTCTTGTACATACTAGAAATCTCCTTCAAAGCTAAATATTCTTTCACTCCAAGATACATCTTCCAAAGTGAAGTTATATATTTCCGTACCATTAACTAAAAATGTAACTGTTTCAATTCCATCGAAAATACTCTTATCTGTAAATTCATACGGTCTTGATGGTCTGTGGTCATAGTCATCTGTTGTGAGAAATGTTAATTTACTCCCTGAAACAATGTATCCCCACACTGTGAAACTTTCATAAATCGTTCCCAATTCAATGGTTGCAGGAACTCCACACTCATTACAATCATCAATAAAATCAATAAACTTTTCTTTAAAATACTTAATATCCATTATTTCACTCTCCAATCTACCAACAACATACCATCTTTCTTATTTTCACACTCTACCCACTTTTTGAGTAGTTCTCGTGTATCAAAACTGTGGTTGGTGACTACAGCATAACCATGAACCGTCTTTTTATACTCTACCTCTAATGTGTTATCAATGTCTTTAATGTCTTGAATAAACTCTAATGCCTGTTCTTCACTTTCGTAGTCAAAGTCTAGTAACCATTTCTTTGTTACTGCACACTGAGGCAACATTGCAATAGAGGTAGTTTTACGAACAATCTTAGATAGGTCAACATCGTTCAAAGCAAGATATGAGATTAATTGTTTCTGAACAAGACTGCCATTACGCTTGTTTACGGATATATAGCAACGACATAATGTACCTTCCAGTTGTTTTGAAACAAATTCTTCAAACTTTTCAGAAACATTTGATACATCAGTTACAAGAAATTGACTACTACTTCCTTTAAATCCTTCAATATGTTTATTATCTTTATTTCTTGCTACAAATAGCACCATTGTATATTCCATACCTTATTACCCCTACTTTCACACACTCTATTATCTATTATTAAATACTACCCTCTTGCACATCTTTTATAAGTTAAAAAGCTCCATCGAAGATGAAAGTTCTAAATTTCCATGCTACATCAAAAAATGTAGTATCTGTTATTTCCTTATCTTTCACCACGAATGTTACTTCTGATATATCATCAAAGATTGTTTTATCTGTGAATTTATATGCATTGTCTGAATCCCAAGAACCTGTTGTTAATAATATCATTTTATTTCCAACTATCTTATAATCAGACACAACTACCCATTCAAGGTCAATATAGATAGAATCATTGTTATATAATTCTATCGTTGCTGGGATACCTAGTTCGTTACATTCATCTATGTAGTCTACGAAATGTTTTCTAAATTCTTCTATTCTCATAGCGCTATCCCCACTTTTATATATCTATCTTAACACACTTTAGATAGTTTGTAAAGAAAAGACTAAGAAGTTAATCTTAGTCCTTAATTTTTAGTGCCTTTGCTTTATTGTAGATGAAATCAATGGTAGAGTACCATCTGCCAACTATCATCTGACTACTAACATCATAGCTAATATATGTGTAGTCTGTTGTGTATAGTTTGTTACCATCTTTTTCTGTTACTAAGACAGCGAATGAATTGTCATCTATCTTCTTTACCCCAATAACATTATATTCGAATAATTTTTCAAAAAGAGTTTCTTTGTCGTCTGATGATACTGAAATAATTCCTTTTGGGACAGGTGTCTTTGGGTAGGAATCTTGCCAAATACCTTTACTAAATGTCTCAACCGTTGCAACAACTCTAATCGTAACCATAAATGAAATCACTACATTTAAAACCGTAAGTAATATGATTGGTAGGTGTGTTTTGACTGCTATCCAATGTATTGGAACATCCAACGTGATAACAAAGAAGATAGTCAAGACAATTGCCAACAAAACCATTCTGTAACCATCCTTTTTGTCATTAAAATATTTCTCTTTTATATAGTTTTTTATCACTTGTTTCTGTTCTTCATACGTCTTTACATCGATACTCTTTAAATCTTTATTAAATGGTTCTCCATTTACTAACTTACAATCATTCTTCATCATATATATCTTCCACCCTTATCCCTTAATTTTCCACTTCTTTCGATGTTTTAGTAACAAATCTTCCACTGATACCCCTTCAACTTTATCATCTAACATGTAGGGATACTTTTCTCTAATCATTGAACATTGTTTCTTGGCTTTTCTTCCTAGCTTTGACAATTCTATCACAAATTCCTTAAACTCTGTTAAATCTAGGTTCAATGAGATGTGTAATGCCTCAATCAACCATAACAATAGTTCAGGTCTGCCAATGCTATTGTACATCTTTGCAGAATTTGTGTTTGGCTTATGTCTATATCCCTCAACACCTTCAGTGTTTTGAGAAATCGCCCATTGGGAAAAATGCTCTCTTTGGCATGACCACCATCTATCTTTTAGTTGTCCAAATTCCATATCAAACTCATGGGCGATTGGTGTATCAGGCTCTAAACCAAACAACGATTGAGTAAATTGAATTGTATTTAACTTACCCTCTTCCATCTATCCTACCCACTTTCTTCTAAATAATTCTGGATTTCTTGTCAATTTCTCTAAATTCCAACATTAGAGGAACAATATTCTCTAACTTATTTCTCTTAATCTGTTTATCTGTTAAATCATCCATAACTGCAATATGTTGGTAGATTACTTCCAAGTTATCCAACTTTTCTCGATTTGTTACATCAATCTTTGCTAAATAGTACATAGCAGAAACAAAAGCATGGTTATGATAAGTTGCTCTGTGTTCCGAAACAAATTCTTTACAGATAAACTTTCCTAAATCATGATACTTAGAAATCTCTTTCAATCGTAGTGTAGGAGAGTTTTGAACACACATCATGATATGCTCGTTAATGCTTTCCTTGTGGTTTGGATTGTCATGAGGTAGATTACCCATAAATTCGTGTCTAAACTCATTAAAGTTATTACCAAAGACCTTTTCGATTCTATCACAATCTACCCCAATCCGAGGTACTTGTAATCTCTTATAGTCTTGGATAATTTCAGAGATAGACCTTCCACAGTCTTTATTGTAGTTATGAATTAAAGTTGATAGTGGTTTTAAGAAACATAATGCGATTACTTCAATACCCTTATGCTTACAGTAGTTGTATAGACCTGTTCTTGTACTTCTTTTTAGATTATCGTTGTCAATATATAAAACATCCGTGTCATACTCAAACGCTTTAATCGCTTGAATATCAGGAACAACGATTGATACTTCCCCGTCTTTTAAATGGGATTGCACATAAGAAGTAGTACCAGAACCATAAACTCCAATACAAATATATAGTTTCTTCACAAAACTCACCTCACCTTAACTTATATTCTAATTTTAACACATTAGAACAGTAAAAGCAAGAGAAAAAGAGAGTTATTTTACTCTCTTTCTATATTCTTCTCTAAACCAAATGATGGACTTTGTATTTAATAGTTCTTCTTTTTCTTCTACTGTCTTATCCTTTAAGAAATCATGTAAGAAGTTAATGAAGTCTTGTTCTGCAGTCTGTGCTTTATCTGAATTTAATCTATTTGAACCCTTAACTTCTTTATCCTCTAACACTCGTGCCAACTGATTACATTCTGTTTTCCAGAAACGATGACGCCGTGTTCATATTACACGAACAGTTTCTTGGGAACGCTCAGGTTACTCTCATTCTTGAGGAACTACCATCTCTGAGCTATCTTACCACGGTTGCGCCTTTCCGAAGTGTTTTAAGCCACACTCAAGGCTTGATTTAATATATTTCTTGCAGCATTAACATCTCTGTCATGATGTGTGCCGCAGTCAGGGCATACCCACTCCCTAACTTTTAAAGAGTTTACAATGTCTTTGTGATATGTTCCACAACAAGAGCAGATTTTACTGCTTGCATAAAATCTATCCACTTGAATAAAATTCTTCCCATACCATACACATTTATATCGAATAAAGTTTAAGAGTTGACTCCATCTCACATCTGCAATTGAATATGCTAGGTTATGATTCTTAATTAAACCACGGACATTCAAATTTTCCATCGCAATAAAGTCGTATCCATTCACTAGCTTTCGACTTAGCTTATGGTTAAAGTCTTTAGAACAGTTGGCAATGTGTTCATGCAACTTCGCTACTTTACGTTTCTGCTTTTGATAGTTCTTGCACTCGTCTAGGTTCAAATTAGCTCTCTCTAACTTGGTTCTCATCTTTGAGAGCTTTCTCTGTTCCTTGGTGAGTTTATCTTTGTAAGCGTAAGCAAATTTAGGTCTTTCGTACCTAGTTCCATCACTACCAATCAACAAGTCTTTTAAACCTAAGTCAAAACCAACCTGTTTCCCTGTTTTAGGAAGTGGCTGTACCTCTGTTTCAATACAAATAGATGCATAATACTTATTAGTAGGAGTCTTTTCAACTGTTAGGTTAAAAATCTTATATACTTTTGGCATAGAAAACTTTTTTGTTTTGACTCTACCAACCTTTGGTAGTTTGATGTGTTTGTTATCTAAAATTTTGGCATTGCTTTTACTGTAAGGTGTTCTATACGATTGTTTCGAGGTATGCTTAGACTTAAACTTAGGAAAGCCAAAATGGCTTCTATTTTTAAAAAAATTATTTAACGCAGAATCTAAATCTCTAACTGATTGTTGTAACGCACAAGCATCTACTTCTTTTAAGAAATCATATATTTCCTTAAGTGGAACTAGATTTGCAGAACGTTCATTCTTCGAAGGAAAGTGTTGTGTTTGTTCGTAAAATTGTTTGCAATTCTCTAGTGTTTGATTATAAACAAATCTACAACAACCAACGGTCTTGTTAATCAAAACCTGTTGTTCTTCTGTTGGATAAAGTCGCACTCTAATACTTTTTTGAACTATTGTCATACACTCACTTTCTTTCCTTTTAAAAATTATACTACAGTTGTGCAGAAAAGTCACCAGATTCTTAATAAACTAAATACTTGTCAACATAGAACATTGTTTTTGGTGTTGTTTTGAATGTTAACATCTATGAATTGTCTTATGTTTCTTTTATGTCTGTAATATTAATAAGATTATTTTATCTCTTTCTTTTTCTATACTGCTCTCTGAACCAGATGATTGACTTTGTACTGAGTAATTCTTGTAGTTCTTCTCCTGTTTTACCTTTTGTAAATTCTTTCAAGAATTGCATAAAACCATTTTCTCTTTCTTGTGCTTCTAATGAGTTCAGCCTATCAACACCTCTTGGTTCTTTATTTCTTAAAATTCTCTTTAATTGATTTCTCTCCGTTTTCCAGAAAGAGTAGAAGTTAGTCTTGTACTTCCACATAAACCCATTAGAATCTGTGATTACTGCGCCTTCTAGTTCTTCTTCCTCTGTCATGGCTAGAAAGTTATCTAATTCTTCCTTAGTATTGATTACCTTATTCTTAGCAATAACAATAGACTTAATGTTTAACTTGTTCTTTAGTGTTTCAGACAGTTCCACATCCTTATCAATACCATTAATATCTAATGTATTAGGAATGAAGTCTAGTAATGCCAATGGGTTTTCCTCATATACGATATGTTGGTCATTAACCATATCCATTACTTCAAATGTAGCAGTACAGTTGCGTTCTTTTAGCATTGTGAATAACTCATTCTTATCTTCTTCAGTTGCAAAGATTGTTTTATTTAAGATTTCCTTAAAATACTCACAATATTCACCTTCATTAGTTGATTTTGTAGCAACAAAGAACTCATCATCATACACAGAGATAATACCTAAGAACCCATTAAACTTCTTGGAGATATATAATGGATATACTAAGTGATTATCGACATATTCTTTTGTTTCTGGTGTTTCATCATATTGAAAGAACTTGTTATAAGAACGTGCTACAATATCACCTGTAATCTTATTGATGAATAGCCCACGAGCCTTAATTGTTTCATCATTCCAGATACCGTCTTGGAAAGCATTACGAGTGAAATTTAAAGAAACAATGTCATTTCCCAACTCTTTTACTCGAATGTACTCAGAATTTAGCATGTTTTGTAATCGTCTATCCATAGTATATACCTCACTTTACATCAGATATATTACCACATTTTAAAGAAAAAGTCAAGAAAAAGGAGTGATTTTCTTCACTCCCTAAATCTTTCTTAGTTCTTCATCAAAGATATTATAGACACCAATAAATCCATCGTGAGAATAATCTACTCTAACAGAGTGTTCTGTTGAAGTTGTTTCTCTATGACCGTGAACCTGTGTGATTCCTGTCATATTATTCTCCCACAACATATCCACTTCTGTTTCATAAGAACCTGTACCATATTCACAGTTCTGACCTGCTAAATACAACATATTCTTTGGTAACTCACTTACCCCAGCATGACAAATGAAGTACTTTCCCCATCTAAACTCTAGTAAGATAAACTCTTCTAGTCTATCTGTAAGATTAGATAATATGCGTGTATCTTGTGTTCTCCCTAAAATCTTGTTTAATGTAGTATTCTTGAATTGGTTAGAGTAGTTATTAGTACCATAGACATAATTTCTCACATGTCTTTCATGATTACCTTGGATAAATCTTACATTATCCAACTCTAACAATTTACCAACTAACAACATTGTTTCATAAGGTTTTTCACCTCTATCAAAAATATCTCCTGTGAAGATATATAAAGAGTTTTGTTCTTCTTTAATTTCGTTATAGATAATCTCTAACTTATCTGCATTATTGTGAATGTCACCTACACAGTAGATTCTATCCCACTTATCTAACTTCTCTGCCTTTGGTAATAGTTCATCAATAGAATTAATAACCGTTACGTACTCAGGTAATACTTGATTTGTGAAAATATCGTATTTCTTAACAATTACATCTGCTGGAATTTGCTTATAGGATTCTCTCTGCTCATTTCTCTGTAATAATTCATCAAGAGATACATCAAAACGCTTTACATAGATTTTATATCCGTATAAGTCAGCAAGTTCCTTATATTTCTTAAAATCTCTTGTATGTAAGTGCATAGCATCTACAACTGTAAATAGTCCCATGTTCATACGAGATTCTAGGATTGTATATAATATAGACCAAACTTGTCTATCCTGCTTTGAAGAAATAACTAATCCATTCTCAGACATGTCAAAACCTGCCATCTTGATTCTTAATTCATCAGATGACACCGTAAAATCCTCTAGTTTGTTTTCTTTGATGAAGGAAGATTTTCCTGCACCCATAATTCCGTTTAAGATTAATAGTTTCTTCATGTCCTTCGTTACCCCTCTATAAGGTATTATACCACAATGTCAGTGCATTTGTCAAATATTAACTATTATCACCACAAATATTTATCTTCTGGATGGATGAAATACTTAATATCTAAGTCTTTCCCATCCTTTATCATTAGAAATTCGTTACAATCTACTAGTCGGTAATATGTTATTGTCTCCAAATCTTCTTTTAATTCTTTTGCTGTGATATATTGATTTGTTCCATCAAACTCACAAATAACTTCCTGTTCGTATGGGTCAAAGTAAGTTCGAGAAGGAGAGAGAACCCTTAAATTAGGAACTCTCTCCACGAACCTGTTAAATACTGCTTTGTCCATTATAAATAATCCTTTTCAAAACAATCAATCTTAAGTGAGCTATCTGTATAATAAATTGCATGAGCATAATATCCATTGTGGATGTTGTATACAGAGGCATATATAGGTGATTCATCTTTTATATTAATTTTAACTGTGAATGAATCATCTCTATCAATATCAAACTCAATGGATTCCACAAACTTTTCTTCTTCAAACCATTCACCTAGAGTACACTCAGCACCAAACCCCTCACAACACTGTTGGTAGTTGTCAATACCTAACACAAAGTTTTCAAATTTCTTATTCTTTTTCACTGGAATAATATTGATTGCAATATCCATACACTTACTTGGGGTGGGGTTTTCTTGATTTAAAATACACAATGTATTTACGATATACTTTGTCATATTACTCAATTCTTCCTGCAGACTGTATATTGTCTAGTTGGGTGCGTATTTTCTTTTCAACATCCTGATTCTCTTCTGCTTGTTGTTCCAATATTTTTTCGTGTACATTTGAAACGGGGATTTGTTTTAGGAGTGCCCAAATATTAACCACGTATCTATCATCGAACTTGTAAAACTCGTTTGGATGTTCATATAGTTTAATCTCATCACTACTACTCCTATTATAGTAAACCCTATAAGTCTTATAATTATCAGTGGAGTATATTGAAATACACCCGCTACAGAAGTTCAAATGATTAAAGTCATACTTAACAGGTTTATAAGATTTTCCACACACTTTTGAGAAATGCTCATTAGTTTCATCTAAGGTATCATCAAAATTACTCTCTTCTTCCACTAAATCTGCTAAGGTTACCAACCAATTCTCAATCCATTTTGAATACTCCGCGGTACTAATATCCTTATAATCATTTTTTAAATCAGCAAACATATTTTTCTCCTATTATCTATAAAATAAAAAGGGGAATGTAATTCTTCCCCTCTGTATAAACTACTTACTTTCTTTCTTCTTAAATGCTAATCCTAATAGTCCAATACCACTAACAACTGTCATAGCGAGATTTGTAAATAGGTTAGTTCTAACGCCAGTTTCAATAACTCTATCATCTTTCTTGATAGATGTAGTTGAACTATTTGGATTATTTACTGCCGTGTCCTCTTCAACCTTATTACTTACAGTGTTTTCTACTGGTTTTTCTTCTACTGTAGGTGGAACTACGGTATTATCTGTAGGATTATTAGGGACTACAGGTGTCTCATCAGTAGGATGTACTGGTTGACTTGGTGTTTCCTCAACCGGAACATTTGGTTCAGGCGTAGGATTTGGCACAGCAGGTGTATCTTCTACTGGGTTTGTTGGTGTTTCTGGCTGTGTAGGTGTTTCATCCGTAGGGTTAGTTGGGGTTACAGGCTGCTCTGGCTCTGGTGTTGGAGTCGTAACTTTCTTATACACATGAACTGTATCCCCATTTTCGGCAGTACGAGTTTCTACAAATTCATAACCATTGAATGTTTCTTTCTCGTGTACACCATATTCTTTAGTCTTTAATTCTGTACCATCTTCTGTAACATATTGAGTGTAGTCAATACCTACATGTAACACTCTTGTCTTAGGGTCAACTGAACCACCTTCGACATAAGTGACTAATCCATAATCACGAACAAAGAATGCATCTTTTTGGATTGAAGAAGTACTGAATAAGTCCTTTAAGTCATTATAAATCACATCAGCATCATAATCTAAGTATCTACTACCTAAATCGTCAGCGATTGTGAAATTAAATGTACCAATCTTATTACCGATTTCTCCTTGTGTGATTTCTACAACTTCACCCTGTTTTAAGTTCTCGTCAATTTCAGCGATTGTATCGTAAGGAATTTCCTCATTCACAGTTGCAAATAATTGCCAGTAACCATTCGTCCCAGAAATAGCCATGTCACTTGTAGGACCAATATCAGAAGTAAAACGTGAGTCTGCTTCTTCGATTGGATAGTCAAAAGCGTATCGGTTAGGATATGCAGTTATATCATATCTTTCTATTCCATCAGCCTCTACAGGAAGAGCAACATTACGTTCTGTAAACTCTGTACCATCATTAGTCACAAAAGTAACTTCTTTTGCAAAGTAAAACTTCCCCATAGATGGGTCAGGATGATTTTCAGCAGTAGAAAGGTCAAAACATTCTAAGTCTTGCCAATTCTTTACATGTACTGTTTCTCCTGCATGGTCTCCATCATCTAGTACAAAGTCATAGTCCTTATCTAACTTAGTCTTTGTTGAACGGCTTTCAAACACAGAGGTAAAGTTGTTTCTATTAAACTTGTAAGTGCTATGGTTCACATTATTTGTAAGTCCTAAACTTGTTCTTGTACCGTTTGTTGGTTGTGTTGCTAAAAAGTCTGCTAATTTCTGACTTTCTTCTGGGGTTAAATCAGCCTGTGCATGTGTCTTCACTGTATTACCACATAACAATACAGTTGACATCAGTAATGATGCCCCAATTGTCGCTTTCTTTAAACTTTTCTTATTTTTCTTCATCAAATCTCTCCTTTTTCTAAAACACTTGAAAAATGCCAGTATGATTTATTACCCCATACTTGGCATTAAACTTCTCTATAAAATTGTAATAGGAAAATTATTTTCCCTCAATCACGATTACGTTAACTTTCTTTGTTAGTGTAGTACAAGCATCTATGGCAATAATTCCTAAATCTCTAAATGGTTCAAAACAAGCATCTTCTCCAAACTCAGAACCTTTACCATGATACTTAGAATTACCAAAAGAACAATGCCAATGACCGCAGATAATGGTCTTATCCCTAAACCTATGACCGTTCTTCCAATAAGCCATGCCATTTATCCAACTATACTCTTCAAAGTCTTTACAGTCTTTATCTTTATAGTTCTCTGGTAACCAACCATGACAACAAACAATAGTATTCCCATTTTTGTCCTTAAACTCAAAATAATCCACAAGACTGTTCATGTATTGAGTTAGTTCCAACCACTGATTAGCATACATAAAGATTTCACTATCATAGGCATTTAACATCTTTCTACCAGATACATATTTTGCAATCTCTAAAATGGTATCAACTGTTCCATTGTGTCTATCAGCATAGTCAAATCTATGAGAAAATAAACACTTCTCTAAGTTATATTCATGGTTTCCTTTAATAAGTACCTTATTAGGAAGTGAATTAACATACTGAATACATTTAACGTTCTCTGTACCACGGTCTAATAAATCCCCACACATAACTAAAGTATCTAACTGTTCGTTAAATCCTTTTTTATCTAATTCATTCTTTAATTCTGTATAATGTCCGTGAATATCGCTAACTATAAAATACTTCATGTTATCACCTAATTTCTACTGTTCACTAACTAAGTCGAACGGAACAGTTGAAACATCAATTACCTTTACAAGTACCTCGTCAGTTGCCTTAATTCGGTACCCCACAGTTAAACCATCGTCTTGTTTAGTGCCATTTAAGTATTCTCCATCATAGTACCATGTGTCAGGCAAACAGAATCCACCTTTCACAACACCAACAGTTCCAACATTTAACTTTGTTACAGGAATGAACTTACCAAGATAAAGTTCTCTAATGTCCTTATCTGTTTTTCTATCAACATTCTTATACAATTCTGGGAATTTAATCTTTAACTCTAATAAGAAGAGTGGTATATATTTTTCTTGATAATCTGCTATAACACCGCCTTCAAAATTACGTGGTTTATATTTCACTATTTCATTAATCAATTCAACGGACCAACATTCCTTTTTAATGTAGGCTGTATCATTTTCTAGGAATACATCCTCATGTTTAGAATAAAAGTCATATCCCCAACCAGTATAAAGCCATGGGAGGTTCATATACACATAAGAGCCACAATCCTTTAAAATCCCCTCAAACACTTTAAGTCTATTTTCTAGTTCTGGATACTTATTTTTCATAGCAAAGTAAATATCCTTATGCTTTTTAGAGTTTCTCGTATAGCCAGTACGTACAACTTTCTTAAAATGTGTTCTACAGAAATGGTTATACGGGTTATCTGTTCTTGTGATTGTGCCATCCTCAATTTCCTTTTCGCCATCTTTGTCAAGGATATAATATTCTGTTATTTCTTCTGCACTATTTTTTCGTGAGAAAAATGTTGTTCCGTCCCAATAACTCCAACTAATTAATCGTGGGTATTTGTTTTCCATACAAGTTCCTCTTCTTTCTCATCCTATTATAACACGAAAAAGGAGTACTTGTCAATTATGTACTCCTTCAATAAATAAATAGAATAACTTTTATACTAGATTACCACAAGTCAATACTATATTCAACACTTCTAGTCAATGATATCCCATCATGAAGCTTATCAGATGAATCATAGTACATTGTTACCTTAGCAGTAATGCCATTATACTTCTTGACATCCTCTTCTGATAACTCGCCTACATAAACTCTTCCAAAGTCCTCATTGAACTTCTCAATAGAGAATGTTTTAGAACCACAATATGGGTCTCCCTCATTGTATGTATAATCTTCCTCTGTTCTTTGCTCAAATATAGGATTATCTTTAATTAACTTTGTTTCAATCTTAACTTTATTAGTCTGAACATAAGGTACACCACCTACATTAACGGTGTCTCCCTTAACAATGAGGTACTTGAAATAGATATACCCATCTTTGTAATACAACTCTCTTAGATTTGCCTTGTTATCTGTTCCGTGTACTGTCTGCTTGTCTGATACATTAGTATCTCGTACAAGTGAAGGTTGAGAGTCTAGTGATACATCTCCCTTGTCTTGTTCATTATCTTGTCTTTGTGTTGTTTCGCCAGTTAGTTCCTCTACAATATGAGCTGGACTAAAATCCCACTTACTAACGTTACTCACAACAAAGGTGATGGCAAGAATCAGAACTACTAAAATACTGAATCTTTTCATAAATTAATTTCCTCTCATATACTTTACCTGTTTGTCGGTAATAATTTCCGTTATAGAATAGAACTCACCCTCTACTAATTGGTCTAAAAGATAGGAAATGTCTTTGCTATGTGTTATATCTAGCATTTCACCTTTGAAACTATCATCACATACGTACAAACCACTACCACACTTCTTTACAAAGTAGTTAGATGAATTATCTATTACCTCATACAGTTGTTGTTTAATGCTAATAGGACAATCAATGACATTTGTTGGTATCATATACCTCTCATTTAACATTTTTGTTCTGATAAGGTCATTAATTGTTGGGGATATATCATTAAGCACTTTATCATAAGCATCGCTACCGCTTGTTAGGAAAAACGCTGGAATAAAGAGCAAAACCCATAAAACTTTACCACTTAGATATTCTAACATAAGATTCCACCCTAACCACTTATATATAGCAAAATGTCTTGACTTCTTACTCTCTGTGATTAGGTTAGTCTTACGTTCATCTACTAACTTATGGTTCTTATCCTCTTTTAATAATGCGTCAACCTCTTTATCAATCTCAACACATCTATCATATGGTATTTGCAAGTCGTTCTCGTGCATTTTCAAAATTCCTTCCTATTCACTTCTAAAATTGTTAATATCCAAACTCTTATCTAATTCAGGAATATCTTTCTTTAATCTGATTCCCAGTTCCTGAATATCGGAGTTAAGCTCACCAATCTTTTGGAAATACTGTTCCTTATGTTCTTGGTCTAACTTTAACTCATCAGCATAATCTCTCATGCCTTGTACTTTCTTGGTTAATTGATTTAACCTGCTAACATCTTCTAGTTGATGTTCCTGCAGTTCTTTAACTTGTCTACGAATATTTTCAACAATATTCATCTTATCACGAACTAAGGTATAATCATTAGATACTGCTAAATCCTCAACCTTACACTTTCTTACAATGCAAGTACATAATACCCCATCATTTTGAATAGTAGGATTAATGTCAGAACATACCTCAAGGAAATACCCTTTAAACAGTGTTTCAAACTTCTTTTGAACATCTACCAAGGCAGTCATGTTCTCGGTAATTTCACTGTTAGGATTGACATACTCTGTTACAAATACAATTCTAGCACCCTCATGGAAATTGATGAAGTGATTGGAATTACACGTTTTCTGTACTTCCCCATATCTATCTGTATGAATTGTGATTATCGCAGGGATTTGACCTTTTCCTGCAAGACTTTCCCAACTATACTCTTCCATTACAATACATCTCCTTGGTAAATATCATAGTCATAGTAGTCGCCACCACTCAATACTTCCCAAGTTGTTTCCTTGGTTAAATCAATAATAGATGGATGAACTAGCAACCAACGTGTCGAATGTTCCTGACAACCTATATCATCAGAATGTACTCTAACCATTGGGTTTGAATAATTAACTTCTAAGTATTGTAGCACACTCTTTAAACTTCCATTAAATTTCATAATACATTTACTCCTCTACACCAATTAGTTTATCACAAATCCAACCGTTTGTAAATAAGAAAAAGAAATAAACTTAATTACCTCTTTTTCTCAACTGTGCAGACAGTGTCATTGTGCCAACCACCATGAGCAACTAATAAGATTTCCTCAATATTAAATCCAAGTGTCTTACCAATTCCTCCAGAGTTCCAAGCAAAAGTGATTACATATCCACCACTCTTTACAATTCTACCAATCTCTTTCTTCAAATTACTCCAATATGAACTCTGGGTAGTTTTATGGTCTACGGTCTTTCCCAACTTCTTATAACACTCTGATACTTGTCGAGGACTATATGGACTATCAAATAGCACCATATCCACCGAACTATCATCAAACATCTTTAAGAAGTCTAATGCATCTAAGTGATAATCTGTATCAAATGTTTCATCTAAGTCATTTGTGATATTTGCCAACTTATTTCTATTAGCAAATGGGTCAATGATAACTGCATTATGATTATCTACCTTAACCAACTCAATATACTTAGAAATCAACTTATGAATAGGTTTAATGTCAAAAGTGTTACTATTTGGCATAGACCATTCTCGATTAATAAGTAGGTTACTTGACGAGTGTATCATCAACTTCCTCCTCAAAATCCTTCAACTCTTTATCTAAGTCCAGACTTTCTCCATACCAGTTGAATGTTACCTCGACATCGGTTGAAATGTCTAAGTGTAATTTATCTGTTGCAGCAGTTTCCATGTCGTATGCAAATCTCTTTTCTACTTCTCTTGCATATCTAAAAGGAGAACTTAAAATAACTTCATCATGAATAGGAATAATAGGCTTAGCATGTAATGCATTTAATCTGTCATCCCCATTCAACTTAATTAGTGCTTTCTTAGACATGTCGGCTGCTGTGCCCTGGATTTGACTATTGGTTACTTGTCTACGTGCTTGTGCTATCTTACCGCCATTATTTACTACATAATAACCCTTTTTCTTTAGTTCTTCTATCAAAGTTCTTCTCTGGTTGAAAAACGCCTTACGTACTTTGTTTATGATAGGTGTAGCATAAATATCATCTACCTTATCCCCTCTTACGTACTCACCATCTTCCGTAGGAATAGCTTCGAATACTTCATACTCAGGAAGATTTATGTCTGGTAATCTTCTCTTTCTTCCCCATAAGGTTGATACCCAACCATACTTTTTGGCGTGTTCCAATCCATCTCTCTCAAACTTCTCAATGGCTGGAAAACCTTCATATACTGCTTGTTTAATTTCTCTTGCCTCTTCTACAGAACAACCTAACTGCTCTGCAACAGATGCATCTCCCCTTCCATATAAAATCACTGCATATCACCATATTTCTATGATGTGTAGACTATATCTTTATCTCCAATGAGATAACTATGCACTTCGGTAATGATATATAATATATCACTTAATGTGTATATGCCTATACACTATATCCTATTTCAAGAATATCCCTACTCTACTCACTTCGTCATCTTTCGATACTTATTCTTTTTACAAAGTTACATTTGTTGTTTTCGATAGTCGTTACATTTTATTTTAATTTAGCTTCCAAAACCATGTATATCCTCTCCAAACATGGTTCTTGTTCATGTTTCTATAAATCCCTAAATATATTGATTCTCGTTTAATAACTACTCCCTTATCTTTTTGTAAGAACCCAATCGCCTCATATATACCATCAAAGTCCAATCGTTCCCCGGTCTCTGCATCTATCGCAAATATCGGCTTAGATTTTTGCATAATTTTATGAATTGTTTCTTCACTGTGGTGTTTTCCAAAGAATGGATTTTTGTCTCCATAACGAGTCTTTGCAATCGCACTTATTTTATCTTTATGTTCCTTTGAAAATTCTCTACCAGTGAGTGCTACACTTATTTTGTGGTTTCTTTCTGGAGTGTACACCTTTTCCTTATATTGAGGACTATTAACACTACTACGTATTCTACGTTTAGTATCCTCTGTATGATTATACCCTAGAATACCTCCACCTCCAAGTGTATTGTTATACCCATATTTACACGTATTATATTTTAATATATAATATCGTTCCCAAAAATCTAGCTTATCATTTGGTACTTCCGACATTAGTGTAAAAACCATAAAGTTATCTCTTCCAAACCTCTTTATGTCTCGATGAAATGTGTCTGATTCCGAGATTGGTTTAGAATATCTCATGTGGTCAACATATCGCCGTATTGGTGTCCTAGTTGTTTGCCCAATATACAACTTATTATTCTTATTGTTAGTAATTACATAAATATATCCCAAATTCCCCCCCCCTTCCTAGAGAAGTTTTACTATTGTATTATTTGCTAAATTAAAATCTTAACACGGTATTATCTTTAACTGACCATTTCTGGCTTAGATTCTCTTACGAAGCTACTTCGCACTCTTTATTTACTAACTATCGTTTTAACGTTTGATTAGTCTGTCTTATTCTGCTTCTACCGTTAGCCATGTTTCCATGACACCTAATGTTTTATTAGTTCACATAGTATGGGCATTTTTGTTTACCCAATAATATGGATTTAGAATTTGTTCTATACTTTTTACCCTCTGTATTTGTGTCTGTTTTGTGCCCGGCAAGTCTCTCTGATTCCTCAATCGGGCATTTAACCCACTTTCCATCAACCTTTTTAATTGGTGTTCCTTCTGGGTAAAACTCTAAACAATCTTCATAATCTCTATGGAAAGATAGGCTGGCAATCATAGCATAGAAGTCTTTTCCCTCTTCAAATGTTTTTAACATCATAGGGTCTCCACACATCTGTGCCATTACTTTTATCTCTTGCTGGCTATAATCGGCTGACATTAACACGTTACGTGTTCTTGCATTGACTTTAACTGACTTTGACATTTCTTACCACCCCCCCTTTTTTTTCAATTCTCTGAAGCATACATAAAACACTTCTTCTTGCATTTAGTCTCTTGATGAACTTGTAAGAAGGATTCTGTACCCCACCAATATCTCTAAAATCAATAGTATTATTGTCTATGCCCATCAACACAAAGTCTCCTCTAGTTCTTCTTGCACTCACAAAACAAATCACACCAAGATATTTAACTTTATCATATCGTTTGAATCCATGAACTTTACCTGTTGGTATTTTCTTCTCAGCACGAATCCCTTGTGACAAGCAACGATTTTGTGTGGGCACACACCTCTTTCCATACAATACATCTAATGGTTCAAACGCTAAACCACAACTTGCTATAACACAAGCATCTAAGTAATGTTCTTTGTCGATATTCAAGTTTTCCCTATTTGCTTTTGTCACAAAACCATAGGTCTCAATAGCATCATGGTATTTCTTTAACAACATGCTTCTGATGATAGACATTTGAGTTGCATGTCGTAAATCACTTTTACGTTTACCATTCAGTTTCAACTCAATCTCCCCTAAATGAACTGCTTTGTGGCAATCTTCACATAATGTAATATAATTCTCTAAATCATTACTGCCATTTTTACTTCTAAAAACTATGTGATGTGCCTCTACTCTACAGTTCTTTTTGCCACAACATTGACAAGTATACTTATCTCTAACTAAAGCATGTTCCCTCGCATTCGCATACCCATAGTTCACACCTCTTTGATATGCCCACTTATATTGTTGTAACCAAGGCTTTTCCATTAATTGAGTGTCAAATTTACCTGTTTCAAGGACTGTATCTTTGACAGGTATAATCTTCTTACAGAACTCAATCTCTCGCTCATGCCCGTAGTATTTACTAACAATCGTAGGACAATGCCTACCTTTCTTAATAGAATTGCCCCGATTTAAAAATCTTGCTTTTCTGTATCTAGTCTTTCTATTTCTACGACTTCTTCGATACATTCTGCGAGAATCCATTTTTCTTTTAATGTCATCCCTTAGTTCAACTTGTGATTGATACAATACCTTATCATTACCTACACATGCTACACCTACGTGTTTAGAACCAGTATCTACACCAAGCACAACATCTTGTACGATTTTAGTTTTAGGTTCGTACAATAACCTTATGGTAAATGGACAACGCTTTACTACTTTTGCTTTTCTATCTCTTAGCATTCTACGAACCTTGCCAAAACGCTGTGTTGGCATAAGTGGTTGTCCATTTTTATCTAAAACATATACGAACATACGTTTGACTCCTTTCGTATTAAATTTAGTGAGTTTTACTCTTTAAGACAGTACTCACTGGACTGTAGTGCCTAACTCATTTCTTTTACCAAAACAGATGTCGGACTTCTCATCGACAAAGATAGTCAGAGTTTTGAAATTACTAACACAGGACTTATTTAGCACTCTTAGTCCAACTTAATCAGTAATCACAGAGCAACGGTCTTGAGCATTCAACCGAAGGTGTGTATGTGTTTCATCCAACTATCGTAGTGGCTATTTCTAACCACGGAGTCTTGTAAACAATCGTACCTCTAAGGTACTAGGTATTTAACCTAGTGCATGTTTACCCTCTTTCTACTGAATAATTCTACTAATCTTATCTGTACCCTTTTCGATAATCATAACACCATCTGTAGGAATTGTAAAGTCCTTGCGATGAGATATGATATAAACTGACGATACATCATTTAATTTTGACATGAATAAGTTATATACATTCGTTGCAGATTGTTCATCTAAGAAGTCTGTAACCTCATCAATAACCAGAATATTGGAACTAAAATTAGCGTATCTACATAACATATCTCTAATAGATAACTGAATAATAATATCTACCTTAGTCTTTTCTCCTCCAGATAGGCTTTCATATTCTTTACCATCTAACTTAATAGATACGTTATTACCACTCAATTCCATTGATAACTTATCTGTGTTAAATACTTCTAATGAAAATTCTTTCATTTTAGCATTTAGATATGAAATGCAGTTTGATAGTAATACACCTCTGAAATCTCTCTTTGTTAATGTATTCATCTTATTCTGAATATCAATTCTTTGAGAAACGGTTGTTAATTCAGATTTTAGTGTATCCAATTCCTTAGCATACTTATCATTCTCACTTGTTGCTTTTTCAATACCAGATAAATATGTATTTCTCTTGTTATTATAACTGTCAATCTCGACTTGAATCTTAGAAATATTTTCTAATAGATTCTTCATTTGAGATTCTACTAATTGTTTCTCTCGTTGAGTTTTTTGTTGCAACTGTTCTAACTTTTCAATAGAAGTTTGTATGGATGCAACATCTTCTTGATACTTTTTATTGCACTCTGCGATAATAGCATTGTTTTCTTGTTCAATCTTATCTCGCTGATTCTTTAACTGAACACCCTCACCCTTTAATTGGTTGATTTCTTTAACTAAATCAGAAGTATCTGGCTTATGTACCCCAATCAACTTCTGACCACATGTAGGACAAATATCAGTAACAGAGGATAACTCCTTATACTTGTCTATCTTTCCCTTTAAAGATGTTCTCATTTCTGCTAATCTAACATCAATAGAAGATAAGTCGGTAATATTAGGTTCATTTTTAATCTTCGACTTTTCATTATACAGTCTCTTCAACTCTTCATCATAGTTATCAAATACTTTAGCAGATAATCCACTATATTGTTTCTTATCACTTGCTAGGTCAGATTCTAAAATATCACAAGGAGAAAGATGATTCAACTCATACTGATAATCAGTAATCAATCTCTTATTATTCTCTATGGTAGTAGATAATTGAAGAATATTATCTTCTAGTTCTCGCTTTTTGTCATTTAATGTTGTTAATCTCTTAGATAATCTATCTTTAATATCCTCAATCATAAAGTCAGAGTTAGATAACTGTTCCAAGATTTCTTTTCTACCACTAGGGGTATGATTTGTTAATTTGTTAGGTAATCCTTGTCCTAGAATAATAACAGAACTCAGCAACTTTTCAGTAATGTTAGGTAAATACTGAGATAAAATGTTTTCAGCATCTCTAATTCCCTTATTCTCTATTTCTCTACCATCTACAGTAAATTCCATACCTGCAGGTTTGTAGAATCTCTTGATAGTATATTCCTTTCCATCAACCGTGAAAGATAGATATACCCATGTTTCATCTTCTTTTACATAGCGATTATGAACATCTTTTACCCCAGTTGGAGTAGAACCTGTTAAACACCAAATAATAGCAGAGCTGAAAGTTGACTTACCTGTACCATTGCTAGATGCATTATCTTCGTTATTACGATTAAACCCCTTTACAGCAATAAATCCACTTTTATTAAATTCATACTCTGAATGTGCATAAGAGAGGAAGTTATGCATAATTAACTTATTGAACACTACTTGCATACACTTTCCACCTCTTCCTTTACTAACTTATCATCCCCAAGTTTATCAATCATAAATGTTTGGAATAACTCAATGTGATTTACTTGATTTAACTTTTCTTCTACTTCTTCTTGCTTCTTTTTCTTAGGTTCGTTACTTAATAAAACCTTAAAGTATTTAATGTTCTTATCACTACTCAACTTCTTAGTAACATTATCTACCTCATCTCTACCACACTTAAAACTAACTACTGCATTTTTCTTTAACTTCTTTAAATCTGATAGTTTTGATAAGTGATAGAAATTTAAAGTATAAGGATTTTCAATTAACTCTACCTTACCATCATGAATATGTGCAACGTTATGGTTATAGATGTTAGCATCTTCACTAAAATTAAGACCTACAAAGTTACCAATATTTAACACATTATCTGCTAAATAAGCACCATTATGTATATGTCCATTAATAAACAACTTTGCACGTTTTAACTTTTCTAAATCAAGTCCGTTTACAGTCTTAAACTTACCCACTTGAATACCTGCAATATCATTATGGCTAATAGCAATATCTGCATTTTCTAAAAGAGAATAGTCAAACTTATCAGGATTGTATAGATATGGTACATATAATATACCATCAATGTTCTCAATCTCACTAATAACCTTAAACCCTAAGAATTGAAGTAATAGAACAGAGTTACTTTCTTTGCTTAACTCATGGTTTCCTACAATAACAATATGTTCACAGTTAGACCATTGTACCTTTGCTAAAGCACTAATCTCTTCTGCGTTTACATCTGAACGGTCAAAGAAATCACCAACATAAATAATCTTCTTAACACCAAGTCTTGTTGCCTCTTGTTCTACCCAATTTAAACTATCTACACAATAGTCCAATCTGTCCTTAATGTAAGATGTATTAACAAAATGTACATCACCAACAACTAAAATATTATTATTTACCATGGGTTCTCCTTTCGATATTCCCTTTAACCTTTACTTCTGCCAAATCTAATGTTGGATTATCAATTCCAACACTCTTTAAGTACTCTAACATCTTCTGATACTGTTGTCTAGTTACGTGCATAATTACCTTAATTCTCTCACTATGTAAGAATGTTTCTTCCACCCTAGAGAATGAAATGTTTTGAGCAAATAAAAACGATTCTAACCCACTTGCTTCATAACTGTTTAGATAAACATTACACTTATACACGGTTTTATTCGTTCTGGACAACAATATATTTGATAATTCAACTGCTAAACATTTACCTAACACAAACACTAATACAGAGTATATATCATCCCCTCGTGTTAGGTTCTTAAATAAGTAAGCATAAACAGTGGCATCAATCGCTGTGATTACCATTGTTTGTACCTTATCACCCTTTACAAGTAGGACACTTCTTAAATTAGCAGTTGTAGATGATACAAGTGTTAATACAAACAGTAAAAATAGCCCTGCATAATTTTCCAAAGTATCACTCCTTTCTTACTTAATACTTCTTGTACAAGTTATCTCCAACGTACCACTTAGCCTGCTCAGGCTTAGTGTATTCTAAGTCTGGATTATTGTCTAAAAATTCCTTCATGTTTTCCACTTCTACTCTCAACATCATATTTAACATTTCTCTAGTGGTTAGACATTCTGTTTGATTCATTACATGCCAAATAGATGCAAGACTTTCATAAACTGGTAATAGCACTGTACGGTCTTTTCGCATAACTGCTACACTTAACAATGTTCTAAATGGCAAATTTTCAGCCTCAATGAGGTAAAACACCTTACCAAAAAACAATACTGAAAAACGATGGTCATTTCTAGCTAACATACGCATCTTTCCATCTTTAATTAACTGAGTTCTCTCTAACTTATCCATATTTTTCTCCCAATAATTGATTTTACACAAGGATATACTAATTCCTGTGTACTAATTATATCAAAAATATGAAAAACTGTCAATAGCCAAAAATAAAAAAGGTGTAAAATTACACCCTTAATACTTTTCTGCTTCTCCTAATAGCACAATCTGATGAGCAGTCTTGGCAGTTTCCTTGCTTAATAACTCCTCTACCATCTCTAACTCATACATTAACTGAGTGCGAACCTTTTGTAAGTCCTTCATGCGCTTATTATGTAATTTAATCTGGTTCTTGACAGATGCAATTCGCATGCCCTTATGTTCATCGAACATATCCTCTTCGTGGCACTTAGCAACTGATGTGAACTTAGTAACATCACACCCACACTCATCATCTCGTACCAATGCTAATGCACTTAATGGCAAATTATACTTGTCAAATAACCAAGCATGTGTCTTTAACGCAACTGTATGACACTTTACAACCTTCTTACCAAATACTTCGTACTTTTCCATAATTTTCTCTCTCCTATGACTTTTCAAGTCTTTCTTAAATTTCTACTCCACCCTGTTTTAAGCGAAGTTTTAATGCCTCAAGGTATACGTCATCTGTTTGTGCTACGTACTTTGTTGTCTTTTTCCAACGTTCCACAGCTTGTTTTGCCCCACTAATGTGGTCATCTGGGCATAACCATGACCCAATACCTTGGTTAATAAATAGTTGTTCCAACTGTTCCTCTAAATGTTCAATCATTTATTTCTCCTTACAACAATAATATTAGCATAATTCGCAGTATCTTGTCAATAGGTAATATTACTGTTTCCAACCACTATCTGTAAGGAACTTACTAAATTCTGCTAAAGATGGGTAAGGAGATTTAATTCCAAATTCCCCAAGGTTTCTAATCTTACTAAAATCTAATGTGCTAATGACCTTAATACAACTACCAGTAATTTCTGTGCTAACATCTACTACTGCACCTGATGAGAAAAGTTTTGTTAGTACATCTGTATAGGATTCTTTAACTTCCCTTTCCTTATCTACCTTTGAAGAATAATCTCCTACTGGGTAATTGTCTGTGAAGGTTACTGTGGTGATTGTATCTGCATCATGGTGTACAATAATTACACTCTCATCTTTCTTGAAAACTTTTTCATTCTTTGCACATCCAGTTAAGGATAACAGAGAAAACAAAACACAAATAATTGCCTTAATCACAATATTCCCCCAATCAATATTAGTGCAAACATAATAACATAGCCGATAATTAACTTCATGTTTTTAAATTTAAACACAGAAATACCAATAGCAAAATCCCAACATAATATAATTACAACTGTTACAATATATGGAATGACCGTAACTGTGTTTGTAACCCATAATATAATAAAGTTGATTGTTAATATAACATACATCGGAATAGCCACAATACCTAGTAAGATTAAATCATACTTATTTACTAGATGTAATACAAGACCAATAAATACAAAGCAGGAGAGTGTTATAATCATCATATTTAATGGTTCTAACACCTTTTATCCCCCTTTGATAAATATAGCAATGATAGTACTAATGCGATAATTGCACCCCACATCACAGGATTATCTACAACACCCGTACCAATCTGGTCTGTACCTTTCTTTATCTCTTTCTTAGGTTCTTCTGTATTAGGTTTTTCAATCTTACTTTCTGACTTCTTAAAGGTAATCTCATCTACCTTTGTTTTACTGTCAGTAGTTAGCACACTCTCTGTATATAGTGAACCATCTTCTTTTGTTCCTACAAATACATTCAATGAGTACTTGTTTTCATAGCCATCTGCGTAGATAGAGTACTCATAGTTACCAACCCTATCATATTCTAAATGAAGTTCTTTTCCAGTAACTTCCTTTTTTACTCCATTCTCCTCAACTGTAATTGAATTAGAATCTGAGATAATTGGAATACTAATTGAAATAGTATTTGCAGCATAGACGCTAATACTTGAAAATAACACCACAAGAAGTGCCACAATAGTTCCTTTTATTTTTCTCATTATAAACAACTCTCCTCTAATGATTTAATCTGCTTAATCATTTCAACTGGTTCAGATACTTGTACTGAAATCTTTCTTGTTTTATCTTGTCGTTGGTGTATGTAAGCTGTTGCTTCGTATTCACTCTCTCGATAGGAAATATATAGGTTAATGAGTTTATCATTGATAACCTTTACCCCAACTAATCTTGTAAGGTTATTCTCTAACACCCTAACTACATAGTTATTTTCAATTAAATAATTCTTAATTTCTTCCATTATTCTCACTCCTATACTGTTCTTTCGATATTTCCTCTAACTCACCTATTAGCACAGTTCTATTTGTATCTGTTGTTGTCTTACAAGTCGTTAGAGCAACTGTCTTTTTACCATTATAAAACTTTCTCTCTGAATTGTCAACATCTAATGAAAAGACTTCCTTATCATAGGCACTTGTTTCAAAACATTGGGTGAAAGTAATTTTATATATCTTCTCTTTCGTGAGTAAATACCCCGTTAAATGTTTAGAAAAGAACTTATTATCAATAAACTTCTCTAAATCTCCAAACATCTTACCCCCAGCCATATGATGACCGTATAAGATGTTATAATCATTAATAAATGAACTATCATTCTTAAAATCTAAGAAAATACTTCCTGCGAGAGAATATTTACCAAAACAATCTTTATTGATGTACTCTAAATTATCTTTCCCTTGCATAATAGGATAATCTATATGAGTATCAGGTATCTGCAACCAAGCAATCGCATTAGGTACATCATCAAAAGTTATACCATCTTCCGTTACAGTAGGTTTATACCCTAGTGCCTGTGTAATATCTGCTTTATTATACACATTATAATTGTCCACCAGACAATAACCCCCAAGAAACATACAAATCAACCCTATGACAACAATTACATTATCAATAAAGTTGTTTGTATGTTTAAATGGATAAGACTTGTCTAGTTCCCTAACCTTCTTGGCGATATTCACAGATTAATTCTCTTCTTTTTTCTTGCTGGCAGATAGCATTATCATTGCACCACCAACTAACACAACTACAAAGTATGGCATTGTGGTTAATAGGATACCAGTAGGAATTACTCCTGTCTTACTATTTGTAAAACCTGTCTTGACATCAAGGTTATTCATTGTACCAGCTTGTGCACCTGTATATGATTCTTCTTCTGTTTCACCAGTAATACCATTTGTAGATACATAATCCTCTGCATCCTCTGTTAATTCATATTTAACACCTTTTGCAAGACCTTTAACAGTAACAAAAGTGTTATTAGTCATCTTAAATGTTCTTGTAGCATTACCGTGTTCATCTGTTACTAAAACTGTCTTTGTACCTGTTTCTGGTTCATCCTGTGCCTCACTACGATTTCCGTTGTATTCAATCGTATACTTACTGTTTGGAGTAGCATTAGTAATCTTTAATGTAAAAGTAAATTCCTTATACTTGTTTCCTTGATTACCTGTAATCTTCTTACCAAATGTTAAATCAGCAGATTCAAATGTATTTACAAAACCTGTTACCTTATCTGCTAAAGTGTACTGCCCATCACCTTCTACTTGTGGATTTAACTCAATATCTGTTGCATTTGAATGTAATACATATCCACTAACTTCTAATGTACCATCGTTATCTGTAACAAATACATCCATTATCTTATCTGTATCATTTGTAACACCTGTATTTGTACCTGTTTCTGAAATAATATATCTATAAATTCCAGGTTCTGTAAAGTTACAACCTGAAAAATCAATCTTACCTGTTTTCTTAACAAATTGTTTTCCAGCAGGAACTTCTCCAGTTGTTCCAATTTCTCCTGTTGTTGCTACATTCTCTGTATCGTTAGCATTGAAGGTAATATCTTCGATTGTAGGAGTACCTACACCTGCCATAATCTTAGCATGTGTCTTATCTCCTGCTTTAGCAACACCTGCTTTTACAGTAAATGAAAATGTTGCATTAGGTACTTGAATCCCCTCATCCATAACAAAGTACTTTTCAAACTGTGATTCAGTACCATCAATCCCTGTATAGTTTGTGTTTGTGTTGGCATCTCCAATTGCGTGTGTCTGTGTAATTGCCCCAGATAATACTAAGGCTGTGATGGCAAAACTACCAATTAAATTCTTAACTTTCATTCTTTCTCCTTTTTATCAATAAAATACCTAATACTGAAATTCCTATAATGATAAATATTCCACCATTATTTAAGATAACCCCAGTAGGTATTAATCCACTTTTCTCATTTGTAAACACTACTGACATCTTCTGGTCAGGTGTCCTAAATAACCAATTTGTCTTTCCTGTTACACTCGATACATAATCCTCTGCATCTTCTGAAACTATGTAGGAACATCCAATTGGTAAATCTGTGATTCTTAAAGTTTGTTTATGACCTAATGGCACTGTAATTGTGAACTACCCACTACCTAAAGGCAGTGAGCTTCCATACTGTTGGTAGTAACTACCACACCAAGATTAGATAGATTAGTTAAAAGACTAATCATTCTCTCAGTGCTAACAGTATCCGTGTTTAACGAGCGATACGTTCCATACCCGCTCAAAAGTATCATGTTTTTAGCAGAGTGAATATCTCTATCTTGATTCTCATACCCACAATGACTACAATGGTAAATTCTTTTATCTAAACTATGTTTGGTTAACCATCCACATTCAGGACACGTTTGAGTCGTTGGAACAGAACTCTCTAACATATAGTTAGAGTTGTTCTTTTTAAGTTTATTAAGTTTATCCTTTACTCTTCCTAAAATCCCATGTTGGACTTGTTTACCAAAACTAAACTTTTGCTTAGACTTTTTACGTTTCCACGAGTTTAGCAATTCGTCTTGGAAACAGATGATGTAGTTCTGTTTTAAAACAGAGTTTAACTTGTTGACTACATCGTTTTTCTTGTTGTTTAAATGTTCATAAATTCTCTTAATTCGATTTAAGGTCTGCTTGTACTGGTTAGAACCCTTATGCTGACGAGATAATTTTCTCATCAATCCTTTAAGTTGTTCACTTTCTTCCATGTAGAAGTTTACCTTAACTCCATTAGAGAATGTCAATTGCTCTTTGATGCCCATATCTAAGCCAAGAATTTCTTTCTCTGGGCTAGATTGTGGTTGAAACTGTTTCTTTGAATAGGTTGTTATATGGATATAAAAACCTGATGGCTTTTGAATAAGTTTAGCGTTAGCAAACTCTACCTCATCTAGGTTAATCTGTTCAAGTCCATTCACAGTTAAAACCCCAATCTTCTCTATCCTAATCTTATTTTTACCTTTGATAGAATAAGTATGCCCAAACTGTTTGAGATTAATCTCACTACACTCTTTCTTAAATTGAAGCCTACCAACTTTTAGCCCCTTCTTCTTAGCCTTAGACAAATTATAGACGTCCTGTTTGACCCCATCTACTACAGACTGTTTCATCTGAGAAGATAGACACTTAATTTCTCTTGTTTCAAAAGAACCGTTTACTTTAACTTGAACATTAGAGGTATCTTCAAGTGAGAGTGAATCTGTGGCTACAACTGCATTGCGTAACCATTTAGCCTCTAAGAAACAACGATTCAGCTTTTCTTCCTTAGCACGAGACAATCTATTCTCTTGAACCTTAAAGGAGAAAACACGACAATCCATTTGAGAACGTCGTTCTTTTGTGGCACGTAGAGTGTCTTTAATTTTTGAGTTCTTTTCTTCTGACATATCGTGTTTCTCCTTTCTATAGTACTATATGTTGGTATGGTGCATAATGTCAACTATCTAAATTCATCCCACAGCATAAAAGTATGTGAGCTTTCTTTAGACTCTCTTTATAACTCTTCATTAACAGGAATTGAATAAAACACTGAACCAGTACCTCGTCTGTAATTTATATCTTCCTCACCTTGTATATCAAGTACAAAGTGGGAACTATCAAAGATACTTCTCTCATGCTTATCAGTTTCTACAAGATGTAATTTTATCTTTATTACTCCACCAGTTATTTCCTCATATCCACTAGCAAACACCTTAATAGGAAATAAGCAAATAAAGATAACAAATAAGATAATCTTCTTCATCAGAAACCTCTACGTCTAATTAAAAAGAATATTTTACCTGTAATATCTTTCTCTTGTATCGTATTAAACTCTCTACTATCGGATATTTCTTCTCTATAATCATTTAACACAAACAATTCACCTTGTTTTAGTTTTATTGGATAAGTTATATCTCCACGTTGTAATAACGAATTAGTGACACTCAAAACTTGTTGCCCATCAACCGTAAGTATTCCCTTTTCAGTAATATTTACTTCTTGATTCTCTCTTGCTATAACCCTGTATAAAGTATTGTTATATAAGACAACATCATCTATGTGTGTATGCTTATCATATTTCTCAATAAAACATAAATCACCATCACGTATTGACGGAAACATATTATTGTTGTAGTATATAAACATACTTCCGATATAGGTATGTATTAGAAACAGGGAAATAACAATGAATACTATCTTTTTTATCAATCGTATCATAAGTTCCTCTCTAAAAATGAAAGGGAAAAAGCACTACTTTTACATAGCACTGATTCCCTATAAAATTTTCTCAAATTTGTTGCAAAAATCTATTGACACCTTACACATCTTATACTATACTATGGGTACAAGTTGAGTGATGAGTTGATTACTCACATGTAGTATATGCTGGTGTATCAACAACTGTTTCAGTCCAAGCCTGAGATACTACTTGAGTTTCGTAGTGACCAACTTCGTCATAGTGAGTAGTATTTGGTTGATTTTCAGCACGGACACTGTAAGATAAACCATTACTTGCAGTATAATCAGCAACCCTGTTTGCAAAATCTGCACTGCCGTCTTGATACCACTTCTCACCATTAGAGAACTGAACATAGTAAACTAATGTATAAGTTGTTTCATCGTGAGCAGGAGTATCTACTACCCAAACCTGTTGAGTTACTGCTTCGTGATAAACGTTGTGAGTAACTGCCTCGTGATAAACTGTCTTACAACCATTATCAGATACAGTATTCTTATTAGAAGAAGTATTATTAGAAACGTTAGTAGAAGTGTTTGTATCTGTAACCTCAGTAGTCTTTGTTTCCTCTACCTTAGTATCAGACTTCTTATCTTCCTTAACTTCCTGCTTATTATCTTTCTTATCTTCTTTCTTAGTATCAGACTTTACAGTATTCTTCTTATCAGACTTATCTTCCTTAGTTGTAACTTCAGAAGTTTTTTCTGTATTAGTCTTGACATCAGACTTTTTATTTGCTAACATATACACAGATACAGCGATTAAGATTGCTACGATTACTGCGATTACTACATTCTTCTTATTGATAAACTTTTTCATAGTTATTTTCTCCTTGGGCTAAATTTAGCCTTTTTTATTTTGCTAAGTGGATATGCAAAAACTCAGTTTTGTCAATCCCCTAACTACACATATATCATAGCATATTTTTATAATATCTGTCAATAGGAAAATAACAAATTTTTTAATTTTTTTGAAATAATTTTTAGAAAGATAAAAAAGGGAGATTTCTCTCCCTTAATTAACTTAATTCTTCTTCTTTGCTAAGAGGATTACTCCTAATGTAGCAAGAGCAACTACACCAATACCTACGAATAGTAATGGATTTGTTTCCACACCTGTTGGAGGGATAACAATAGCATTATCAAGAACGTTAATCTTGATTAGGTCTACACCTAACTTATCCTTACCAGTACGTGTAATTGGATACTTCTCTGTTGAGATTTCATATCCTTCTGGTGCTTTAGTTTCCATAACATACATTTGGTTGTCTTGGTCATATGCTAACTTGAATGAAACTTGTCCATTCTTATCAGTTACACCAACCGCATCCTTACCATCTTTATCCTTGGCGATTGTACCATCTTGGTTATAAACAGTAATTTCTGCACCTTGTAAGTAATGGTCTACCTTTTCAGCATCTGCCTTAGCGATACGAACATCTAAGTCCATTGATACTGTTACAGTCTGTGCTTCATCTAGGATGTTTGCATGATGACCTACTAATAAGCCTTCCTTAAACATATCTTCGAACGCAACTAACTTGTGACCAGCATACTTAGATGGGTTGAACTTAGTCTTAACAGTGATAAAGCCATCTGATGTTTCAGGAACGAATGTTGTTGTAGTCTTAATTACATCACCATTTTCATTCTTTAAACGTTCAAATTCTGCAGTATTCATTGTACGTAAAACATCTTCACTAACTCCTGCTGGCTTGATTACCCACTCATTTACAAGTGTGTATTCCTTACCAACAATTAAGTCGTGGTATTCAACTGTATCTGTTAATGTTTGTTCTGTCTTTGAACCATCTGCTACATTAGTATTTGTTTCTTCAACACTTGCTTTTGTACGCATCTTAGATTCAAGAACGGTAATTTCTGTTGCAATAGTATTTACTTCTGCATCATTAGAGATTTCAAAATCAGTAACTTCATTGATTAAGTATCCTTCTGGTGCTTTAGTTTCGATTAACTTATAGCTACCTGCTTGTAAAGCATCTGATGAAGATGTATAGTTACCTTGTGCATCTGTAACGATTGTTTCCTCTGACATCTTGCCCGCCTCAATAATCTCAGATGTACCATCTTTATGCATATACTTCACATCATAGTTGTTAGGGTTTAAAATCTTAAATTCTGCAACACCTACTGGTTCATTTGTTTCTCTATCAATCTTCTTGATATTGAATCCTGAACGCTTTACACCCTCACTAATTGTGTATTCATTACCACCAACTAATTTTGTGACAGAGTTTTCATCTACAATATTAAATAACGCAATCCCATCCTTAACAGAGATTTCCTCATTAGATGCGTTTAATGTCTTGTGGTCAAGAGTATACCCATTTGGGGCTTTAGTTTCTTCTACAGTAATAGTGCCTAGTGGAAGTGTTGGAACACCACCAGTTACGTAAAACTCGTCACCAGATACTTTGTAATTCTCCCCTAATGTAGTAACATACTTACCACCAACATTTAGAGTTTTTAACACCCAAGTTCTTGTTGCTTGTTCAGGTAATGTATCGAATGTATATTGACCATCGTAGTACTTAACTGTGAACTCAGCACCCTCTAATGGAGCAGGATTTTCAATACCTTCAGCGGACTTCTTCACTAACTCAATAGCGGCAGGGTCATTTAATGGCATATCAACTGAATTAACAGTCCATGTTGAAGGATTAGAAGCAGATACAGTATATACTGTTGGGTCTAACGCAAATCCCTTTGGAGCTTTTACTTCCTTAACATAGACAAATGGATTACTAGGTTCAACTGTAATCTTTTCTGGTGCAGAAGCATTACCATTAGCATCTGTTACTAATGTGTATAATGGTGCATCAGATAAATCAGCCTTCTTATGTACTTCGTACTCTGCTCCACTTAAATCCTGTGCATAGCACTTGTTTCCAAGTGTAAGAGATGGAATACCATTTGACTTCTTTATAGTTAAATTAATTTCTCTTGGTAATGGTTCACCTTCAGCAACTGCCCAAACAATCATTGTTAGGTTAGTATCAGGTGCTTTAGCAACACCATACTGTTGTAACCAATCTCTCCAGTTAGCACCAGTAGCACCATCACCATTGTTATAGGTTGTTGACCAACCTGTATTATCTGGTAATTCTTCTGCTGTACCTGAACGAGTTCCTGCTAGACGTAATACATTTGATTTTGAGTCGTAGGCCACCTGCATATTGTTACCACCATCCCAATAGATACTTGAAACACCGACAATTCTTGCACGACCTGTTTGAGAACGAGCCTGAGCATCAGCCAATGCCTCTCGTGCTGCCTGTTGGTAAATCTCCAAGTAAGGGCGAGTTCCCCCATATGCATTAGGATTCATCGTCTTTCCAAGCATGCCCTCAATACGAGCCTGCATGTTGTTCATGGAATCTTCATTCCAACCTTGAATTGGGTTGCCATCAGCTCCCCACTGGTCAAACCATACTGTGTAACCTGGGTTGTCACCTGTTACCTGACCACCGCCAGAACCACCAGCACCGGCACCACCGTTGGCATAAACTGGTTGGAATAAACCTGTTACCATAGATAATACTGTCATAATAGACAACATAGCTACAGTAAATTTCTTTAGTAAATTCTTCATTTTTCACCTTTCGTTTGACCTTGGGTACTATGATGTACATAATTAAGAAAAGGTCTATCTTTCTTCTTATTTTTAGACAGTGTTCTTACCCACTGATGTTGCATTTTATAAGTTCCATACATTTTCACTACATATTATATCACACAATTTGCGATTGTCAATATCTAGTTCATTCGTTTAAGTGATTTACCACTTGCAATTTCATTTAAACAAACTACCTTACAAGTGTCAATATCCTGTTGTCTAAGTGCCAGCCCATATTCCTTAGCAATAAGTAACCATGTTAGACAATAGTCACCTTGGTTCGCTTTTGGTAACCACTCTGACGGTCCTTTTGCACCCTTACTTCTATTCTCCTTGTTTAGTACAGAAACCCCAACATTCTCATCTTGTGCGAATTTATTCTTCTGCTCGTTTGACCAAGATAAATCCGAGAACTTATTACAGTAGGAAATCGGAACTATGTGGTCGAAGTCTAAAATTTTAATGTCAGTGATTTCTTTATCTGTATAAGGGTCTTTGTAAACAAATGGGTCTTTACTGATAAGGTATTGAGAAGTATAAGTATCATATTTAACTCTACTTACTTTCTCACCATCTAATGTAAACTTTTTAGCAGGCTTCTCCCAATCATCACGATTATACTTTTCTGTATTCTCATGAGTAGATACTTTAATACTATCTACCAAACTTAATATATCTTCCTTTGTTACTTTAGGTGTATTATCTTGTTCAGTAGACTGCTTAGTATCTCCTTCTTTTTGTTCTTCCTGCTTTGGTTCTTCTTGTTTTTGTTGTTCTTGCGTTGTAGTATCTGTTTCGTTTGGAATAGTTGGTGGTTGTTCTTCTGGTACAAGACCTAATTTATTGAATAGTGGGTCAAATACCTCTACAGGATTCTTTGTATCAACCTCATTACCAAAAGAACTAGGTGTATAACCACCAATCCTTAGTAATCCAACAAGTACCAAACAGATAACTAGTACTCCTAATAATTTCTTAGCCATTTAACCCTTGCTTTCTAGTTGGAGAATCACTTTACCAAGTAGACTAGGCTGTACTTCGACATTAGTAATCTTATATACACCCTCATCTGTAACTACCTCTTCTCCAACTATTAGTAGTTCTACAAATTTCCATTCACCATTTGATAACTCTACTTCCTCACACTTTTCAAATGTTAGGTCATCAACTTCTCTATAATCTATACCACCATAGAACATTGGTCTAATCATCTTATCGTGAGAAGGGATGTTCTGCAAATTCATTTAGTGGACTATATCATCAATACCTACTTGCACGGTAGCACAAGTCAAGCATTGTTCAGCGTTTCGGTTTCCCTACTCTATTTAATCAGATAGTCTCTTCGCATTACACATTTTTCTTTGAATTTGATGTAATTTCGAGTGTGCCTCGATTGTTAATAAACATAAATTAGAAATATCATTGTTTGTTTTATTGCCATCAATATGATGTACACAAAACCCTTTTGGGATTTCTGTAATACCTAAGTGTTCACACATTACAACACTGTGTAAAAACACATGTTTACTACCTTTTCTCCCAGTATACCAGTCTGGCTTTAAGATAATTAAGTAACCTTTTCCATCTGATACAGCACCAATATAGTTATGATGTTCTTCCCCACGTACACCAAACATAGGGTTTTTATCCCCTAATTTACTATTTCTATATAGTAAGTGTTTCCGTTGGTCTATCTCAAATTGAGAGAAGTTTTCCTCTATAACATCTAACACTGTTCTATATCTGAGGTGAACTTCCTCTCTAATATCACGTAATGACATTGAGGTTGTTCTAAACAAAGTACAGATTGTCTGCTTTTGTTCCTCTGATACCTTTTCTACTGGTAACTTATCTGGTAAACACTGTTTTATATTATTCTCACGAATAACTTTATTTAATGTGTCTATTTTAATTGTAAATCTGTTACACGTTTCTTTCTTTGTATGCCCAAATTCTAAATATTTTCTAATTTCTTCTATTCCATCTTTATCAAAAATAATTTTCTTCATAACATGTATCTCCTAATAGATAGATTTATGTGTGTCTTAGTTCAGGATTGTTTGAATTAAAGTTCCCCTGAGTTAACTGAATTTATAGACCCCAATTCACAGTTTTGTAGTCTAGGGTCTGATGAACTGTATCTTCCAGTCGCAGTGCCGGTAGCGTTAAACGAACAATGTATCTTATCGTCTGCCTGTCTTACACTAGGTAGTTTCTTGATATATGTGTTCAGTAGTTTTGATGCCCCTCGGTACGCTAGTAACGCCTTAGTAAAAGGTATATTTATCTTTTCTAAGACCTCTTCTCCAACTTTTCTCCCATCAATCGGTTTTATCTTCATAATATCGTATAAAACAATTGCAACTTGTTTTGGAGAAGATAAATTAACTGGGTTATCTAGTTGCTCATGTGTCAAGCACTGTTCTTTATATGGAAGTAGTTCTGTATAACATTCCTCTAACGCTTTTTCTAGTTTTTCCTCATACTTAGGAATAATAGATTCTGTGTAAGGCATATCTAAATATACCCCAGTCTCTTCCATATTTATAGTAGCATCTAATACAGCCATTTCAATATTTCTAAATACATAGTACAGATTTCTGAAATCTTCTCTCGGATGGTCTACACGTAGGAATTTTGCTTGAAATTGTTGTAACTCTCTAGTGTCAATAGCATCGTGAGCCGCATACATATAACCGACCTCAATCGGAACATATTGGAAGCCTATCTTATTGAATAAGTCTCCGAATGTTGCCTCATCTTGCTTAGACACGTATTTCCCATGTAAGTCTTTCAATTTATGTGATTCATTCTCATTTAAGATGTATCCACCTATCTGAGTATCCCACCAACACTTCAATCTAACACCGAATGTGCGTAATATCTTTCGAATATCGAAATCTGCATGATGCATTATGATATTTGCTGTTATCCTAGAAAGTGCTTGTATAATTGATTCCTTAGACAACTGATTTTCTACTAATTCTCCTGTAAAATAATCAATATGTCTATAAGGACAATAACAGGCTTTTTCACCATCTACATACAAACACAAACCAACTACAGTATCAGTAAACTCTAAACCGGTTGTTTCGGTATCAATAGATATATAACCACACTTATTACCACGTTCGATGTATTCTAACAACTCTTTTTCATCTCGTATGATTCTATAATCGTCTGGATTGTATAATCTGGCACTTTCTGTTCTAGCAAATTCGACCTTTTCTAAGAAACTTTTTGCCTTTTTTTCTTCTTTGGTAAGTTTCTTAGGTTTTTTGAGTTCGTCTAACGTTTGTAAAACTAACTCGGTATTATCTCGTCTTTTTAATCCCATCTCATTTCCTTTCTCAGACAAATTATAGCATATCACACAAGTTTTGTAAATATAGAAAGGGAGTTCATTTTAAAAACTCCCCTAATCTCTACTTTCTAATAAGTCCAATATGAGAGGTATACATCATTGCCAGATGCCGAAGTACAAGTATACATGGCAATCGGACCCGCTGGATTCTGATAATAATACTCACCATTAGATTTCTGTACTGTATAGTAGTTGTGAGCATTCCAATCTTCTGATACTTTATATAGTGTAACAACACTTCCATCTGGTTTATACCATGTTGCAGTACTTGCCCACTCAATAGCAGTAAAGCCCATATAATTATGGGCACCGAAAATCAATGGATAACCTTCACCTACCCAACAATCACCTCTATCTACAATATCTTGGAATCCTCTACTTTCTAAGGCCCAAGAATATCCACCTACATATAATCTACCATAATTACCCATAACCATAGCAGGTGCTTGATAACTTGGTTGAGAATATGTGTCATAAGATGTATTGTTAACATAAGATGTTGAATAAGAATTTGTATTAGATACATAGGCTTTTTGAGATTCTTGTGCTAATCTTTCTTGCTCTAATCTCTCTTGTTCTAATCTTTCTTGTTCAATTCTATCTTCTGCTTCTTTAATTGTTGTAGCCATATCAACTACATTTGACCATAATTGTTCACTACCACTTACCTGTTCGATGGTTGGTACAGCAGTAGAAACACCTAACTCAACTAAGTTAAGTGTTCTATCTAACTGTTGGATTGGTAGGTTAGGCAATAAAGCCAAAATAAAACTTAATAGTACGTTCATTGTTGTTTTTTAATATTCCTTTAATTCTCAATTATTAAATCTTGAAGGTAATTTTCTTTTTACCCTCTTCCTTACTTACTTCATCTGTTTTAATTGTGAAGATTTTCTTTTCTTCTTCACTGTGTTCTTCTTGTATATCTGGGATAACTTCCTCTTTATTTACACTAAGCTCTTTTGTGTTCTTAGGAACGGTAAAGGTATCTGTAAACTGTTTCTTCTTACGTGAAGGAGTTTTAGGTTCTCTGCCATATCCATAAAAACCAAATTCATCCTCTGGTTCTTCTTCAACCTCTTGGATATACTCATTTGGAATTTGTTCTACAAACCCATCAAAACACTCTTTAGGAACTTCTGCGTTTTCGTCTCCGAACTTCTGTTCCTTAAATATTTTGTTGTTGTAGGTATCTAGTCTATCTTCGTCAAACACAAAATCTCTTACTTGTTTAAAGAAGTAGAACTGTGTTTCATAAAACTCATTACCAGACATACAGAACCCACGGCCCTTTATCTGCGGCTTACTTCTGTTGCTTATCTATATCGTTTATGTAGGTCACTACTCTACACCTAAAAGCATATACTTTCATATATGTACAGACTATATCTTCATCTCTTTCGAGAGTCTACCATTTCGATTTAAGGGATTCTCACCCACTTGCTTAAGCCCTACTCCTGTTGCCAAAAATGGCTAATGGATAGTCGTTGAAGTTTTTTCTTTTCAAAACTTACCTGCTGATTGTCAATTATAAAAACACTTAGGTTTACACCATATGTCATCATCTACATTTTTTCTGTTTTCACCACTATCACACTTGTGCATATTTCATCACTATGTTGTAGTTGTAGATGCTTTACGAGTTCCCAGCAATTAGATAGAATTTTATTATTGTAGTCGTCACCAACTACCAAGACTTTTGCAAATCTTTATCGAATAATCTAACTGATGCACCATCATCAAAACCACCAACAATAATTCTCTGTTGAATATTGTTCATTTGGTCATTACTAAGAGTGCCAGCGTTTACACTTTGTGCAGCTATACAGACATGTACACCTGCGGCACGACCTAGACGTAATATCTGACCAAGTGCAGTCTTAATATCATCAAGTGCTCTGTAATCGTCACTACTCATTAAGGCATTCATTTCATCTATAAGCAGAATCATTGCCTTAACCTTAAAGTCACCAGTCGTTTTCTTAATGTCTCCCTCTTTAATATAACTATTATATCCACGATATTCAACTAATTTAGGATTTCTTAACTCATTGTTCTTTAACCCATTATAAATATCTTCAATAGTCATAAATGTTTGGCATCTTCCATCTGGATGCATCTTTGCCATCTTTTCGTAGTTTCTATCAGCTTTATCCAAATCCTGCCAAACACAGAATATCTCATCAAACTGAAATGTTCTACCAAACAATGTATAGTAGTTTACTGTCAATTTTTTAATGTTGTAGATATTATTTACCCCGGCAGTTGCCATAAACTTATAGCGTTTATCCATAAGTTGATAGAAAGCAACAAAGGCATCTCTTGCTTCATCTACCTCTAATGCTACACCAACAACACCTTTTACACCTTGTAGTAAGTTAAACTCTACCTTTTTCATATCTACACCAATCATCATAATGTTGTCTGAAAAGTGTGAAATGTGAGAAACGATACCATTTTCTGTGACAGACTTACCTCCACCCGTTCCACCACAAATCAGTAGGGAAGTAGATGGAAGAGTATTCAATAGTTTATCATCTTTAATATTATCGTTTAACTTCCAAGATAATGGTGCTACCTTTAACGTAGTATTGTTTACAGAAAGACCTAAATAAATGTTATTCCAGTCTTTTCTGCTATCATCAAACTTGTAAGGTGCAACTGTTGGCACAGGTTGTTTTGGAGTAACAACTACTTCAATATATCCTAGGTCAATATAAGTGTTTATATAGAAATAAGAGAAGTGGTCTGATAAGTCTGACATTGTATTAACAAAATCTCTCTTATCTACCTCTTTACCTGTTCTACTAAACTCAATAAATAATCTATTGTGTGTATAGAATATAACTTGTGTTCCTAAGTACTTATTGGCAATCTCTAACACCCAATCATCAAACCCACACTTGCGTAAGAATAAAAGATGTAATATTCCCCATAATAAAAAGGCAACTCCACAAATGCAGAGTGCCCCAAGTTCAATATATAAATAGTAGATACTGCTAGAAATATCTGGTAGTTTATTGGATATGCTAATACCGAATAGAATAGCAAATATAATCAGGAACGCAATTCCTGTACCAATCATTACCTTAACAAACCTACTAATTGTCAAGTGTTTAGGTAATATACCTGTTAAAACTTGTTCTTCCTTACCATTTTGCATTAAATAAACTCCTTACTTAAAGTTTCTGTGTCATACACTAACCTAACTGCAAAAGATGGTGGTAGTGGAGTACCATCAAAATCATAGTTATCCACTTCTACCATAAGAACATCTAAACCTCTGAAATACTTATCAAAGAACTTATCAGTAATAGTAACTTCTGCATTTTTAATTAGGTTTCTTTGTAATACACTACTGACTAAGGTTTCTAACATTTCAACTGTTACAATTTCCTTATTCATGTATGCACGTGTATCTTCTTTTATCTTCTTATTTAATCTCTCTAATGTTAATTCTACATCACCAGATATAATTAAATTTAAAAAATCATCTCTCATATCATACCTCACTTTTTGGAACATACATTTTTCCAAACGTACTTGCCGCTCTTGCTACTTCGGCATAAGAGTTTTCATTAAACTCATAAGACCTAACGATGTTGGAACTAACAGATACTCTACTACCATATTTACTTGGCACATCAACTACAAAAATAGTATCGAAGTATTTCTTTACAAATTGATTGTCTATAATAACCTGTGTACCTGTATAACTATAAAAATCTAAGGATTCTAATACAAAATCTACTACATCATTTGCAGTAACATAGTATTTACTTAAAGAACCCTTTTTATTACCGTGGAATCTATCATCGTTCAAAGCATTTAGTAACTCTTCGGAAACATAGAAAAATATCTCACTATCCCTCAGTCCCGCGTTTGGATTTTTGTATTTAACCATTCTTCTAACTCTAATCATCACGCTCTATATCTCCATCAAGAGGGTCAATTGGATAGACCTCAAATTCTTCCCAATTTATATATTTAGCAATATCCACCGATTCTAAAATCTTAGTGAATTTAGCAGTATTTAATTCACCATTCTCAGAGAACTTTAAATTGCCACTAGATGCAACATTACCAACAAATCTTGCTCTTAAATCAAATACAACTGTAATCTTTTTTCTCTCAATTCTTACCTGTACAGTATCGGCCTCTAAATCACTACAATTTGTAGATTCTATAATTGCCTCAACAACTGCATCTCCAATTGTAAATAACTTATCCTCACTGTACTCTGATAATGTACCTACAGAAAGAACTACAGAATTATCACGAGTTACTACCTTTGATACATATTTACCACTTCTACCTTTGGAAAATAACATTAATCTCACCTCTCTTATAATGTATCACAACAAAATTATTATTTCAACCGTTTTGTTGCAAAAACAAAAAGAAGGGAGATATTACTCTCCCTTTTCTTTCTTCTTTCGATAAATCACGTAACCAATGCCAACGATTGCAGAAGTTGCAAGAATACCGATTGCAATAGGTGCTACTAGAGAACCCTTAGAAGTCTCTTCCTTAGTTTCTTCTGCCTTAGCATTTTCTTCCTTAACTTCATTCTTCTTTTCTTCGTTTGGATTACCGATTTCTTTATCAATCTTAGGTTGTTCTACAGGTTTCTTTTCGTCTTTCTTTTCTTCCTTCTTAGAAGTTGTTTCAGACTTATTGATTGCAATATTCTTCTTAGAATTATTTACAACAACACCTGTTTCAATAGCCTTTTGACGGGCAATATACTCATCATGTGCTTTCTTAGCACTATCTAACTTAGCCAATAGGTCATTTAACTTATTAGTTTCTGTTTCTAAGATTGCCTTTTGCGCATCTAACTCTGCTAATGCCTTATTTGCTACGATATTAGCATTATTTAATTCCTCTAATGCAGTTGCATATCCTGCCTTAGCATCTTCTAACATTGCCTTAGCTTGTGCTAATGCTGGGCCTGTCTTAGTAGGGTCTAACTTGTCAAATGTTTCCTTAGCCTGTGCTAACTCTGCTTTCTTAGCATCTAATACCTTTTGGGCATCTGCTACCTTAGCAAGTGCAGTATCATAAGCAGATTGCTTTGTTGCAGTTAAAGCCTTAGCCTGTTCTAATGCTTGTGCCTTTGTTGCAGTTAAAGCCGTAGCGATATTGTAATCACTTGTAGCAGAATTTAACTTGTCTGTAGCCTTAGTTAATTCTTCTCCTGCCTTGTCAGCAACTGCTTGTAAGTTAGCAACCTTAGCAGTTAAATCTTCTACCTTCTTAGTAGCCTGTGCAACTGCCTCATCAAAGTTATCTAACTTAGATTGTAAGTCAGACTTATTCTTTTCTAAATCTTCTAACTTCTTAACTTCTGTTGCCAATTCACTCTTAGCCTGTTCTAATGCTTGGTCAGCAGTAGCCTTTTCAGCCTTAGCACTTTCAACCTTAGCATCTTGTGCTTGTGCATCTGCAATAGCCTTTTCTAACTTAGTCTGAGCATCAGCAGTTGCCTGTAATGCGTTCTGTAAGTCTGTTAAAGCATTATTTGCTTCTGTTGTCTTTACTTCAACCTGCTTGTCTAATTCAGTAGATTGTGCTTGAAGATTTGCTAATTCATTCTTAGCACTTGCTAGTTCAGCACGAGCATTTGTTAATGCACTACCATCACCTTCTAAGGCTACTTCATAGTCTGCCTTAGCCTTATCGTACGCCTTTTGTGCCTCAGCCTTTGCAGTTTCGATTTCATTCTTATACGCAATTAGGTTATCTAAGTATGTCTGTGCGTCAATTGCATTTTGTGTTGTTTCAAATGTAAAGTTCTGAATTGTTACTAAACCATAACGAGTACCAACAACATCTTGTAATGCACCCATTACTGTATATCCACGATTTACGATATTCGTGTAGTGACCATATTGACGGTCTAATGGGCTACGACCATTAAATGCTTGCTTATATGCTTCTTTATATTCTGCATCAGATAAATCCTTATGTTCATAAGCAAATTTCTCTGTTGTGTATAACCAGAATAATGAAGCATCTACACCCTTAGAACCAAATGCTAAGTTTTCGGCAACTGTATAAATCTTACTGTGTGGATTTGCCTTTGGATTTTCTTTCCAAATAGCCTCTGTAGCCGCACTACGAGCCGCCGCAGTAGCCATTAAGTAGTCATCTACCTTCAAGTCTGCTAAACCTGTAAAGTTGCTATCTGATTGACGTAACTTGTTTGTAGCAATAATGTTCTTAACACCCTCGATAGCATTGTCTAAGTTTGTACGAGAATTTCTATTTGTTGAATCTTCTGCGTTCATGAATGGGTCATTCTTATGGTCGTTAATAACCTTAACAGCCTTGTCGGAGTTATTCTTTTCAAACCAACCTAATGTACCCTTCTTGATTGCTTGGTCAGCCTTATCTAATACTGCCTTAGCAGCGTTCATTGTCTTTTCTAGTTCAGTAGTTAATGAACCATTTTCAGCATCCTTAACCTTTTGCTCAAGTTCTGCAACCTTAGAAGTCTGTGTTGTAACCTGTTGTTTCTTATCGGAAGCACTCTTCTTCGCTAATTCTAATGCTTCATCAGCACTCTTCTTAGCATTTTCTTTCTCAACCTTATTAGCCTCTGCATTTGCTTTTTCTGTTTCAGCAGTAGTCTTAGCAGTATCTAATTCATTCTTCTTAGCAGTTTCTGTTTCTACCTTAGCATTAGCAGTATCTACTTCTCCCTGCTTAGCAGTAACATTCTGTTCCTTTTGAACCTTAACTGGCTTGCCTGCCTCAATTTGAGAAGTAATATTGTCGATTTCAACTTGTAAATTCTGCTTTGCATTTGCATCGTTTAACTTAGCCTTTTCTGCTTCTGCACTCTTTAATTCTTCCTTACCACTAGCCAGATTACTGTCAGCAGTATTCTTAGCAGTTTCTGCATCTGCCTTTTCTTGTGTGGCAGTATCTACAAGTACTTTCTTAGCATCTTCATCGGCCTTAACTGTATCGTAATCAGACTGAGCAGTTGCTTGCTTTCCGATAGCATCATCTAATACTACCTTAACTTCATTTGACTTACCAGTTTCTTCATCAACCTTAGTCTGTAATTCAGCACTTTCTGCTTCCTTAGTTTCAATATCTTTCTTACCTGCTTCACGGTCATAAGCATTTGCTTGCGTATCTAATTCTGTGTGTTCAGCAACGGAAGTTTCCATATTGTCAACTGTTGCCTTTGCTGTCTGTTCTTTTTCTTGTGCTACCTGTTGATTAGCCACAGCAGTATTAGCTTCTACTTGTGCTTTATCAACATTTGCTTGTGCAGTTGTAACTACTGGTTTTTGAGCCTCTACAGCCTGCTCAGCTTGCTTTTGAGCATCTTCTGTTTCTTCGGCAAATACTGGTGTAGAAATCACTGATGTCGCAGATACACCTGCTAATGTTGCTAATGTAACCTTCGTTAATTTATTCATTTACGTTATTTTTCTCGCTTTCTGTTAGTGTATTTTACCTAACCTATGTGTATATCATAACACAATTTCCATACATTTGTCAATACCTAAGTCACTCTTTTGTATTATCAATAATCAAATCATATTGAGTATAAGAAGAATCTAATGTACTCTGTCTAATATTTTCCCCAGTTACACTATAATAGTAGTCATTTATAGTGGAGATAATATCTTCTTCTTTATCTCCTCGGTTAACCTGAATTACCGTAAAATGTTCTTCACCATTGCAATATAAGGAAATCTCAATACAAAATTCACCCTCATATACTGACAAAACAACCACTTTGTCTAGTAAACAAAGGTCTTGGTCATAAGAGTCATATAACTGCATTGGCACAATCCGTGTTTCTGTATATGCAGATTGAACCATCATTGAATTATATGTATCTGGCTTGAAGTAATTTTTAAAACGTGTCACTTTACTGGCATTAAAATAAATCATTGTCATATGTGATTACCAAACCTTTCCCCATTTTCCCAATATACTCCCTCTTCCTCATCAAAAGAATACTCATCACGAGTACTATCTTTCTCTACATAAGTATTAACAAACTCAATAAACTGTTCTCTTGAAAACTTATCTGAACCTAAAAGCTCATGAAAAGCATCTGCAAATGTGTTATCCACTTTCTTTAACTTATACTTATTAGAATCTCCAATCTGTTTACAGTACATGCCTAATAATTTACACTCTGGTTCTTTTACTACATTATCCTTAACTATCATAATCTCATCATCAAATGAGTAATTACAAATGAGTCTACCTGACAATTCAAGTTTTGCACCATTTGATAGATTGTTTGACTGTTTAATCTGATAGAGTATATTTGTTATTGCTTTTCTACTACTCTCTGCATAGGTTGTATAAGACTTATTTGTAGCAAAGATAAATCCAAATTTCTTAACTGTACCGTTAAATACAAATCTAATCTTTAGCATTATTTAATTTATCCAAAGGGTTGCTCGACAGCATATGCATTGGGTAATTTGGAACAACATGAACGAAACCACTGTTGTTATCCTTATCTATCATAAATACATCACCTGCTACAAACTTTGAAGATACCATTCCTACGATAGCTTCTCTATCAATAGGATTATCTCCTAACTGCGTTGTATCAAATTTAGACAAGAATAAACTTGCTTCTTCCATAGAACTCTTAAAAATAAACTTAGTTGCAATGTGGTTAGCAATTCCCTTTGGAAAATGACTTACACCTTGACTGGCAAGGATTGTTGCGAATCCCAAACTTCTTCCAATTACCAAGAATCTATCAATAATAGCAGACATCGCCTTATTTCCAAATAACAAGTGTGCCTCATCACAACAAAATACCGTTGGAATCTTATTGTTAGACGATAATATCTCTAATAGTTTAGAGGATAATAAGTACACAATAGCACTTGTAAATCTTTGACTAGCAGTATAGTTTTCTACACTAACTGTATGGTCTGGCAAGTCCATACCATGTAAAGAGATTACAAAGCTATCAGTTAAACTTAACTCTAATGGTTCTACGTTCTCTTCTCTTGTAAATAGTAGTTTACCATATTTACTATCGGATACTGCCTTTAATCTCGCACCTAAATTAGATGCAAAACTGTTATCACGTGAGAATAAGTACTCTGCTACATCTTGCATATCTACATAGTTTCCATCTCTTTTAAATCTAGTTACAAAGTCTTGAATAATTGGAGTAACCGCTCTTTCCTCATCTGTGGAAAGTTTACCACAAATTAACTCTATAATTGATAAAATAACAGAGGTATCTATATCCTTTAAGAATGTAAATGGATTTAACGCACCATCACGGATATTATTTATATCTACAATCTTAACATTAGGATAAACATTCTGTATTTTTATCAAGTCATTCTTAGGGTCAATCGCTAATACTCTCTGTCTTATACTTAATGCATTTGCTAAAGTACTCAATAAGAAGATAGACTTACCTGCCCCACTACCCCCAACTACAATTGTACCTGCAGGATTATTTGTCCAAATTGAACTCATTGGTTGCCATCTAATTGTTCCCATATATTCTTTCCTTTCTTACAAAACAAAAAAGATATGCATAGCATATCCACTAATTTACTCGTGCAAAATGAATTGTTGAATCATTCTGAACTAACTGTAATTCACCATCAACCATCTTAAAGGAGAATTTACCTGTTTCTAATTGATATGAACCATCTTCTTTTAATTGATAACCTGTTGTACCTGATGGATTACCATTTACTGTCATACTAACGTTCTTATCTGTAAATTCAAATCCTAATAGAATTTGGTTGTATTGTTCTTCACTAAAAATCTTCTTTAAATCTTCTAATGAGTACTTATTACCTTTTGCAGTAACATAGGATACTTCCCACTTACCTACAATAGAATTGTTTGTTTCTTCTGTAGTCTTTTCTTCCACAGGTTCACTCTTTGGTTGTTCTACCTTTTTAGGACTACAAGCACTCATTCCTAAAATCATTGTTGCACAAAATAATGTCTTTACTACTTTATTCACTTAAATCTTTTCCTCTCTCCGTCTAAAACTAGATGCATACTTTTTTTCTGACTTTTCCTAGTTCAACTACACTATTGTCATTTTGGTCTACAAAGTAAAAAATATCATCAATTGATATTAAATCACCATAACAAATATCAGTTTTCCATTCACCATCTTTATAGCTACTTACTTCGTTAAAAATATCATTAAAACCATATCCTACATCACTAAATACAAATTCCTTAAACTTGGTGGTGTATTTTAACATCCTTGCTAAATCCCAATCAAATCTTCGCATTGTTTCATAGTAGTCACCAGACCAATATCCGACGATACCATCATAGTCCATCTTCTCATGGTCTGGTTTATATACTACTACATGTCTACCAATCTCATTAGAAAATAACATTACTTATTTTCTTCTGATTCTGCGTTACTTGTGGCTTTTGAAAGGGAATCTGTTGCCTTAACAACCATCTTGTCAGCCTTACTAAATAAGCCTAACTTTTCAAACCAACGAGAAATAAAATTTCCCAATACACATCCAATTGTTGATGTAATAATTAAACGTAAATATACCATATTTTTCTATATCTCCTCTTTTTCTTCTTCTTTTTCTTCTGGTTCTTCCTGCATAGATAGTACAAAGTTTATAAACTCGTCTCTATCCATACTCTTTACTTCATTCAATACTTCTTTTAATTCTTTTTCCTTATCCATGCTTGTATTCCTCATTCGCTAGACCGTGCTTTCTGTACCAACGTAAAATCTTCTCGTTAATCTCAATTAACTCTTCCAATTGTCTGACTGAAAACCTTACATCAGGCTCATACTTGGCAGCATAGCTAAGACTATTGTACACCTTTGAATTTTGTTCAATGTCATCTAATACTCTCAATAACTCTTTCCTTGATTGCAGTTTAGATTGAGTGATGTTATCTTTAATGAAGTTTACAACAATGAATATTCTGTGTACTTCAGGATATGATTGAGTACAGTCAAATGCAATCTGCTTTAAAATAAGTTCCACGGATTGTTCAAACATATACCCAATGCATAGTAACAAATCCTTATCTGACTTTAACCTATCCTTACTATACTTATCGTATTGTGCAATACCCATTTCGTAAAAATAGGTAGACCGTGCTTCCAACATTAACATGTATCAACCACCTATTTTGCTGAGTTCTTCTTCTACAACTCTCTTCACAGTATTATCATACTGCTTCTTCATTTTGGATAAGAATGATTCTACTCTATCAATATCCTGTGTATAGAACTTCTGTTGTTCAGCATACATTGAATATAGTGTACATTCGTACCCACCACTATCGTATAGGACTTCAACCGTAAACTGTCCGAAAGATACAACCTTTTGATAGTCAAAAATTATATCTCCTACAACCGTTGAGTTCTCAATATCACTGAGTTCTCCAACTATTTTTTCTAAGAAATCGTTGCAAACCCTAGTTAGTGCTGATGCAACATAGAATTGGTTTTGCACGATATTACAGGCTCTTTCACGTGATATGGTTTCCTCATGAATAACTGTGTTATCAATTATTCCCCAGTTTACTACTTCAACCATAGTTTTTACTGTTCCATCCCTTAATACAGTCATATACATCACTATATCTGCCCTAACACCATTAAACAACCTTAAGACATATAATCCATCTTTAAGACTAGAAAATCTTCCCACCCCAAGTAACTGGTCTAAATAAGCCTCTGTATCCATTTTTGGTATCATTATTTTATCCCCCACTATTTAGTACTATATCAGTTACTTGTTTTAAGAATACCTTATGCTTTTTATTAAGTATCTCACATAGTTCTTCTTTATTATAATCCTCTGCGGACAATTCGGTATCTAATTTACTGGAATATACAGATAGATACCATATATCATCATAACGACTAGAGGATTCTACCTCTACATTGTAGATTATTAAATTAAACTCTTCTGTATTTAAGTCTTGACCTCTATTATTTGCAGGTCTATCTACTCTAAACTCTTCAACAAATTCTTCTCTTGTCTTTTCACATAGATTGGTAACTTTCTTTGAAATTGTGTCTATATTCAACACTAACTTCTCGACATCATCATAAACTAATGTTCGTGCATCTAAGGTGGTAACATATCCCTTATAATTCTTAAAAAATAGTTCAGTTCGATAATGATTATTTCCCCATGGAGTGAAATATAAATACAATTCCCCAAAGTTACTATCAAGGATTTCTAAAGAGAGAATTTTATGAGTTTCTTCTAACTTTGAATTTTCTAAAAGTTTTTCAATATCCACTATGAAAACTCCTTGCTTCTACTTTAAAATTTCCTCACCATTTAACATGTTATGATAGAGTTGCGGATTAAATTCTCCACTCTGCTCATGTGCAAAGAAAATATCCTTGTCAGAAGATGTGAGTGTTAGTAAATAACAATAAGCACGATTAGAGTCAACATCATTTTCGTATTGCTTTCTTAACGTAACAAATAAGTCAATATCACTTTCTTCTGTGCAACGGTTAGTAATTGTAGAACCGAATACCTTTATAGAAGAGAAGTATTCTCTTACCTTTTCGTCATTTGCAATCTTTTCGATTTCTAATCTCTTAATCTTACTTATCATAGCTAAATCATACCACAACTCTATATAAATGTCAATATTATTCTAAATCTAAATCAAATTCTTTTTCTAAGTACTTAACAAAATCAATTAAATCATCTGTTGGTAAATAGTTTTCAAGTGCAGTAATTACATCTGCCTCTGAAATACCACAATCACAAATGATTGTATCTAATGCTTGTACTGCTTGTTCATTTGTAGTAATCTTCATTTAATAATCTCCTTAATCTAGTGCAATACTATACTCAATGTTATCTGTGAATCTAGTTTCTAATTCTCTTATAATGGCTTTTTCTAACTTAGAATCGTTAATTCCTTCACCATCTTCGAAAATCTCAACATCTTCTACACAGAAATCTCCCACATACTCACACTCTTGGTAATAATCAAAAGTCGGTTTAGATAAATCTAATTTATATGTAGCAGTTAGATATGCGTTAAAAGTAATATTTCTAACATCCCCATCTTCATTTAATGGGCACCCATCATAAGCAGAAAAGTCCTCATCATCAATCTGAACTTCAACTGTTACTGTTATATCATCTATCCCAGTATCTACTGAAATCTCCTTGTAGGTTACATTTTTACCACCTACTAAATTGTTTGTAATTTCAAGTTGTAATGGTACTTCAATTCTCATATTTTTAACCCCTCAATTCTATTCTACACGTAGTATCTGTGGCAAGTTGTGTTTGCAAGAAGTTTTTAATTATCTCTAATATTTCTAAGTCATTTTTATCCTTTGAACCATCTTGTGTGTAATGTACATTCCAAAGAACTACATCAGCAACTGTACTGCAATCAATCTCCTGATTAAATATAATCTTATCAAGTTTATACACAATGTCAGCTTCAGCATTTACAGTGATTGGTAGTGTATCACCGTGTTCATCTTTAGGACACTCATCGAACATGGAAAAATCAAAATCTAAAATGTAGTGTCGAACATAAATGAAATAATTGTCTTTATTTTGTACAGTAATTAATTTTGTTGTTACTCTAGACTTATTTAACACAGTATTATAGAACTCTATATCAACTGGTAATTTTGCTAACATACTTTTAACTCCTCAATTTTCTTTAAATGTTGGTTAATATGAAAACGAGCATCAATCATCTCGTTTATGAATAAAATAAACTCATTTAGATTATCTCTTGAAACAATAGAAGAATCAGAGAGAGTTAATTCGGAATTAATAAATCTACATGTCCAGATTACTTTTAACTCATCTTCCCCATAGTACTCTTCCAAGAATACTTTAACTCCATCATTCACAAATTCAAAGTAAGTTTCAAAATCAGTTTCAACTAACTTATGTACCCCATTACTTACTTTATTTGCAAATTCTTTAAATGTAAACTCACTCATTTATTATACTTCACCCCACTTTTGGTCATCTCTATTATCAATTTCCACACGGTCCTCTTCAAATTCAAACTCTGTCTTATCTCTTGGAACGGTTATTTCAATTTCACCCTCTAAATCCTCTACTACTGCATCTGCACCAGTATAATCAGCATCTAAAGGAGAGTATCCCAATTCATCAAGACCACGTTTTTTATAGTAATCTTCTAAATCTTCAAACTTAGAGAAGTAGTATCTGATAAATTCATTCTTACCACCACTCTGTACAATACCCATTCCAGGATATGTTGAATCAATCGTTGTTGCTAAGTTGTTATCTAAGGCAACTAAACTTGCACCAGTTTCAGTGGCTCTTCCACAAAAGCCTCTAACCTATATACCCTTGGTTTCCCAATATTTCATCAGGGAGTAGACTATACCATCACATAATGTGTCGAGATTATAGTCGTTGAACGTCATTCTCACTAACGAGAAGTTTCGATGCGTTTGATTTCCCAATCATAAACGATGTTACCATACCGAGTCCGTTACTACTCGCCACAATATTATCACTAACATTGCTTGGTTGTTTATGCTCTAAGGGGTTTCCCGCAATTTACTCGATTTAATGTGGTCTATAAAGAATTTAAACCACAGTTGTGTGTAAATATCCTATTTCCATTATCAGTATAAATTAAGAATTGACTATCTGATGAATTTGTTGTAATACAAGCACAATCCACAGCAGGTACTCTAGATACTCTAACTAATCTAATGTTATCTTCATATCTTCCGAACCTAATATCATTCTCAATATACCAATCTTGATTAATAAATAAATCTTCTGTTTCTGTTACGTACTCATAAGTATTGTCTTTGTTTTGTACGGTCCATTGATGCACATCTGAACAAGTTACAGCACCATTTGTAAAAGTAATTTTATAAACAGTCTTAGGAGTATGTGTTGGAGTTATATCTAAGATATTGTGGAACTTATTATCTGTGCCAAACACTTTATCCTTTAAGGTAATATCTCTTAATGATTTATCTCCACTGTCTGTCACAACTAATGTATCTAATGCTAATGGATTTGAACGAATTACTGTGGGCAAAATAACAGCGGAAGGTTTCTGGGTGCAAACTATAGCGTGAATAGCAGCACTTCTTCCTAACTGAGTAATAGATGCTATCAAGCTAACAATTTCAGTCCTTAGCATATCTTGGTCTTTTGACTTCTGGTCTTTACTTCCACTTAATTGGGTTAACTCTGCTAGTTCGTCTACAATTGTAACTAACATTTTCATCTCATCGGAGTAAATATAGTTTACACAGTTGTAGTTTACTTCAATCCAATCTGTTCCATTCAAACAAACTTCAATCTTACTAATTGTTTCAGTGTTTACTAGTTTAACTAACTCATTTGCTGTAATCTCTTTTTCGACCGAGTTAACCTTCACTTTAATAATATCAGTTTCTAAGTAATCTCTACCAGTAATATACACCTTACCAGATTTCTTAGTTGGTGTATACTCCATGATATTCTTTATCTTCAATTCAGCCAATCGTTGGTTTCTACGATACATAGCCTGTTTTGCAATTCTAAGCACCTCAACCGCTTCTTCTACAGTATTCGCCACTCCTGTAATACCCTTCATTCCCTTATAGCCAGAAAACTCTGTAAACTTAGGGTCTATTAAAGATAATGCAACTTCGTTTCTATGTGCAATACCCCCATAAATAATGTTCTGAACTGCTACGGACTTACCTCCTCCAGTTGCACCACAAATGAGTCCCTGTGGTGCAACCGGTAATTCCATGTCGGCTTGAAGTGGGTTACCCATTTCATCTAAGAATTGACTCTTACCCAATTTCTTTTTATCAACTTTATCAGGCATCCAAGCAATTTCTCCTTTACCGGTAATTCCTAAAGTGAAGAATCTAGTAGGACGTAACCAACTTCCTTGCCATCTTGCAACGGTAGGTGGTTTATCATATCCTACAAAACTTACTTTTCGTTCTTCTAGGTGTAGTTCATAGTTCCATGTATATGTAGATAAGAAGTTATTTAACTGGTTCAAATACTCTGGTAAATACTTATCATCAAATGTAATAGGGTCTACTATTACATCAATTTTATTAATTGTATTATATTTATGTTCCAAAGTAAAAGGTACATTATTAAAATCTACTCCTTTACCCTTTTTATCTACTAGATTATGTAGAATCTCATAGATTTGAGTTATCTCTTCTCTAGTTTTCTCAATACGCTGTTTTCTTAATGTTGTCAAGGTTAATGTAATAGATACACTTACTAGTAAATAAGTAAGCATTACCCAAATTGCATAGTTTATAATTAGGTTATTAACAGCTTGTAATATAATCGCTACAATAAATAGACCTATTAGTAATAAACTATCCTGCCTTGAATAATTAAAATTCTCTTCATTATCTGTTGTTACATCCATAGTTATATTTGAGATATACTGTGAAAGTGATACAGATAAGAAGTAAATTAAAACATACATAATTTCCTCACTTTCTAATTACTAGAACCACTTAATTTTAAATGTTAATTCTGGATTCCACTCTTTAAATGGTGCTAGATATTCTTCTTTACTAGAAAAATACTCTTCACTGCTGTTTAAGTTGAAGAAAATTCCTTGATATTCCACCCCATAGAAATGGTTAGATACTTCTGATTCTTCGCCATTAAATGCAACTTTGAATGGTACATCATCCCCATCTTTAGTTACTGCATAAACCTCAAAGCCATGTGCCCCAGTTACATAATCGGTTAAATCCTCTAGCCACTGAGAGTGTAGTAAATGGTTTTCCGACTTTTTAACGTCTGATAAATTAAAGCACTCTTTATATCCCTTTTTAAAGAAATCTAATATTTCTCTTAATGTCATAGTATCTCCTTAAATACATACGTAATCTTGTTGTATTACAAACTCATGTGCAGCAGTAATAAATCTAACATCATTGGACTCGACAGAAAAATCATCGTAAGTATATACATCTGTTGATAACTTAGGTGTAATAACAATATTACCAGATATAAGTTCTCTTGTTCCCTTTACTTGATAACCAACTTTAAATATTAATCTTCCTTGTACTGTTGCTAACATATCTAATAGAATTGCATTATTCTCAGCACTACAAAGATTGTATGAAATCTCCAATTTTCTCATTTACACTATCTCCTCATAAAATAAATAGCACAACTTTACCACTTACTAGAAGCAGTTCCATTATTGCCATACCAAAATTCCAAACGTTCTAAGGAAGTTGTTAGTCCACGTCTTGTCATAGAGTATTCCTCAACAACCTCTTCTTGCCCGATTCTACAAACTCCTATGCGAACAGTGTAGTCTGATTCTTGCCATACAAAAATCTCTGCTTTATCTGTATAGAATCTAGCTACTCCACCTTTATCATCTCTCCATTGAAGTTTAAAACTCGTAAGAATTGCTAACATAAGTTCACAATACTCTTTACAAAAGAAGTGTACTGTTATCTCACTTTTATTAAACATCAACACTCTCTACTTCCTGATAGATAGTTAAATTATTAACAAAGTTAGTTGCAATCTCAAAATACTCTTGTTTCATATAACTAATAGGTTCAAAGATAAAATCTTCTTTTTTATATTCCTCTTTCAAACTATCAAATCTTGTCTGAATATCAAACTCTAACTCTTTTCCTTTAGAATCTACTGCTTTAAATGCAAAGTTTAATGTACTACCTCTTAAAACAACATAGGTAATATTAACTGACTTAAATCCCTTTGCACATCCCTTATATATAAACTGTAATGCTTTCACTATAATATAAGCCTTTCCACTTTTAATACTACTTTTCTACCAATATATTCCATTCAAACTCTCTTGTATGTCGATTTCTTGAAACGTGAAATCTCCATAGAAAAGATTTCGATAAAACCACTCTCAATCTTTTCAGGATTCTATTATTAATCTTATTGTTTTGCTTTAATTCTTATCACCATCACTCATGTTTCATAACTTAACAGTAAAACATTCGTTCTAACAAGAGTAAGTAATAGATTTACTAACTAAGTTATCCACAATATCAACTGCGGTAACGAATGACAAGGAAAGAGAACTGACACAATATGCCTATCACAATCAAGTAATATAATTATATCAATTCTCTTAACTTATTAAATTCTCTGCGTCTAACGGAACGCATAAGTTCTTCAAACTATCATATTAACACTTAGAGATGTTATCCCTAATACATGTACTCTCAATCCACACCCAGAGAGTTTAAAACACATGTAAAATAAAAAAGCATTGTTCCCAATGCATAAAGATTACTATTCTTTTTCTGTGGTTACCTATGAGATTTCTTTCAATCTCGCCTAGCAGTTTTTGATGTGAGTTGGTTGTCTTATTTTTACGGACAACACTGACGATGATTCTCTAACATGATGAACGAGAATTACACCGAGCCACTTATCTACCAACGGGGGAGGCTAACCTACGAGTTCTACTTCCATACAGTAAAAACCTTGTTACAGGAAATAACACCTATGCTCGCTTGTGCTATTTTTACGGAAAATTGTTGCAACCTAAATTATTTGATACTCAACCCATTTAATTCTTATTGCACACTACATTATAGCAAATTTCACAATTTCTGTCAATAGGTAATTTATAAATTTTGCACCAAATTTTGTATAGTTTTGGGTGCAAACTAATCGTCTAAATAAAAGTTCTCATGCTCGGAAGAAAACTCAGCCTCAAAGTCAATCTCATATGAATCTTCAATATATTCCTCATCTGTTGCAAGTGGCATATCACTCACAAATCTCTCATCTTTTAACTTTTTAACTAAATCCTCTTTATCTTTTGCTTCTACAAACACATGACCAAACACTCTATATGTTACGGGTACTTTATATTCCATTATTCATCTCCCATTGTGTCTTTATCTACTAATTCAAACATCTCAGCAGAATACTTCTTCATTCTTACAATTTCTCCAAGTGTATAATCTCTTGGGTGTTTCCCAATTAAGTTTAACTCATCTCCATCAACTGATTTTGGAATAATAAGATTGACAAAACCGCCATCGTCATCTCGCTCAAATAATTCCTTATATTCTTTGTATGAAATCATAACTACTTTTCTTCCTTAGTCACTGATTTCTTCTTGGTTGATTTCTTAGTCGATTCTTTCTTTGTTGGTTCAGATTTATTTACTTCTTCAAAGCAAATATTTGCTAAGTATGCACCAATAAATCCACCGATTATACTACCAATCATCTTATATTCTCCTTATCTAGTAAAAGAAAGGGAGAAATAAATCTCCCTTTAGTCACACACTACATTGTCTAAATGTTTGTATCTATTACCAACATCTTGACTTCTTCCCTTATTTGTCTTTGGATAGGAAGAAATGTATCCACAAGTTCTATATGCATAGGACATTTTATCTGTATCTGTATTACCACAACATGTACAAGTAGGTTGGAAACTTCCATCTCCTTGTTTTACCATGTGTACCATGTTATGTGCCCCACACACTCCGCATTCTGAACTCTCTACATTAATTTCTGAATACTGCACATTTTCATAGATATAATCTACTATTTGTTCCATAGCACTTAAATTCTTTGACATATCTACAGATTCAATGTAGGTAATTAATCCACCTGGACTTAGTAATTGGAAATCCTTTTCAATCGCCAATTTTTCAAATGGGTTGATATGTACCCATACAGGAACATGGCAAGAGTTAGTAATGAAATCCCTATCCTCACCATCTAACTTAATGAATACATCTTCACCAAACTGTTTCTTAATCTTAGTTGCAGTTCTATATGTACCACTTTCATATGGTGTACCATAGATAGAGTAATCAATATTCTCTTCTGCTTTCCACTTATTACATAAGTCATTCATGTGCTGCAAGATGTTTTTTCCTAATTGTCTTGCTTGTTCGTCCTCATAAAAATTCTTACCTGTTAATGCTTTAACAGTTTCATATAGACCAGAATATCCGATACTAGAGGTCATATATCCACTATGAACCAACTTTTCTAATGTATCTTCTGGCTTTAATCTTGCGTAAGCTCCGTAAACCCATAAAATAGGTGCTACTTCTGCTTTAGTCTTACATAATCTATCGGCACGGACTTTCTGCATTTTGTGTGCAAGTTCCATATATTTATCTAATAATGCCCAGAACTTGTCTAAATCCTTAGCTGCTTCTAATGCAGGATAAAGAATATTTACAGTAGTGACCCCTAAATTTGCGCGGCCGTAGTATTGATGACCTTTTGTCTCTTCCCATGTATTGTTATTTGAAAGATTTTCATTAAAACGACATGGAGTTAGGAAACTTCTACACGTTTTTATCCTATATCACTATAGGTACTGACTATATCATAGTGGTATAAACCACTCCCATACGCTTCCACTACACGATTAACTGTAGCGTACTATTGACTTTTCAGCCAACACCGAGTTTTTCCCTCGAAAATAGTCGATTAACTTTTGCTTATAAATACTTAAATTCCCAAATTGTATAATTTTTGTGAGTTCCTCTTAGAAAAGTCTTTATTCTATGTCTATCAACTCCAGTGACTTTCTCTGCATATCTCATTGAGTTACAAACCACACTCTCATTTGATTGAGTATTTGTAACCAATAATCTTACTTTTACTGTTGGAACACTTCCTGTTTGTTTTTGTGCATGTAATATATTTTCTCTGTGAGTAGAACGTTCCAAGTTTTCTAATCTATTATTATGCTTGTTGCCATCAATATGATTAACAACTTGTGGATTTCCAAGAAATGTTTTCCCCATCAAACGATGAACACGTTTTCTGTATTTCTTTCCCCTACAGAAAAGAGTAATATGTTCATAATCATCAATTCCGATATAACTATGAACAAGTTTATTTTTCTTTATATTATACACTTTTCCTTCTTGTGTTATTGCAAACTCTTCAAAATTTGGGATTTTATAAGCTATTAGCACAGATTCATCTATTGTTAAATAGACCTGTCTGTTAGCATTACTATTACTCATAGTAACACACCCACACTTTCTATGTGGTTCATATAGGTTTTAAATGGGCTATAGATTGTCTTACCCATTGGTGGATATACATCCCCCTTATTTTCTAACATAATCTTTTCTGATACATAATCAGGACAAAGTCTTAGGTTAGTACATTTAACACTTAATCTCTTTAAGTAGTGATACTTAGAGTTACTATCCATAATATACTTATCCAAACACACAATTAGCTTAGGAAAAGCAATAGTAATAGGTACTCCAAACTCATTCTTAATACCTTCAATTCTCTGATTTAGCACTTCTTCAATTAGTAATGCTAGGTCATCTCTTTCTTGTTCAGTCTTTGCCTCGCCTAAATACATGAATAGACTTATAAACGGGCTTTGCCCGTTGGTAGAAGACATACTATTTACTTGGTAATTGAAGATTTGAATAGCATCTTTTATTTCTCTCTTTATATCAATCTCTACTAACTTATCTGCCAGTTCTTTTGGAACACCTGCATCCTTGTATTTATTTATAAATCTCTGTCTTGATTCATTTACAAATGGTGCTAAGTGCGATAACGTTACTGAAATTCCACCGTACTGAGCTGAAGATACAGCAACAATTACCTGTGTGGCGATATTAGTTGCAGTTGTTAAACGGTGTGGTTTTTCAATTAATTTACCATTTAACACTGTTCCATTCTGTAATACATCTTCTAGGTTTAATAATCCACAGTTGTTGCGGGTTGCTTCTGCTAGATAATCTTTATCGTGTACATAGATTGCACCCAAGTTCTCTGCTTCTTGAACATCTCTTGGAATAATGTATCTATTGGCAATATCCTTACTAACAATTCCTGCAATATAATCTCTTTGAGTAGTAATTAACTTAGCGTTCTTGTTTGTGTTTTCTGTTGCCCAATCCTCGTTGTTTCCACCAACGAGGTCTAAGATTTCTCTGTCTGTGTGACTACGTACCAAATCTCTGTCATGTCGATATTTAATATATTCTCTTGCTACATCTTTTCTCTTAGTAGACATCAATCCATTTTCTACCATGTCTTGAATATCTTCTACAGAAATCATTTCTTTATTGTTATTTAATACTTCTGTTTCAATAAAGTTAGCAATATTAAGGGCTTTTTCTTTTGAATACTCAGTTAATTCATTGTCTACACTCTCAAATGCTTTCTCTACGGCTGTTTGAATCTTTGTTTTGTCGAACTTCACTCTTCGACCATCTCTTTTTTTAATAAACTTCATCTGTAATTTTTCTCCTGTTATTTATATAGTTTTGGAAATTGCAAAATTACTTACAATTTTAGAGGAATTGGTCAATGTTATTTACACTTAACTTCTCAACCTTTTCCTCTGGTTGTTCTACCTTATCAACAATCTTATTTGTTTCAACTGGTAGAGGGGTTGAAACCTTTGTTAAATCTACTACATTACTATCTTCTTGCTCTTCCTTATTGTTAATATTGATATTAAAACTATAAGGTATTATTCTAAATACCTCTTGGTTTCTATTCTTTGACAATAATTGGAACTTGGAAATAAATAATGCAGTCGGTGATTTACCATTCTGAGGCTTTTTCAATGACATAATATCAAAACTCTTATCAAACTTCTGTACCCCTGCCAACATTTCTGCTGTCTTTTGAGTTGCACCTGCAAAGATAACGAAGTTATTAATTGTTCCTAATATTGATTGTACAAAGTATTCACCACTTGACATGGCAATCTGGTTAATATCCAATAGACTGAATACAATCTGGATACCACCACTTCTACCCTTTTCTAGCAAGTCTTTAATAATAGTACTGTTCTCAATTGTACCAAATTCATCGACTGCTAAGAGTAACTTAGGTGAGTATCTCTGTCTTGTACCTCTATCCATTAAGTCTTGGAAAATCATAGAACTTAGACTGGTTGCCAACTGTTTATTTGCAGACACAAAAGAGAAACAAACAACAAACTGTTTAGTAGTGTTAAAGCTAAACTGTTTCTTATCTTGTGCAAATAAATGCTTTGCTCTCGATGTCATAAGTATCTCTAGCTGCTTTTGAAGAGTATATAAACCATCTCTTTCATTTGGTTCTGCTTTATAATTCATTAAGAAATCAGATAGACCTTCTAAGTAGTTTCTAGGGTCTCCTGTCTGTTTTCTCCACTTATCATACTTTCTGATAGCGTTCTGGATTGCTAGTTGAGTAGATGTTCTATAATGTTCATCTGCGCCACTTACATCCCAACGTCTAGTATTCATTAAAGCCTCAACCTTACCAGTTTCATTTAAGTTGATTAATGGGTCATAACAGAAATCGCAAGTGTCAATAGAGAACTCATAGAACTCTACATTTAATGCAATTGCAATACTTCTTAAATGGTCTACAATGTCCTTTTCTCCCTTATAATCGAAGAAAGCGATAGAATAACCGTCTTTAATACGCTGATTCATGATTGACTTAATTAGGTAAGACTTTCCTGAACCACTTGCTCCGGTTACAAGTGTATGACCACTAAGAGTGTCATCGTTTAAACCAATCTTCTTATTGTTTAGTTTTAATTCTTTATAATTCGTAGGTAATATTTCCCCAATTACAACCTCTTTGTCTTTTCGCTTTTCTAGTTTATTAATTGCACCAGAAACACTTAATACTTTGTCATTGTAATCTAAGTAACTTACTTCTTCCTCTACAAATCTTCTTTGGTATCTGATATATAACAATGCAACAAAGCCAATCACAACCCCAATAAGTAGCCATGTATTTAATAACATAGTAAGTATTGTCAGTGATTGAATAAGTATAGCGATTGCTACTGTCATTTTCCTAGACTTTATAATATTGAAAATGGTTACGATAACTATAAATGCTATCCCAACCCCTAGTTTTATATACAATATGTTATCCATAATTTCCACTCCTTTTTTTGTCAGGAATTATGGTCTTAAATAAATTCCTGTATCTGTAATTTCAAATCTAATCTTATTAATAAGATTACTCATAAATTGTGCAATAGAGATACCAAGGTTTGAAATTGTTTGAAACAGTTTCACCTGATTTACACCACCTAGTAATATAAACAATACTAGACCGATAAAAAATGCTGTACCCACTATTGTAAAAATCAGTGTTCCAATTCCAGATGGTAAGCCAATTCCACCACCAGAAGAGCCACTAGAACTTTCTCGTCTTACACCTTTACTTTTTGGTAACTTCACAAAGTTTCTCCCCCACTATCTGTTTTCTTAAAAAACCACCGTATTCTCTACTATCCTTACTGTTCTCTCGATTATCGCCCAAACAGAAGTACTCGTTATCCTTAAGAGAATACTTAAAATCCTTTGTATAGCCATTGTTGTAACTATCTTGGACTTGTTTCCCATTGATATACAATTTATTATCTTTATATTCAATAGTTTCATTTGGCAGCCCGATTACTCTTTTAATGATTTTAACATTATCCACATTAACTACAACCACATCAAATCTATCAATATTACTGAATCTGCTACATAGTGCTAAATCACCGTTACGAAGTGTTGGGAACATACTATTTCCCACAATACGAACTGGATAGAATACAAGTACAATACCAAGAACCAAAAGGGAGAACACAATATCTCTTATCTTCATTGTAGCATCTCCCCTGTTTTCAACAATAACTTGCCTTGTTCTTCTTCATCAGAGATAGAGTAGTTAGATAACTGCATTGCAGGTGGTGTATATGGCAATAGATATAGCTCACAACTTCCTAATCCACCAACAACATCAAATGCATCTCTGACCATCTTAGCAATACGAGCAGTACCACAGAAGTATAATAATGTTCCGAACTTAATGTTGTCTTTGTAGTTTTGCATAATTTGCTCATACTTCTGCTTTGTCTTTGGACTTAACTCAATTTCAATCGCAAATGACTGAGCCTTACCATCTTTTCTAGGTAGTGGAATAATAACATCAGGTGTTTGAACAATAACTTTCTTACCATAAACAGATACAATAGGGAAAGCAGTAAAATCAGAGAACTCCGTAGTGAATTTTGCACCACTCTCAATCTCTGACATGATTTCTCTATCTCTTGATACTAATTCCTTTGTATCATATCTATTTAATCTAAAATGTGTTTCTCTTAGAGCCAGTGTTCCCACTTCACCATTACAAGTAATTCCAAGAGGATGATATACAGGTAGTAACTCTTTCTCCTTAATAATTTGCCACATCTCAGATTTCTTATTACCCATGTGTAAGTCAAAAATCATCTGTTCTTCTGATACAGTATGATTTAATAAACCAAATGGAACAGCAATATAATTGTCATTTTCTATCTGAAATAAATCTAATAAGAACTTGGTAGGTCTAACGTATACTCCCATTGAAGTAGTTTCTGTCCAAACAAGCCCAACGTCAATCCAATTTAATATTGATTGAAAGTAATCACTTCGATGGTATATATCAAACCATTGTTGTACCAACCATACTGGTGCAAACTTAAAATCTGCAATAATATATAAGATAACCTCTTCTAACTTATATAGTTCACAAGAGTTATCAATCGTCTTAACTACAATATGGTCTGAATACTTTTCAATATTCGGTGTTACTTTAGGATGTCTATAAAAAGAGTTTCTGACTACTTCTGCATCTTGTAATCTAAGTAAATCAGTAACTCTACTCATTATTTCTTACCAACCTTTTTTAAATGCAAAATGCTGTATAAATAACCGATTGGCGGAATTACCCATAAAATAGTTGACCACTTCTTAGTGTACTTCTTACTAAACTTATACATTAGTCCTAGCCATAAAGCAATCATTACAACAGCGAACACCAATAGCCAATACTTTGTGTAAAGTGATAGTGTTGCAACACTCTTTGGCACTAATACTTCTAACTTCGTTGTATCCCCAATTGTAGCCTGTGTGCTATATGTTCGTAAAATAAACATTTCTACACCTAGACAGAATATGTAATATGTATAGAAGATTGGTGTAAGAAGTGCTACGATAAACCCTAATGAACTATCCTCGACTGCCTTACCCAATACAAACTTATTATATAGTGGAATTAATGCTTTCCACCACTTAATACCAATCTCGTTAAATAGGATACCCCTAAGAATGGTATCCACAATAAAAATTCCTAATAAAACGTTAATCATTATAACTTCCTCTCCAAATTTCTTTTGCAATTACAATTACCTTATCATCTCCACCACCGTGAATACACGTTTGTAAGGTGATGAATTTATCCCCTTGATGAATAGGGTTTAAACTTGTAACGGATGTATGACTATTTGCAAAGTCTAACCAATCTTGTAACATCTGCTCTGTAAAGTTTAATGTTTGATGGTTAAATGCGTCTAAGTCATTATTTTTGATGATATAACTAATCTGGTATCTTCTAACTTCATTTTCCGTGTAAAACGTTAGATAACTGTTCTTCTTATACTCATCATAGTTTCCTAATAAAGTATTCAAGTTAGAAAACTTCTGTGTACCAGCATATACCCCGGCATGTCCATAAACAACTAAGTTAGTATCATCTAATTTGTTGTCTTTATTCATAAATACTGTTCCAAAATCATTATATCCATGATTAATGTCATGGTACAGATAATATGAATTGTTTGTTGTTTGTACAACAGGTTCACTAATTAACCCACTGTCAAACTCTAAATATCCAATTACATCAGAGTTTACTTCTTTCATTCGTGCCAAATCATCTTTTGTAATTGTCTGTAATGAAAGTTTAGGGATAGTAATATCCCCTGCTGATATAGTTGTTTCTTTTGTATCAATTACATTCTTGATAGAATTAAGTGCCTTTTGTTCATCTGCGTTCTGCTTATGTATTAAAAACAGGTTATATAAAGAAAACATAAGTACACCAATTAGTGCAAGAACAATAAATGGTTTTAATTTAATCTTTTTCATAGTATGTTTCTCCTCACTAAATAAATAGCATAACTCACCTATATGATGGTCTAGCCGCAAAGGTATTCAATGTAGGCTTATAGGTATCCATCATAAACTGCTCCATATAGGTTATTATACCATTAAACTCAGGTGTTTGTAAATACTTTTTAGGTATTGTACACAGTCTTACAAACTTTAAATCTGACAAGTTATACTTCTTAGCCATCTCGTAATACTTATACTCTACCTTATATACCTTTAATCTCTTATTCCATGTTTTTAGACCTATTAAGTGCTTTTGTGCTTTCTTAAAGTTCTCTTTATGTTGTTTTACTCTTGTAGCGATATTAACACTCTGACCTACATATAAACATTTTCCTAATCCAGAACCTTTTTTAACAAAGATACCATATATCCCTGATACATTACCTATACGTTGAATATATCGTTCTTGATATTTTCGTGTCTTATGTTTTAATCTCTTACCAAATATCTCATCTAAATAGGATAAAGTCTGTTTGTTCTTCGTGTACTTTGGTTTCTTTAATTCTTGACACTTTAAACAGTGGTAGTTTTGAAATTTTGTCTTTCCGTGTATTTTACATACATCTGTATATACATCGTCTTTGTGAGTATAACAGAAGTTATACATTGTCCTGTTCTTGCAGCCACTATGTAAACACTTATGTAATCTACTCACAGTCAACTACACTATTATATACACGTTCGACATATTCAAACATTGCACCACCATTTGTAACACATTGAATACCAGAAAGTCTAGTTAATTCCTCACAAAATTCAATAACTCGATATTCTGTATCTTCATCAATAACATTAAAATTTCTATCAAATAGTAGTTCTCGTTCTTTTCTTAAATCCATGATATAGTTCCTTTCTAATAAACTGTAACTGTAGTACTTACAGAAGTACCTGCAGTATTTGTAAATGTAACTGTATATGTGCCTGCAACTGTTAAATTTACTGATGCAAAATTAACTGAAACAGAGTATCCAGATGATACCCCACTTGTAAGTTGGTCAGATAATACAGCAAAACTTGTTCCAATAGGCACAGATACAGGATGTACTCCTACAATGTCAGTGCCTGGCGAATAACTAGGTTGAGTATATGTAGGTTCTGTATATGTTGGTTGGTCATAAGAGGGCTGCACATATGATGGTTGTGTAGGTTCTACAGGAGCAGGTTCTACCGGTTTATCCTTAACAGCAATTACCAATGTCTTACTACTCTCATTACCTGATTTATCCTTTGCAACATACTTACACTCTACACTATCCCTTGAAAAATCTAAGTTAGTTGGATATTCAACTGTAATATCTTCTGGTTTATCATAATTATCTACCACAGATGCTACATAATTCTTAGAATCAAATGTTTGTGTATCTACGTCTCTTGTTAATACCAAACTATCCTGTGTTAAATTGATAGTAGGTGCTTCCTTATCTACCACTTTAACCTTTAAATGTAGTTTCGTCTCTCTTACAGAGTTGGTAGAAGTATACACCAAATCATATTCACCTAATTTATCTAGTTTAGGTGTGCCTGGATAGGACACATTTACTTTATCGCTATTTACAATACAATACTTCTTGACATCTAATTCTGTGCCAACATCAACTGTAATCTCTTGTTCAGTTAGTATAGCACTAGGATTTACTACATAGTCATATATCTGTGTTCTGTATTTATATCCTACAATGCTGCTACTTACAAGTCCTACCAACAGACCTACCAAAAGGTATCTAGCATAATGCTTTACTTGCTTTTCCCCAATGGTAATATCTGCTCGTTTATAGTAATACCACTTTTCCAAAATTAATTTCCTCCCTTGATGATGTTAGTTATTCATCATCTTCAACTTCCTCAAATAAGTGTTTAAATTCTGACACTGAGTTATCTTCTAACATTTCAGCGTATCTTTCAACAATTTCCTCTTGGTTATCCATTAATTCACTCTTATAGTCATAACTAGACTTAGAATCTAAATTACCATAGGCATTAACTCTAACATAATCATCCATGTAATTATAGTGCCCAAAGCAAACTGCTCGTACAGCGCTCATCATGTCATCCTTATATCTAGCTCTGAAAAAATATTCGTCATTCTCATAGTAGTAATATTCTTCTAAACTGTCATCATATGAAGAACATTCACGTACCATTCCTTCTAATTCACTGATACCAACTTCTTCGTCAATTAACTTATATACCATATTTATTCTCCAATTTCTTTTAATATAATATCAATACAATGCTCAATACCTTTTTCAAGATATAAACTTACTAAATCTTCTTCTATAACTGCTCCATTAACTGCTACAGCGTATTTATAATCATTACCGTTCCTAAGAAGAAATGTCTCTACCTCTGGCTGGTACTCTAACTTTTGAATCCTAGAATCTTTGAATACTGCACATTCAAATTCCCCTGCAATTAGATACTTATAGTGGAAAATTAATCTTAATATTGCTTCATCATCGTCTACCCCACGTTCGCATGGATAGACACATATACGTATGTCAAAGTCTTCATCTTCTAATCCTCTACTTTCACAGAGGTCATGGAGATATTCTAACTTCTTCTCTATATAGTCGGAACAGTCAATATATTCCTTAAAATTCACCTTTGCCATAAATTATCTCCTACCAGTTTGAAATTGTTACAATCATTAGTATGATTACTCCTACACCAGCAACTAAGTCTATAATAGTATTTACTGTACCACCAGTAGTTACTGTAATAGGTAATAATCTAATTTTCTTCCACACTTTTCCTTCCCAGAAAAATGGGAATGGGAAAAATAAACATACACCACTATCTGAAAATGCATCTTCAAATAAATGTGCAAAATACCCAAAAGCAAATAATTCCCCTAACAATCTTATATTTGTATAAGTTGTAGTAAATATGTAAATTATAACAACAGTTGGTAATATATAACGCAAGTATTTTGGCACTTTCACTATCTTATTAATGCTAGACAATATCATAGCACTACCAATAAAGGCTGACATAAATGCCAGAATAATAAATAAAGTAAGTACAGAATTGTTTAGTAAGAACTTATCTAATTCTCCAACCTCAATACTTGTCTTTATGTTTGCAAATATCGTATAGTTACCAACTGGTAGTCCGAAATGGAATAATAAAAATAGTCCAATTGCTACAATTGCTGTATGCCATAAATATCTATGTTGTGTAGGTTTACCTTCTCTATTAACTGGAGGTCTATCCTTTTTACCATGATACAATGTCCAAATTGTCTTACTTGTAGTCTGCATAAATAAAGTAAATATTGTAGATAATGGGCCTAGCATATATGCAGAGTTATGTACGTCATCTAAATCTACAAACAACGTACCACCAACGAATATAACAATTCCAACAATAAATTGTAGCCAACTACTCTTTAATTGAGTAGCATAGTCCTGTATAATATCCACAGGAATTAACATCAATCCAAGTAAAAGTATCATGGATAGTAAAAAGTGTGTTCTACCCATGAACCCATCGGATTTCATTTTTAATATCTTCTTTATCAAATTAAATTCCCTCCTAAAAGAGAAAGAGGTAGATTAAATATCTACCTCTATTCATCATCGTCATCAATGTCAATAGGTTGTTGGAACATATCTCTCACAGCATCCATCTTACCAGACTGAGTAGTAGGCTCATCTTGAACACTATCTAATCCCTTAATTGAGAATACCGGTTTCGAATCCTTATCCAACCCATTTTCCTTCTTCCAAGTTTCTTTTGCACCTGCAATGAGGTCAGCATACATTTCCTCACTTGTCTTTTGCACAACTTCACCCTTAGTTCTTACTTTATCTACAAGTTTTCCAGATTTAGTTCTATTATTATGATACTCAATAGAACTCATCTGTTTTACAACTGCCATGTTATCGGCTTCTGTAAGTTCTTGACTTGATGCAACTCTATGATTCTCTAAAGCCCATAGTTTCTTATCAAGCAACATTCTGTCCTTAACTTGTGTTCTATCCTTAGTATCAACACTCTTTAATAGACCAGTATAATTCTCTTTGAGTTCATCATACCTTTCTTCTTGTGCTTTCAACTTTCTGTTTTCAATCATAGAATCTTGTAATGTTGCCTTAACTTTCTGTGTTGCAGATTTCTTATCAGACAATTCTTTACTTAATCTTTGCCTTTCATTTTCTTCTTCTACACTTAGTCCACCTACTCTATCATTATAATATGTAAATGACCTTTGGATAGAATCTTCTAACTTCTGAGCATTTAAGTACTTCTTGTGTAATGCAATTTCTGTATCATTCATTAATGAATAATCTGCAACACCAGTTTCCATATTAAATGCACCATTAGTTTCTGCAACAGCCTGTGTGGCAATATCGGTTTCCACTGCTCTAATCTTATCTACATAAGCACTTGCATCGGAAGAACGTAAAGCACTATTGACACTTGTCTTATTTTCACCAATCTTCTTGAATCCATCTGCAATAATGTCGAAAGTAGATTTTGTATTGATTGGATTTTCTTGTAACATGTTTTCACCAATACCTGCAAGTGTTGATATAACCCCCTTACTCTTAGTAGCAAAGATTGGTGTACCATCTTCCTCATATCCAACAACAACTTTCTTACCCTTAGATGCATCTTCCTTAACAGAATGTAATTTTTGTCTAGCCCAAATCTTAGCATCGCTCTTTAACTTAGCAGATTCTGGTGAGAACTGTCTTTCATATCCACGTAAAATATCATCTATTGAACGTTCAATAAGTGGATTAAATTTCATCATAATAGCAAGGAAAACAATGGCAATTACTAAGAATATAATATTTCCTGTAACCATTAAGGATACTACAAATATAATCAGGTCAAAGAAAAGACTTAGGATAGTAACTTTGATTGTTGCCACTAGGAATATGCCTAATAAGCCTTTACCAATAGATACTGCTTTCTTATTTGTTGTTAGAATTAAAATACCCGCAATAGGCATAGCGAGTACCCCTAACAAAATACTCATCTTAGCAACCGCTACCTTAAATGCATATTTGGCAAGACAGTATGCCATTAGACCAAATGTAGCCATCAATAACAACATCTTAACAATACCAAATCCGATAGATGGTCTAGCTAAGGACAGCATAATATTGGTAATATTAGATTTTACTTCATCGTTTCCATTATTATATAATACTTGCAAATAAGTTACCATTGAGGACAACTTAGAATCCTGTGTTTCTGAAATTGTTGGAAGTTCATTCTTACTCAACTTCTTAGCACTAGAATTAGCGAACCAGAAATAGTACCCTAAGTTCTTATCAACTGTAGTTTGGTCTGATTCACTATACCCCTCTAAGTACTTCGTTGCAATTATGCCATTCTCATCTCCAAGAGATTTAAAGGACAATTCACTAATATCATCAACCCCAAACTGTGTACAGATTTGAGAATCAATGTATGCTTTATTAACTGATGACATCTCAATTGTAGCATTTGTTCTATTTGTATCTCCACCTGTAATACTTGTATAGAAAATTGTACCATCTTGCATTGTTGGATTGGCACTTATAAGTACTTTATTTACAAAGGTTGATAATGATGTACCAATTTCCGTTGGTTTTCCTAAAATAGCAGTACCAACAATAATAAACCCAATCAAGGCTACAACAAACACATCACTAAAAATATCCTTTGTCTTAGTGTGTCCAAAAATAAAGTTAAATGCTGTTGCAATAATTGAAATAACCAATGCTACTAATGCGAACATCATAGCAGGTGCAAGTCGTAATGTACCATCTGCACCATCTGAAACAACAAATAACTTTACAAGTAACTCATTTACCTTATCCAACTTTAAGGCATCCATAATTACACTAATGTTAATATTCTTTAGTTGGATAATGATACCCATAACGGATGTGGTTATTCTAGTAAATAATGATAAGATAGAATATACCCAACCAAAAGGGATACCACCTACATTAGATAAAGCAAATAATCTTAAACTTACTACCTTTTCTCCATTAACTGCTTCTAATGAGTTAATTGTCTGTTCTTTATTTTCTAGTCCTGTTTTTCCCCAATAATCTTCATTATCAATAGATGGATTATTCTTCTGATATGGTAAGTTTCTCATACCAGAAAAAGCATTACCGTCCGAATCGTGAGTATTACTATAAGGTATCTCACCTACATATCTAACAATATCTTTACTAACACCATATAGTAAGTCAAATCCAACTTGATTAATCTGAATATCACCTTCCCCAAAAGGGTATGTGTGTTTAGTTGCTAAACTGCCACTATTTGTATTTTCAAAAACTTCTTCTAGGTTCTTGGTAAATAATCCATCTTTTTCCTTAAACCCACTACCTGCACTTACTTGTAGACTGGTGAGTAGTATCACCAAGATAAGCATTAGGTTTATAAATATCTTCTTTAATCTCATTCTCACCCTCTACCTTTCTCTCTAATATGCAACATTTAGCATATTTACAACTTCTTTATATTCTTCAAAAGATAGTGAGGTTAGTTCATAAGTTTTATTACCAATAAACACCTTAATACTATTATCTCTTGAAACAACTGCACATAAATTTACATCATTAATAGAATATACTCGTATTTCATTGAAATCTACATCTGGATATGTACTATAAAAATAATGTAAGAAATCATTATATGGTTCTCCTGTAATACCCTCTAACTTTGAGTATGTGGTTGCTACATTAGATAGATTTCCTAACTTATTAATTACTTCTTCTTTTGTCATAGTTCCTGTATCTTCAACCTTTGATGTTGTATATTCTTCCCATACACCATTTTTATAGATGTATTCTTTGTTTCCTAATTCTTTAATTAAATAGTTATTATCGTTGGATAGCCTATATGTTATACCTTTTATAGTCTTTTGTTCTATAATACCTACACCATCACTTGCGTTAGACCTAGCAATAAACAGTTCTCTATACAGATTATTAAGTTCACTATCAGATAGCTCTTCTTGTACAGATGGTTCTGTTGTAGGTTGAACAGGTGTGGGAACTTCTGCTTCATTCTCAACCACCTTTTTATGTGATGTAAGAGTATATAAGAGTATAGCACCAACTAACACTCCTACAACCATAATACCAATAATAACTGGTTTCTTAATCTTTCTCATATTACTTTATACTCCTAAACGGGCTTTGTTCATCCGGTGTGCCAACATATCTATACACAACATCTGCAAGATTCCATGGATTACCTATATCGCTTAAACTTGCATAGTAGTCAAGATAAGAACCTTGATAGGTATTTGCTGTACTACCTGGATATTTCTTTTGTACTAGGGAATTATCAGTCCAAGTACCATTTTCCCATGTTGCTACGTACATCCAAACGTGTTGATAACCACCATGATTATTACCCATTGCAATATCCCCTGGTAATATCTTATCGCCTTTTGGTACTTGTTTCCACTTACCATCTCCACCACCATTTACTAGGTAGCCAGTAATACTCCCTTTTCCACCACTAAATAGTTCAAAACCACCTAATGTCATTGGAAAATTATCGTCAGCGCCACTCCATAATACTGCCATTGAAGTTGTTAAGTCACAGGATGCATAGAATGGTAAAGACCATGTTACTGTATTTCTCTTACCATCGGATTTAAGTTCTTGTGCAGTTTGTACAATCTTTGGAACTTTATCTAAAAATGTTCCTACTGTATAATTGGAGTTTGTAGCATAAGCTTCTACATCACCAAAACCATTGGCTGACCAATTAATCTTACTTCCACCAACTGTTTCATCTGTTGTGGCTAGGGAAATTGCAGCCTCTGCGATACTACTATTATTACCACCTACCGAACCAAATCCTTTACAATATTGTTGGTATTGTTCTGTTGATTTTACTTCATCACTTGCTTTTGCATCACAGTAGAAATGTGGACTAGAACCAACTGTCTGACCAATTGCAATTAAATAAAATGAAATATTTAATACAATCAACCCAATAGGAACTAATCCTATTAACATCATAGTAAGTCTACCGGCACCCTTAGCCCAAGTAACAAATGAGATTAATTTCCTATTTGTCATTATCTTCCAATGTTTAAAATCTTTTTGAAAGTTTTTCTTATATGTATTTACAGTGTGTGTAACTCTACCACGGATTCTTTTAGTAAACTTACTCATTTTGGAAGTAGTCTAATATTTCTTTCTTTTCTTTTGTTGTAAGTGTGGTAGATAATTCTTTTATATAATCTTGAATTTCTTTAGTAGATGCTTTAATTGAGAATGTTGAATCTTCTCCTTCAATTCTTCCATCTATATCAATCCAACTCATGTTATCACTCTTTTCAACCACTGTTATATTAGCAGTTTCTAATACATGACGACATCTTCTTTTTCCAACATTTTCTTCGCTTGCAGAACATTCAGAGCAACCACCATCAATTAGTGGTCGAATGTATTTAATCTTTCCCATTTTGCACCTCCCCATCTCTCATTAGCACATAGTATGTAAAGGCAATAATAGGCATAAACATGGCAATGTATGTATAAATCTGGTCATGACCGTGAATTTCATTGTAGGATGCATAAATGTGTTTAGAGATGTTTAATGCATAAATCAATAACACAAACATAATAGCAAAATATGCTAGGATGCTAAACAGTACAAAACTTCCGTAAGTTGGACTGCTGTCTGTAACTGCCTTGAATAATGCACCACCACAAACAATCAATAATAATACTGTTAATACTATAACAACTATTGAAAGTATTACACTCTTTCTACCCCACTCTGGTGCTTTTGCCACGTCTCTCGCAAAGATATATTGACCATAAATAGGAATTAATCCTTTCCAAAAAGGAACTCCATGTCGTTCTAAAACAATGCATTGTAAAACTGTTACTATAACAGCTAATGCATTTACTATAATACGTGTTTCTCCACTCATAAATGTTTACCTCTCTTATAGACTTCCTTTAATTACCCATGTCTTATCGGACTTAGCAACGAGTAAATATGTAGAAGTTGTATATGTGAAACCATCCTTTGTAATTATTGTATAAGTTACTTTTGCATTATAACCTAACTTATTTGGTTTTTGATACATCTTGAAATCGTTTACACTACTAAACTTCGCACCATAGTTATTGAAAGTTAAATAGTTCAAGAAATCTTGTGAAGTATCTCTTCCCTCGAATAAATCTTCTAATGTCTTTGTAACCTTAATCTTAGCAGATTCCATGACATCCTTACTTTCTAATTCACCACTAAATGCAAGCAATTCATTCTCTTTAACTTCTGGGGTATCAATTCTATTTAATGTGTATAGAGATAACTGTTCCACAGGTCTATACCCACTTACAGTTCTTTGATTTTGGTCATTATAGTTACTATAATACTCAATAGGTAGGTAGAATGTATATCTACTCTTTTCAGTGTGTCCTGCAGTAACTACATTACCTGAACTATCTTTACTGTCTTTATGTTTCACTGTAATATCCACAGAAAAGTATGTTCTGATTACATTAGAATTGATTGGAATTGTAGCATCAATAGATAGTGAATCTAATTCTGGAGTTAGACTTTCTACATCACCATCCTTTAATGATGTACCCTTATTAAACCATGTATCAAAGTTTTGTCTAATATATCCCTCTAATCCTGCTGTAGGGAATTGATTAACTGTTTGATTAATAACTTCCTGTACATCTCTTGGAGTTAATTGATGTTTGAAGAATGTATTAAATGTTCCCCATAAAAAGAATATTGTAGCGAATACCCCAAGTGAAATCTTTACAATTAGCTTATTCTTTTTCTTTTTTCTTTCTAATGCTAATAATTTACTATTTCTGATTGCTTCTCTCTTTTGTACTTCCTCAGCAATCTCTGTCATTCTTTGACTTTCTTCTTTTGCAAGTTCTTCTGGTGTCTTGCCTAAAACAAATTTCATACTTTATCTAGTCTCCTTATTTTTCACAAGATGTTAGTTCTAAAGCCTCCCAACCAACGTCAAGGTCTCTTGTACTGCGAGGTATAATAAAAGAGAGGGGTACTAACCCTCTCCAGTATTATCAATTACTTACTACTATTCTTTTTGAGAAATAGTACCATTCCCACACCTGCAAGTGCTACAAAACTTAATCCTAACCATAAGATTGGATTTGTTTCTACACCTGTTGGAGGAATAATAATAGCCTCATCAAGTACAGTAATCTTAATTAAGTCTACACCTAATGTATCCTTACCTGTTAACTTAACAGGATACTTTTCAGTAGAGATTTCATATCCTTCAGGAGCCTTAGTTTCCATAACGTAAGTACCTTCATTCGCTACTGTATATACAACATTCATTTCAAGTTCGCCATTTTCGTCTGTAACTCCAATAGCATCTTTACCATTAATGTCTTTATATACTGAGCCATCCTTATTGAAAAGTGTAAATTCTGCACCCTTTAAGAAGTGCTTGATGTTATCCTTATCAGCCTTAGCAATCTGTAACTTCAACTTCATTGTAACATCAAATGTCTGTGATTCATCGTTGATGTCAGCATGGATACCAACTTCAATACCATTTTCATCCTTAACAGATTCAAATGCTACAATACGTCTACCTGCAACTAATGTCGCATTGAATGTAAATGGAACTTCAACCTTACCATTTGTTTCAGTAGCAGTAAATTCTACTGTCTTTGTAATTGGCTGACCATCTACTAAGATTGGTAATCCTGTTTCCTTATTCATAAGTGTACCAGTAGCAGTATATTTCTTACCAACTTCTAGTCCAAAGTATGAAATAGTATCAATAACAGTTTGTTCTGTCTTAGTACCATCAATAATGTTATCTCCATCCACACTATCTTTGATTGTAGTACGAATCTTAGTTACCTTAACTGTCTGGTCTTTATCTTCACGAACCTTGTGAGCAACTCCGTATTCTGGATTTTCAATGCTTACTAATTCTTCGTAGAAAACTAATTCTTTATCACCATACTTAGTTGTATCTACTTCAACAACTGTCTTTAATTCACCGTTGTAATCTGTAACATCAACTTCCTGTGTATTGTTATAAACAATTTCATCTTCTGCTTCTGTTGTACCCTTAGCAACTAATGTTGTGATATAGTTGTACTTACCTAAACGTACATTTTCATAGTTAGCAACATCTTCTAACTTAACTAAGCCTTCCTTAACTAACTTACTACCTGTACCAAATTCATGTGCATGAGTTCCTAACTTCGGTTCTTTTTCCTTATCAGAAACTGTTACATCAGTAGTCTTACCGTGTTCGATGGCAAATTCTACATCTTCGGCAGTATAATAGTTCTTTGGTGCTTCGATTTCTCTAACAGCATAATTACCTGCTTGTAACATATTTGTCCAACCAGTAAATGCACCATTTTTGTCGGACGTAAATGTGAAGTTAGATTCACCACCGGCAGGGATTACTTCTAAATCTTCATCATTTTCATTCTTTAATACTACATCGTAATTGTTCTTATTAACAATCTTAAACTTAGCACCTTCTAATGCCTTGCTAGTCTTGCTATCAACCTTAGCCACATTGAATTGACCACGAGATACACCTTCTTCGATTGTGTATTCATTACCACCTGCAAGTTGTGGAATACCTTGTAAATCTTCTGTAATATTGAACAGAGCGATTCCACCAGAAACTTCTGTACCAGATTGACTTAGTGTCTTGTGTTCAAGAGTGTATCCATCTGGGGCTTTTGTTTCCTCAATAGTTATAGTTCCTAATGGTAATGTTGGAACACCTGTATTAGGCTCAATATAAAAGTCATCGCCAGATACTTTCCATTCGGCACGTAAACCTGTAATATATCTACCATTGATATTAACCGTCTTAATTACCCAAGTTCTTGTTGCATGTTCAGGTAATGTATCTTTAGTGTACTGACCGGCATAATACTTAACAGTAAATTCTGCACCTTCAAGAGAAGCAGGGTTTTCTACCTTATCTGCAGATTTCTTAGTTAACTTAATAGCTACAGGGTCATTCATTGGCATATCAGTTGAACGTACATACCAACCATCAGCGGCTGTGGCTAAAGAAGAAACCGTATAAATCTTTGAGTCTAAAGCAAATCCTTTAGGTGCTTTTAACTCCTTGACATAAAGGTTATCACCTGCATTAACTGTAATATTCATTAATGCCCCCACACCATTAGCATCTGTTGTGATTTCTCCAACCTTATCTGTTGTTGCAGTAGAATCACGGAATACACCATATACTGCACCTGATAAATCCTGTGCATAGCATTGATTGTTCTTTGTAATTTCTGGATTACCATTTGATTTTTCTACACGTACATACATCTGTACTGCACGAGGAGCTGTCTTGATTACCCATGTACCTGCACAACGTTGATAAGGAACTGTTCCTAATTGAGCGTTCCAGCCTGTGGCCTCTTCATTTGTTCCAGGTTTTAAGTAATGTGGTACATCAATAGATAATGTAACCGTTCCATCTGGTGCAACACTAGTTACAGTAGCATTATAGACATATTCTGCCTTTCTACCTAATGACCAAGCATTGATATTTGTTAAACCAACATAACCATGTTCTTGGCACGATACATATTGTGAACCAATAATCTGGTCTGATACTTGTGCTAATAAACCGGTAACTGCATCTACATAGAAAGTTTGACTTCCTACGTCTGGGTTTGTATTGCTTGTACCAAATGTACCACTGAATGTATCACCTACTGCTAAACTATTTACATCCCCTGTTGAACGCTTTTTACGTGAGTGTGTTTGACTAACTCCACCAACGATTGATACGTATGCAGTATTCTCATTTGTTTG